TAATCGACGGTTTTTTGGCAGGCTTCCAGCGTGTTGTCTTCAGGGTCCGGGTACGTAGAAATGTCGATCGGCATTCGAATCGTTACATCCGCAACAACCCATTTTTCCTGCGGAAAGTAATGCTTCTCCTTTCTCCGATCGGGGCGGCTGGTCACCAATCGACCTCCTCGTGCTCCTGCGGCATAAAAGCGAGAAATCGTTCGATGTGGTCCTGATCACGCAAAATCAGTTCGAGATCGTCATACCGCTTTTTCTGTTTGTTGCGGCCCATGTGGAAATCGGAGCGGGCACAGCCTTCAATCGCGAGTTTGCAATCCTCGACGCCGTAGTCGTAGATAGCGCTCGCAACTTTGAGACGGCGTTTCTCGTCGAGTGCGGGAACCCGTTTCTTTCCGGGTCGCATCACGGAGATCCAGTGTTCGTAAACTTCCAGAATTTCTTGTTCTGGGACGCCCGCTGCTTTCCGCCGCTGTTGCTGTTTCAGGCGGGATTCTCCACGAGTTTTCTTCTCGGGCTCTGACATTAGTTTCAGTATATCCACAGTCTTGGGGTTTCCACCACCGTTGAAGCAAGAGATCTAACAAATTTTTGTTTCAACGGTCTCCTCATGAAGAAGAGACAGAACTTTGGTTGAACACTTTGGAGGGGGTCCGGGGGAACCTTTCGATTTGCTCCCCGGGGCTTTTCGGGCAGGCTTGCGCCCACTCGACCCTTGGTGGCAAGTGTTACGCAGGTTTTGGGTTGAACCGGTTCAGGTTGTGATTTGACATTACATGATGGGGGCGGTTCGCGCAACCACCTTTCGTGGACATCTTGTACACGGGGTCCCCCGAACGTGTGTTCGCCTGTGGTATCGTTGAGTTTAGCCGCCCAGCGCGGTTCTGGGGTTGAGCCCGGTCGGAGTGTTTGCAGGTGTCACTCGGGCCGGGCTCCCTCGCTTTCCACCACCGTAAGGTGCTAGCACGCGTGGCGTGTTCTGCTCTACTCCTCGGCGTCTTGGTCGTACGGGAACTGGTCGTACTTCCGGGGCTGCGGGTTACTGGTTGTGTCGAGTAAGTGATCAAACTCGTCCCAGCCCCGTTGCGCGCTATCCGCCTCGATGAGATCCACAGCAAGCGAATTTAAATAAAGTTCCCAGCGCCGCTGCCGGGCGTGCTCGTCGGTATACCGATCCGTATACTCAGCAATCTTACGGGTAATAAGTTCGTCGGAAACGGCACCGATCAACACTTTCGGATTCGCCGAAGGAAAAACAACGGGGCCGTCCTCCCGGAGGGCCTCGAACGGATAATGCAACATTTTCACTACCCGGCGGCCGTCTCCGCCAACAAACAGGAGTTCTTTCGCTTCAGCCTCAAGTTGCGTGGCGTCAATCTCCTGCTGGAATGCAGCGGCCATCCGGTCAAGTTGTTCTTTTTGCTGATCTGTGAGCCCCTCGATGAACTCGAACATTTCGTTGAGGGATTCCCAGTCGAATTCTTGGCTTTCGTCGCTCATAGACGTCCCTTTCCACCACCGTAACGAGGAGAAAGTCGAACATTTTGTTTACGTTGGAGCAATTGGATCTCCCCGCAACTATTGTAGTTCATATGAATAATCGCGACAGATTCATCATGTACATCACCGCTTTGACGCAGTTCATGTACCGAGAAGGACATCCGGACGTCCCGGCCATCCACGTCGAGATCCTCGATGGGCAGGAAGTCAAACTTGGTTCGTGGGTTGGTTACGTGCGGCAAAGGTACCGGCAAGGCCTCCTCCCCGACGAACGGTTCGAGGCTTTGAGCCTGATCCCCGGATGGCAATGGGGTCCGTTGAAGCCGGGCCCGAAGTCGCAGCACGAACGCAACAAGCGAATCCTTGAGGAGCGCCGAGCGGGGCGTAGCCTTCAGCAGATCGCCGACGTCCACGGGTTGACCAGACAGCGAATCCATCAGATCATCACCACAGAGGCGGTCCCCGTTGACTGAGTTAGGAAAAACGACGTTTTCGGCGGCCGCCGCCGGGTTCTGCATCACGGTGTTCGTACACACCGGATTGTTTTGGGTGGCAGCGCGAGTCGTCGACAGCAGCGAGTTAGCCCCGAACAATTTGGAGTGGCGTGAATGCGCCGTCTTGTCGGCCGCTTTCGTGATTTCGAAGGTGTGGATGTCGGCCATCACACAGAGGGCATAGCCCTCCGGAGGGGCGAAAGGCGCAACCCCTCCGGAGAGCCGATCAGGAAGCAAGCGCATAGCGCAAGAGGTGTGGCCATGCCGTGGTCGGCACGGTCTGCTTCTTGCCTTGCGACATTGCTTTGAAGGCGGTCACGGCCTGCTCCAGCGTTTCGTAAACGAGGATGCCGTGCTTCTTCGCATATTTGGCGCACTGGCGAGTCAACATGTCGGAGAACCCGTCGTTGACACCGGACACGCCTCCGTCGGTGACCCACACGATCGGTTCGTTGCCCTTGCGACGTTTCATCGCCCATTCCAGTGCAGGAAGGTCGACACCGTTGCCAGCGCACATGTCGAAGTCGTCGGTGAACACCTTGCCGTCCTCTGCGAGAACCCATGCGTTGTCGCCACCTTCACGATTCCATGAGTAGGCGAGAACGGTGGCACCGGGAGCCTTCTCCACGATGGTGCGGATTTGGTCGCGAGTCCATGACATGGAACCGGACACGTCCAGCACGACGATGCCTCCGAGTCCACGAACCTTGCGGTCGAAGACACGTTTCTGTGGGTCGGTGAGTAGGCGAGAGATGCGACGAGGGTTGCGACCGGCGTTCGTGGCGACACGCTTCTTGCCCATGTGGCCGGTGTTGACCGTGGTCATGTTGAGTTTGCCGATTTGCAGTTCGCCCCATTCTGGAATGTGGCCATTGCCCATGGCGAGACGGTCGGGTTCTTTCGCTTTCAGGTTCTCTTCGAACGATTGACGTTCCGATTCGTAGGTGCCATGGCCGACGTGCTTGTCGTCCTTACCGGTCGGCTTGTCACCTTCCGATGATTCGTCGTCGCCGTCGGGTTCGGGTGGAGGGTCACCGGCGATGCGGTCAATCCACTCTGCCAGAGCCTCCGTGTATTTGAACCCGTATGGGTACAGGCCGGTCTTCTCGTCGACTGCGGTCGACGCAAGGTGATCGGTGCTGTACGGCATTGAGTTCGCCAGAGTCTTCTCTGCCCGAGTTTGAATGTATTTGAGGTACTTGCCCCAATCACGGTTATGGCGACGGATGCCGGTCAGGTACTTCTTTGCCGAAGCCGTTCCAGCGGTCGCCACAGCGAACAGGACAGCGTTGCGCCAATCGCCTTGCATGGCGAGACGTTCGCCGTCGGCGGTTTCGCCGTCGTCGGACAGGTGCGCCTTCATGTTGAATCCGGCACGCTGGCACAGCATGTTGACCCGAAGTTCCTCACAGACACGCAGAGCGTCCTCTGAGGCGATTCCACGGTCAATCCACGCCTTCCAGTCGTCGGCAGGCGACACCTTGGCGTGCATCATTTCGTGCGCACGGATGCAACGAGACGATTCGGTGTCGTCGGTCGGGATGACGATCTTGCGATCGACGATGTTCGTGTGGGGAAGCCCACGCTTAGGTGCGCACTCCCCTACATCCCACACACCGGATTCGGTGTCGTTGCGAGTCAGGATTTCCGGTTCTACTGAGGTGGTCATGCCACCGCTTCGATCTTCATGGCGTCCAGAATCGATTCCGCACGGTCACCGAAGATGATCTTCGATGCGTCCTCAGCGCCGATGGTCTTGCGCATCTGATCGAACGTCATGAACGCACGGAGCGACACACGACGTTCACCGGCATCGCACAGGTTCTTGGCGATACCACGGAGGTCGTAGGAAAGGCGTTCCAGAGCGTCCGGATGTGGTTCGTTGATGCGAATCTTGACAGGGAAGCGGTCGGTCAGCGCCGGAGGAAGGTCTTCCATGTCTTCGATGTTGGTCGTCATGACAGCGGAGAAACCGGGCTTCGGACGGAACATCTGGCCGGTCTCCGGATGCGACCACTCAGCGGACTCTTCGGAGTCAAGGATGGAGAGCAGAGTTGCTTCCACGTCGCCACCGGCCTTGTCGATTTCGTCGACGACGAGACGACCGCCGGTCATGCCGTCGCCGTTCCACGCCTTGATGCCAGCGCCGTACATCCACTGGAACGAACCGTCGGACGCAGGGAGGAACCCTCCGGTCACGTCCAGATTGGTCATGTCCTCAGTGCAGATGAGACGGAACGCTCCAGCGGAGACGTTGCCCATGCGCAGACCAGCGTAGGTCTTGCCGGTGCCGGGAGGGCCGTAGAGCAGGACACGGTTGACACCGGAGTCCAGTGCTTGCTGGAAGTGCTTCCAGCAGGTTGGGAGGGTTACTGTTTCTTCGTTCACGTCGGTGCCTTTCTGTAGTAGTGACGTGGTGACAGGTTCTATTGAATACCTTATTCGGGATTATGACAACGCCGGTCAGGAAATTTCTTCCGAATCCTTGACAGCGTGGAGGCATGGGGCTTCCCGAACTTCGAGGTCGGGGATTAGGTAGCACCCGAAGATGGCGACCTTGTAGGCAAACTCGGGCTTCAAGCGCTTGCGGTAGTCGTTAGCGCAGACGAGAGCCTCGTCGATCGTTTCGTACCATGCGTCGAACGTCGTCGACCCATCGTCCCCTACGATACATACCCTATAGGGCTTACCTAGTTCGGACTGCTCAACGTCGTACTTCGTTGCATCTGCGTAAGTGGTCATATCTGCAGTGTGGGGCTTATTCCCCCAACCAGCAACGTGCTGCCCAGATTTATCTGGAAATTGTTTCGGCGGGCCCGGGGCTAGAACACCCGCTGCTGCTCTTCCGCCGCTTCATACAAGCCATTCTTGACCTTCTTGTAGCGAGGAGACGTCTTCACGTACTTCATCACCGAAGCGTACGAAAGCCCCGAGATCTCCGACATCACGTCCGGGGTGATTTGTTCGAGGGGATGCTCGAAAGCCCACATGTCTAACGACCTATAGCGGTCAGCGATCTTCTTCTTCGGTTTGTCCGGGGCCTCGACAGCCTCGTCTTCCGTGCAGAACTTCTCGATGACCTCGTCGGAGACGTCCCCGGGAATGCCGTAGTTGGAGAGGAGGGCTTTCGCCGAGCCCCGACCATCCCAATACGACAGTACGTACAAGGCGTGAATGACTTTTGATGCGCGCCAACGTTCATCCTGCGGCAAGGGCCCACCGAATCCGATAGATCCGTACTTTTTCTTCAGGGCTTCCCACTGCCGGTCGTTCTCAACCCGGATGATCGTGTCGTTGATCTCGTGCTTTAGTGGCATTTTTTCATTTTCTGCTAGTAGATGTCTCGAAGTCTTGCTGCTGGGGGATTCCAATGATGGACCTTATTGTACGACGCCGCAACCATTTGCGAAAAAAAATTTCGGGACTGCTCTGGTAAACTATAGGGGATACGGAGGTAACGCATATGCGTAAACGATCAGGTCAACCAAACGAGTTCGGTGTCTTTGTTCCGGGCGAGGCCGCAGCGGCCCCAGCCCCGGCTCCTGCTCCCGAGCCCGCAGACGACGGGTTCAAAGCGGATGCCCGTGACGGCGATGGCGACGGAATGGTTCAAGACGGCACCAAACACGAGCGGCCAGCACCCAAGCGCACCAAAAAGCGTGGCAAGTAGGGGTTTCCCCCACCGTAGAGGGTAAAGACCCCTCAGGTGGGCCCCTCTTGCTACCGGGGGGCGCGGACCACTCATAACCGAGTTGCGGGGCTACGGCCTAACCCCCCGGAGTTGTGACCGGGGGGTTTCTGCGTTTCTCACTCGGAGTCTTCAGGCTCCCAAGTGTCTTCAAGGACACAAAACATCGTCCAGTTGTAGTGGGATACGATGTCGGCCGCGAAGTGCTGCTCGACTGACGGGTCGTTCCAGTCCCGCACGAGTGCTTCGAGAACGAAGGTCGGCAGGACATCAAGGGGAGATTCGTCGTCGATGTTGACGGAGGCGGGCAGGGTGTCTTTGTTGGAGTAGAGCACCCATCCGATCTCTCGAACGAAGTCTTTTTCGGTAAGTTCCATGTCACCCCCCCTCAACGGTTTCGGTTACTTGTGGTCAGTACCTTGTAGTTGCCAGAAGTATTGGAATGAGTCCATGACACGCACCTCGTTGAAGATGTCGGTAGGGTCGTCGCCCCACGACATGCCTCCGGTGACGTACCACTTCTTCTCGCCGTCGGAGAACCACGAGCCCTCCCGGGAATCCCCGTAACAGGTTTTGATTGCGTCGTTTACCCGTTCGGCGACGTACTGGTAGAACTTGGAGCGATCCTCGTCGGTGACGAGTTCACCCGCGTAGTCCTCCTTCCAGTAGTGGAGGGTTTCGGATTCTTCGACGTAGGCATCGATGGCCCCGTCGTCCATTTCGCCGAGCAAGTCGTACCAGTATTGTTCTGGCTTGGTGATTTCGGCGACTGCCATTAGAAAGTCTGCGCCCATGTCAGCCCTCCTCGGCTTTCATTGTTTTGTCGTGCTTCATGTCGGCGATGGCGTTCTGGATGACTTCCCACCCTTGCTCACACATCCACTCCTCCATAAACTTGTTCCAAGTACGACTGTTCACGATGGCGTCGATATCGTCATCGATGCCCTCGTAGGTGTCGTCCCCTTCGTCGTAGTCACCGTCGAAGTGGTCGGAGAGGAGTGCGGAGTGAACGTCCCCTACGCAGAACATGGTGCCCGCCCAGTCGAACTTGGCTTTCATGGCGTGGAGAATCCGAAAAGCGTCTATCTCGTTGTCTAGCCCTTCGATGAACTTGTCGGCGTCGTTGGCGGTCATGGCATCAGGCTATGTCTTATTGTGTCAAACCACAACTTCTTCGGAGGATTTGTTGACAACTATGTTGTCCCACCCGAAGTGCGCCTTCATCGTTTCCAGAACAGTGAAGGCGTGGTCTTCGCTGAGGTCCCGCATGTAGTTGTCGATCAGGTCTTGAGCCATGTCAGCCCGAACCTGCTTTGCTTTACGTGTCATGCCAGTCGTCCTCCTCGTCGTCGGGGTCGTCGGCGAACTGCTCGACGATCTGAACGAAACCGGCGTTGGGATCTTCGGGGTTGTGGCGAACACCGCTCACGAAGCGAAGGAAGCACGAGTCCTCCCACCACTTCACGATGGTCGCCATCATTACGTCGGAGTCGGCACGAACAATCTGCTCGTAGTTCTCAGCGAACCATGTCGCTTCTACCTCGTCGAGTGCGAGATAGATTTTGTGGCATCCATCCCATGCGATGAGGTAGGCGTCGTCGATGTAGTCAGCGACGGGTTCGAGAACGGGGGGAATGCCCAGATAACGGTAGTGGTCGTCAAGTGCTGTGGTCATATCACCCATTGTGGGGCTTATTGGGCGCACCCACAACTTCTTCCCCATAAATATGGACAGAAATACCCATGATTTCACCCAAGTCGATGAGGGCTTCACCGAGGTCGCCACACAGGTCGATGGTGTCGTCGATAGTCCCGTTGTCGTCCATCCAGTCAAGGTATTGGAGGATGAGGTCTTCGCAACGGCCACGAACCATGAAGTAGTCGGGGTTATCACGCCAGCGTGACTTCCGTGGAGCCATCACGCACCCACTTTCAGTTCGAGCGACTGGAACGCCAACACCTCACGCTCGTCAATGGCATTGTGGATAGCGTCGGTGTAGTCCTCCCACGCCTCCTGCCACTCATCGGAACCGCAGTCGTCGATGGCGTTCAGTTTCTCGGCCTGCTTGTCCAGCAGAGGGATGACGGAATACTCGAAGTACCCGTTGTAGGTCTGGTCACCGGCAAGGTACGCCTCAGCCCCGGCGAAGCACATGCCGTCTTCTTGGTACGTCATCAGGGCAGAGACAGGGTGTTGACCCGTGATGTACTCAATGAGTTCTGAGGGTGGCGACCACGCAGAATCACCGTTGACATGGAGTGTCCACAGGGTGCTGTGGAAAGATTCGCAGACGGAGTGGTTCTGGATGGACGGAGGCCATTTCGTGCCCCAGTTCTGGATACACCAGCCGTACCATGTCTCGAAGCCGTACTTCTCTTTGTTGGCTTCTTTCTGGGCGACCCACTTGTCGTGTTCGGGGTCGTCCTCACGCATGTAGCCGGACATGATGTTCAGGTCTTCGGGGAGAGGGTGGATCAGGGTCAGGTCGTGGATTCCGTCGGAGTTCCACGATTCGTGCTGATCGTCTTTGGGCAAGGTAATGGCCTTGTCCAGTTCCTTGATGGCTTCTTCCGTGCCGTAGAAGGTCACGCTGTAGGAGCACCAGTTAGGCATAGTATTCACCGTCCTTGTGGGTAGTAAGTGGTAGACAGATATGATCTTAGGGCTTATTCAGCCCTTCCCCAACGTGGAGGCAGAACAATCTCTACCCCCACGTTGGGATTTGGGAAGTCAGGACTTCTTGACGGCCTTCTTGCGCCCGACGTTCGAGCGCGTCTTGACCGGCTTGTCGTGGAAACGAACCCAGACGCCGAAAGTCCCGTTGGTGTTCTTGCGGGTGACGATTTCCATGTTGGGGAAATAGTTCCGACGAACGATGTACAGGTACGAGATGTTCTTCTGCGACTTGGTGAGTCGAAGCCATTCACCTCGATGGTTGGTGTCGCACTCCGTGAGGAATGCGCGAAGCCCGTTGTTGATACGGCCCTGCGTGCTAGCAGGCGGGGCTTCCTTGATGATGCGGTAAGGCATAGCAGGTGTTTCTTTCTGCGTCACTTGATGGTGGCGCGGTTGATGATGGCACGAACCTCATCAGCAAGGTTCGTGTGGGTTTCCTCCACTGGCTCAACAACCGGTGCAGGGATCTCGGGGACAACAGTCCCGGCCTCGGCGTCCAGAGCGTCGGTCACCGTCGGGTTTCCAAGCGCCGGAGTCGAAGCAGGCTTTGCAGGGTCAAGGGCAATGGTGAGGTTCTTGCGTTCCACCCACTGCTTACCCATGCCGTCGCGTGGCGATACGAGAAGGTCGAGATGACCAAACCGTGTTCGAGCGTCCTTGATGACGACTCCAACGGTCAGGTTGTCTGTGGCTTTGTAAGCCGCATTGAGGCCAATGTAGGCGTCAAGGTCGACTTTACCGTCTTCCGTCCGTGCCACGAGCGTCGCCTGTGGGGACGCTGTGTCTACGATGTGCATAAGCACCTCTTTCTCCGCAGGTGTGCGGTGTTTAGTAGTAGGGATGACAATGTATCCCTTATTGGTCGACGTCCCAACATGGACGTCAGAATTTATTCGTTTCCACCACCGTGAAGCGTTGAGAGCGACTCATGGAGAGCCTCCCGACACACACGGCCGAGGTCGTACGCCATTGATCGATCGGACTCAGGCTCGTCGGCGTACAGCGTGCTGGCAGCCCCGAGCCCTTCGGCAAACCCTTGCGAGAACGCCAGCGGGTGACGGCTGATGAGGTCAACCATTTCCGCTTCGGCGTCGACCGGCGGGGCTCCATTGATGTCGATGGTGGTGGCGAGGTCGGTCATAACTTCGCCAACCATTTGGATTGGGGCATGAGGCCGTCGCCGAAGAACTGTTCGAGGGCTTCGTCGGTACCGCAGTCCGAGCAGATTTCGGTCTTGTTGTCGGTGCGTGACAGAGCCCCGGGGTATGCGCCCGGCATGGCGTCGTTGGGGATGAAGCCCCCACAACGGGGGCAGGTGGGTGTGGTCATGCCGTCACTCCTTCCTTGTTGAGGGTCTTGCGAGCCGGTAGGAACTCCACGTTGCCGTCAACGTGCTTCGACACCGAGTCGGCGTTGTTGCGGACGTAGGTGGCGAACTTGCCTGCCGAGTCCTGCCCCATGATGGCGAGGTAGAGGTCGGCAATGGCTTCCAGCCCGTCGAACTGGTAGAGGTAGGTGGCCTCTGGGTTCGACTTGTAGATGATGTGAACGGAGGCCTTGCGACCCGACGAGTAGTCGTTGTCGCCAATGGACAGCCGCTCCAGAGCCGACGAGTCGGCAACGTCGAAGAGGATGGTTGTGGTGATGCCGGTCTTTCCGGCGTGTGTTGCTTTCATGGTTTGTACGATATGGCTTATTCCATACCCCCACAACGTCATCGGCAAGATTTCTTGACAGAATCGGGAAAAATGCCCTCTGGCCTGCGGTTTTGCGGAAATCTTTTTGTCGACGTTGGTGATGATCGTAATAAGCCCTACCATTCATCAGGTAACCACTTGACACCTAGGAAAGGGGAACCACATGGGAGCACGTGCTACCATCACCATCTATCAAGAGGGGCAGGACACGCCACTCAACCTCTACACCCATTGGGAGGGTGGCAACATCTGCCAGACGCTCGCAGAGGGCCTCCAGAAGGCCATACAGGCCGGTCGGCTTGACGACTCGCCATATTGCACCCGTATCATCTTCGACACGCTCACAGGCTTGGAGGGCGGTTCTACGGGCTTCGGGATCATCGTGGGCGACCACGACGATATCAACTACGACTCGCCGGTTCTCGTCTTCGGGAAGGGCGAACCCGTTGTCCACTACGGCTCGCTCACCATTGAGGCTCGCAAGTGGGCAGACATGTTCGCCCCCACGAAGGCCGAAGGCGTCACGGTGGTCGTCTGATGGGCGCAGAAGCATTCCAGACCTCAGCGAAGGCCGACTCGTTCCGTGAGGCGGTCGACAAGGCCACCGCCGACGCTCTCTACTGGTATGGTCACGGTGGCTACACCGGCACGATCGCAGAGAAGGACGGGGCTGTCGAATACACGATTCCTTGGGAAAAACTCGGTGTGGACGAATCCTCACACCCACAGTTTGCTATCGACATGGTTCAGGCTGCTTGTAACGGGTATCACAACTGGGCAACAGAGACAGAAAAGGGGCTTGCCTCGCTGTTCTCCGAAGTCATGGGTGAGTCAAAGTTCGCAGAGATGGCCTCTCTACATGATGATAAGTGGGGGTCGGCTGTCGGGTTCAAACTTCCCAACGGCGAGTACGGCTTCTGTGGGTGGGCGTCAACGTGATCGCCAAGGTTGGCGACCGTGTACGCCTTATCCATTGTAGTGATCCATACACTCGGATTCGCAGCGGGACTCTGGGAACCGTCCGTTTCATAGATGACATGGGCACCGTTCATGTCAAATGGGACGACGGCTCCTCCCTCGGAATGATTGAGGGCGAGGACTCTTGGTGTTTCGAGGAGAACTGACATGACAACGAAAAGCATCAAACCCACACCCTTGTAAGTGCTACTTACCTTGTAAGTGTTACTTATCAGACTGCCAAGTAACACTTACACCAGACAACCCGTTGAACTCATCGACGAGAAAGAAGACAGCATTTGATAAACGAAACCTTCACGAACGCAGCGGGGCTCAAGTACGGCCACGAATGCGTCATCTTCGGAGAAGATCGCTCCGATATCCGCATGTGGCTGCTTGGCATCCGCTTGGGGAACGGCATTGAGGCGAACATCCGGCGTGATGTGGACGACAACCAGCAAGGCGTGATGCTCCTCAAAGCCCCGAATCCCTTCGACGAGCACGAACGGATCGTCACCAAGACCACCCTGCCGTTCCATAAGGCACGCAACATCATCCGGTCGGGTCAGCACGGCTCCGTGTCACCCACTCAATTGATGCGCGATTTGGTTTGCATCATTACCGGTGAGCGGAACGTTGTGTGGGCCGAGCATTACTGTGGTGTTGGGGTTTTGCCCGCTGATTGCGAGTTTTGCCGGGACTTAGATGTCCTGATGGACATTGAGTACCATGAGTTCTCCGAGGAAGACCCTGCGGAAGAAATCGTGTGGCCTGACTGACCCTTTCCGCCACCGTGTTGCTTAGCGCGTGTGTTTTGTCCGGGCCCAGAGCCCCGTGATGGGGTTGGGGTGTGTGTGTTGGTTTCGCGCAGGCCGGGGCTGCGAGCCCAGAGCCCTCGTGGGTGTCAAAAAAATCTGAAGAACGGGTTGCGGCTGTCACCCATAAGCCCTAGTCTTTGGAGTGTAACTATCCGCCCACCTACTAGGAGGCACATCATGGGCATGGACGTTTATGGCAAGGCGGCTTCTGCCGAGCACGGCCAATACTTCCGCAACAACGTCTGGTACTGGCGTCCCCTCTGGGGCTACATCTGCACCGAGTTCCCCGAACTGGCTGGCGATGACCCCGAGATGGGTCACTACAACGACGGCTACGGGTTGGACGCTGACGAAGCAACTCGTCTGGGTCACGCTCTGCTGGACGCTGTAGAGTCGGGCAAGACCGAGCAGTTTCGGCTGGATTACCTGAAGGAACTGGCAGAACTGCCTCGTACCGACTGCCCACATTGTGAGGCGACTGGTATCCGCTCCGACGATATCGGTCGTGAGATGGGGATGCCCGACAAGGCTCTCAAGCCAGAAATCGCATCTCTTACCGGTCGTGAGTTCGGCTGGTGCAACGGCTGTGACGGCATCGGCACGCAAGAGCACTTTGCTCACTCGTACCCGTTCGACGTTGAGAACGTCAAGGAGTTTGGCGAGTTTCTGCTGGCTTCTGGCGGTTTCGAGATTTGCTGATGGGGCTTTTCGGAGGCTTCATCGTCTATTCGTTCGGCAAACGTCGTGGTCGCAAGCAAGCGACCCGGCGGCTTGCCCAACAGCACGGGGCTCAACCGGAGCCCCTCGGACCACAGGACTGCATCCATTACTGGTCGTTCTGCAAGAACTACGGGTCGTGTGACGGCATGGCCTGTGAGATAGGAGAGTAAATGTTCCGTCGAAAGAAAAAAGACCCGCCGGAGGTGCTGGTGTCATTCGTTCACGATTACCGCGTGTTCGGACGTTCGAGCCCCGAGTTTTACGCCTACTCGTCACATGAGAAGGTCGCCGAGGTTTCGGATGGCGAGTCAACCATCTACGTCTTCTGTGACGGGGAGATGCGCTACGAAATGGCCGACGGCGAAATCCGTGATGTCACGCCTGAAGATTTGATGGCGGCGGGGCTCACGGCGGACGTCCACATCGACAAGGCGCACCAGCAGGGTCTATTCATGAACAACCCGTGGTTCGATCTGTACGGACAAATGTACGGACAGGACGAGATGGTGTGGTTCGACCGGATTTCGGAAGACTTGGATGAAGCCGTTGAGGAGGCCAAGTCGATGCTGGCGGAGAAAGTTGCCCAGTAGCCCCGGACGGAACCAAAGTCAAGGTATCGTCGCAGGTATCGTGACCAACAAGTTGTTTTCCACCTTTGCCTGCACCTGCGTTGACGAGAATGGCGATCAAGCCAAAGAATGTGACGATTCCTGTTACCCGTGGCAGCGTCTGGATCTCGAAGAAACGTTGCGGGACTGGGTAGCGGCGAATCCGAGCCGGTGGTTTGGGATTTCGAACTTGTCGGTGGTGCAGGAGGACGGTTCGAAAACTCGGGATTCGGGTTATGTGCGCTGCGATTCCGTTGAGGATCTAGTTGATTTCTTGGTGTTGGCGTCGTACTCGTTTTCGATCGACTACGGAGTCCCGTCCGGCGACGAGTGGCATTTCAGTCAGTTGTCGTTGTTGTCGGGGGAGGAGCCGGGCGATTGGCAACCCTGTAAAGTTTTTTACACGATTTCTCGTGACTGAGGTTGGTGTTGCGTCTAATAAGCCATATTGTGGTCTACATGAAAGCACCACGTTTTATCACCGGCTGCACCCCAGAGTGTCAGGACGGAGCCTCATTCGAGGACTTGTGTCCGTATCACCACGATCAGATGGTCAAGTTCTACATCGAACAGGACGCCAAGTTCGACGACACCGAAGCACTCTGGGAGGAAATGGTATGAAGTGCGACTTCTGTGGCGGTCAGACCGACCCCACCTGCGACTACAAGCACGCCCACAAGGGTTGCTACGACCAGTACCAGTACGACCGCGCCCAAGACCACTTGGAGCGTGAAGCCTACTATCAGGAGCAGAACCAATGAAAACACGCTTGACCATCGAAATCGAACTGGACGACGAGGTGCATCGGGACTTCGCCGCGCTCCTCGTCGACATGGCGTTGCGTGATCGTCCGGAGCACGTCCGCAACTGGCAGGTGATTTCCAACGTGGAACAAGACGCTGATACAGTTGAGGTATGAGCGCCCACTACTGCGACGGTTGCGGCAACACGATCTTCGACATCAAGGCGGCTTCCTGCGTACGACTTGCTGAGGTCTGGATCGCCGGGGCTGCCAAGACGTACATCTCCGTTGAGAACGAGAAGTACAAGTACTACCACAAGCCCTGTTTTGAGATCCACAAGAAGAAACAGGCGGGCGGCTGGCAAGAAGAAAGCCTGTTCTAGCCCCCTTTCCCCCACCATCACCCCTCTGTAGCCAAGTTGGTAAGGCAGCGGACTTTTAATCCGAAGATCGCGGGTTCGAGCCCCGCCGGAGGGACACAGCCTCTGATGAGGTACAATGTGTTATGGCTAAAGGCAATCGTGGTCTAGGCGCAGTTGTCGTTGAGACTAAGAAGAAGAAGCGTAAGGGCGTTCACGCCAAGCGCGGATCGTCGTCATCTCCCTCTTCCAAGAACTACCGGAAGAAATACCGGGGCCAAGGACGCCCGTGAGCGACAAGGAGCCACCGAAACCGGAGAAGCCGAAGCCTCCACGACCCACGTTTGTGAACAGGGGCATTGGGCATCGTCCTCCGTGCGCTGGGTGCCGTAAGTAGTCGCTTTCCTCCACCGTGTTCTCTAGGGCAAGCGCTTTTGAGTCCCGTTTGTTTGGTTTCTGGTTTTTTGGCTGCGGCGCTCCGGGTTTGGCTGCGGGGCTGTGGGCCCGGCGGTGGGGTGATTTGGTTAGCGAACACCCGGTCGGGTAAAGAATCGTCATAATTTCTTGTCGGCAGGGGTTGCCCTTGTGCCCAATAAGCCCCATAATGGGGGTAACGGTAAGCAACGAAAGGCATCTCCGTGTACCTCATCCCATTCTTCATCTTCGCCACCGGCGCTCTACTTATGTCGTGGGACATGCATCGTCGATGACCCTCGCCATCCTTGTGGTGGCAGGCGTCATTGCCGTCATCATGGACGAACTCACGAAGAGAGAGGGCTGAAGCCCCGACCCGAGGACGTCGTAAAACTGCTCCGGTGCGGCCTTGATGGTTGTAATAGATAACCGATCCGTAGATAGAACCAACCTCTCCTGAGCATGAGGTGAAACTGCTCGCCACCTCCTACCGAGAAGCCCACCGTCACCCCCCGGCGGTGGGCTTTTTCGTGTTCCCGTTCGGGCGGACCGAAGCATTCGAGCGGCCCCGCATTTCGTCTCCCCCAGTTTTTGGGTTGCGGGGAACCCGGGGCTGAAGACCGCAGCGGCGTCTTCGTATCGAACGTATGTTCGCGTTTCCCGGGAAACTTCAAGATTTCTTTTGACAGAGGTTGTCCTTATGCCGAATAAGGCCCACAATGTACTTATGGAGATGGGAGGAGGTGAGAAATGAAGAAGATCACTCGTTCAGAGTGGGTCTGCGCAGAGTGCGAAGACACGCTGATCTTCGAGGCCGAAGGCCACGGAGGCTCGTGGTGGCACGGCTACTCCTTCGAGGACGTAGCGTGGGAGCACTTCGAAAAGCAAGGTTGGGAAACCGACGGCGGCTTGGAGTACTGCGCCGACCACAAAGACCTCTGCGAGGTCTGAGCGACGACCGCAACAGACAGGGTGGCGACCCACCGCCAAACCCCCCCATCTCCGAACGTCTGTTCGGTCGCAGAAGCCCCATCGCCCATAAGCGGTGGGGTTTTCTGTTGCCTTGACACGCGGGCCCGGGGCTGCAAGACTTGAGAGATGTCCAAGAAGAACCGCACCGAAGTCCTTGATGAAGCCGATCGCCTCGTAAACGGCGACAGGAACGTGGACTACGGCGACCCGATCTCGGATTTCAGGACGACAGCCGATATGTGGTCGGCGTACCTCTCTCGACGACTCGGTAGCCCCGTTTCGCTCGAACCGCACGATGTTGCTGCGATGATGATGTGCCTGAAGATCAGCCGCATCTCGTGGGTGCCGGAAAAGAACGATAACTGGGTAGATTTGGCCGGGTATGCGGCGTGCGGTTGGGACTGCGTGGCGGGGGAGAGCGGCGGGGCTGAAGACATCTCGTCAAGGATTTCTCCTCACAACGTTGATGATGGTGTCAATAAGGGGTACTATTGGGGTTATGAGCAAGACTCCCAAGAAGCAGCCACGCATTCGCGCCAAGTGGACGGACGAAACCAAGTTTGAGTTCTCAACGTCGCGCCTTCGCGCCTATACGTACGCAGACCGCAAAAAGAAGGCCTCCAAAGAGGCGTGTCGCAAAAAGGAGAACTGGTGACGTTTGACGATTGGATTCAGATTGGCATCGACAACAAGTGGTGCGGAGCCCCGGTGTGCTCTACCCACGACGGAACTCCGATCTCTGAGGCAGAGGAAGCCGAATGGGAAGAAGGCGCTGACCCCTGTCACCACATCGTTAGGCTCTATGAGTCCGAAGACGTCGCTGATGCAGTGAACGCACACTTCACCCCCTACAAGTGGCGTTCGCCTTTGGTGTCGTAAGGTTCTCAGCCGAGTATCCTCCAGTCACGGCGGTTGGTTCGAACATGGCCAACAGCCCTCCTACTGGTGAGAGAGAACCTCCCCCGCACGCTAGCCCCGGCTTCAGTCCGGCCCGGGTGAACGGGTTCGCATAATTGCCCTGCGTGTTGGGGGTGAACTCGGCACTTACGAATCGTGTTTCCCCCACCGTGTAAGGAAAAGGCAATGGATCGTCGCTATGAAGTAGAACCGGACTACGAGAATCCGGGGAACTGGCATGTTGTGGACTGGGACGCGGGTGGCGCGAGTACGGGGCTGTCGTTCGTGCGGCGGGAGTTGGCGGAGCGAGCGATGTTCGACCTCGAAGCCCGTCAAGGAAATTCAGAAAATCCTGCCCAATAGGGTTGCGCTTATCCCGAATAAGGACTAAAGTACCACTATGCGCTACGACATCAAGCACAAGTGGCACTCCGACAAGTGGGCGGTCATCGACACGAAGAACCGTGACATGGAAACCGGCTACGAGTTCCGCACCTACAAAGAAGCCCTCGCCCACGCCAAGAAGATGGACAAGGGTCGGGCGTAAGCCCCGGATGGCAGCAGCCAGAAGCGAGAAAAGGGAAGGAAACTGGATGTACCCGTGAGGTTCGACCAATTCATGACCGACGTTGGCCTCATCTACGGCCAGATGTCCTCGAAGGACTCAACGATCCGATATGGACAGGTGTTCTTCAACCACTTGCACGCCGTGAACCCGGGGCTCGCAAACAAGTTGCGGTTCACCGGCCTAGACCCGTTTTACCATCAGAAGGTTTCGCCGGAGTGCGTCACGTTCTGTGCCGAAAACTGGGACTGGGGTAAAGACTCGTGAAGAAAGTGGTTGCACAAGCGCACTAGGTGTGCTAACGTCACAAGTGTCAGGTGCCCCCCGCCTGATAATCAACCCACCAACAAGACCCCACGTTCCTCCTCCCCCAGAGTTGAGCGTGGGGTCTTTTGGTTTCTCGGCTAAGATTGACAGCAGTGAACCTGTACCTAGATACCGACGTACTCGTCATCGACACCCCGTACGACCCACAGCAGGTCGCCGCCATCAAGCGCATCAAAGGCGCAAAATGGAACAAGCGGGCAAAACTCTGGGAAATACCCGTGCGGGAGTTAGCAGCGGCCCGGGGCTTCATTGAGCAGTTCGGTTACTCCATGTCGGAAGAAGTCGCCCGACTCACTCTGCCAGCGAAATCACCAAGCCTTGAGGAGATCGTCGAAGGGGACGGGTTTATTCTCATCAAGTTCCCGTACGAGCGAGTCCGAATCAAAGGGGTCAAACAGATCCCCGGAATCACATGGAACCAGAAGTTGCGCTGCTGGTCAGCCCCGGAGACGTCCCTTGAGGATGTGCTGGTTTTCGCAGATCGCTTCGGCCTTGCCGCCCCCTCGGAACTCGTTGAGAAACAGAAGCATTTAGCGCTAAAACGTGACGAGATGCTTGAGGCCAGCCGCTCTGTTGATGCGGATCTTGAGATCTCGGGGCTTCAGGCCCGGCTGCTGCCGTACCAGAAAGCCGGAGTCAACTACATGAGCAAGGTGAAGAAAGGCTTCATCGCTGACGAGATGGGTCTCGGTAAAACGCTCCAAGCCATTGCGACTGTGGAAAACCTGCACGCCTACCCATGCGTGGTAGTGTGCCCACCGACCCTCGTGCTGAACTGGCAAAAGGAGTACGCCCGCTGGCTGCCGCACCGGGACTGCAAAGTCGTAACCAACCGCAAAGAAATCCCAGAAAGTTACGAGATTCTGGTCGTCGGCTACTCAAATCTGCATTTCTGGGCTGACCAACTCAAGGGCAAGAACGGCTACGTCTTTGACGAATCGCATTACTGCAAGTCATCCACATCCCAGCGAACCAAAGCCGCCAAGAAGATCGCGAAGACTGCGGGCCCGGAAGTCCCGGTGTTGCTGCTCACGGGCACACCCATCACGAATCGTCCAGCCGAGTACGCACCCCAGTTGCAGATCGTTGGGCAGATCGACAAGTTCGGTGGGGAGTGGGGCTTCTACCGACGGTATTGCGACGCTTTCCGTGACAAGTGGGGGCAATGGCATCTTGAGGGCGCATCGAATCTTGATGAACTCAACGATCGGCTTCGGGCAACGTGTTACATCCGTCGGACAAAAGATCAGGTGTTGACGGAGTTGCCGCCCGTGATCCACGATCCGATTGTCGTCGAGCCCGGGGCTGCAGCAATGAAGGAGTATCGGAAGGCTGAAGCGGACATTGTCCAGTATTTGGTTGACCGAGCAGTTGAGATTGCGTCTGAACTTGGACTGAGTCCAAAATCAGCGGCTGTCCAAGCCCGGCTCAAAGCGGAGGCTAATCAGCATCTCGTGCGAATTAGCATTCTTCGCAGATTAGCAGCCCGTGCGAAGATGTCGGCGATCGAGGAGTGGATCGAGGGACGTCTCGAACAGTCCCGTAAAGTTGTTGTTGCGGCGCACCATCGTGACATCGTTGATGCGCTTGCTGACAAGTATGGGGGTTACAAGATTCAGGGCGAGATGGAAGTTGGGGACGTAGAGCGTGCGAAAGAAGCGTTCCAAAACGACCCGGACGCAAAAGTTATGGTTTTGTCGATTCAGGCTGCGAAGACCGGGCACACGTTGACGGCATCTCAGGATGTCCTGTTTGTGGAACTTCCGTGGACCCCTGCTGATGTTGACCAGACGTACAGTCGGTGCCATCGGATCGGGCAGACTGGTTCAGTGACGGCTACTTACATGTTGGCTTCGGGGACTATCGACGAGGAAATCTACGACCTCATCGAACGCAAGCGTTCCGTTGTAAATCAGGCGACAGATGGGGGCGAGGTGGAGGCCGACGACGTTTCCCTCTCTCAACTTGTCATGAAGTTTGTCAAGTAAAAGTTGCGAAGGTCATGTTTATGGCCTATAGTGATGCTATGTCAGTAACTCAGAACACCCACAAGGGCGATCTAGTCGCCACCGAGGTCTTCGGCACCACAGTTCGCATGTGGTTCGACTCCCCCACAGGAGACTCCTCGGACGTCCAGACCGCAGACTTACAATGTAACTCACATGGTCAGGCGGTAGACATCGCTAACCGCCACAACGAAATGTGGAACATTGCGACTCGCCACTACCGCATGGCAGACTTCAAGCACCCACCGGAAGGCATCAAGCCCATCTGGTAACAGAACGGAGCCTCATGGTGCGTGGGGAGATCCCACGACAAGTGCGACATGCTTTTCATGCTGGGAGTAGGTGCCCGCACTTCATGAAACAAGGCTCTAGCCAAGTCGGAACGTGGCAGCGATCCGGCATGAAGCCCAAGAGAGCAGTATCCGGCAGCAATGTCCGGCAGGTGTGCGAAACCCGAGAGGGACCAGCACCTGTGAAAGCCTCAAAGGGAAAGCGTAGGCTGTGATTAGCCCACCCTCCGGGGTGGGTTTTTCACTTTTTACCGGCTTTGTAGACGTCGAACGGGATCGAGGCCGGGGCTTCACCGCAGGGCCAGAGCGCCGCATTCGAGTCAGCAAGACATCCGCAATTTTCACACCGGATCAGCGGATCAAGGTAGGTGAGGTGAGAGAGTTCGGGATACTCCTCGGACACGACCCACCTACCCCAGTCGTGTGATTCGGCGTTGGCCTTCTCTTCCTCTGGGGTTCCTACAAACTCTGGCTGGATCTTGATGATCTTTTCCCAGAAGCGGGACATCAGACAACCTGTTCTTCAGGATTCTCGCATTCCCAGATTTCGTCAACGATCTTCTTGGTGTAACGCTTGCGAAGGTTGGCGATCTTCTTGTTCATCTCAGCCATTGCCATCGTGCCTCGGGCTTTGGAGGTGATGTCGTCGTCGTAAGCGCCGTGATGCTTAAACATGGCGTTGTGCAAGTCATTGGCATCGAACAGCATGTCAACGATCCACTCGCCACGGTATTCAACTTTGATCATCAACTCGGCGAGCCCTTCGGCCCCGAATTCGTCGAACACCCGGTGGACAATCGTGTCGCATAGGTGGGATCGGTACAGATCTTCGACTCGCATGGAGCCAGTCATGAAGTCTCCGATCATTTCGATCAGATCTTCTCGGGTGAACTCGGCGTCGTCACTATCACTCATGCCAGACCCTTTCTCTGTTAGTCCATTGTCCCACGAGTGGGCGTCAAACCAACGAAAGGATTGCTGCCTGAGCCTTCAACTTGTTCTTAGTAACCCACGAGTTCTGATCCATCGACGCTGCGGCCCGGTCTTCAGCCCCGGCATCGCGGTGATGATCAAGGTATTCGCCGATGGCGTTGTACGTCGCCCAGCCGTTCTGGCCGTAGCCACCAGCGTTTTTGGAGGAGAGGTAGATGCCACGAACACGCATGCCGAGGTCGTCGTAGTTTTCACGCTGACGCTTGGTGAAGTCGGGCTTGTTGGGGAACACGGCCTCGAACACCTTGTCGAACTGGCGGCTGCCCGCCGGGACTGGGATGCTCAACATCTTCTCGGCGGTTTCTTTGAAGTTGCGTGACCATTCGGCCGAGATGCGGAGCACCTCTGCGGCTTGTTCCAAAGCGGCGTCTTGGTTGCGGGTGTGACGTGCGGTGAATACCGAACGGGCGTTGTTGAGAGCCATCAGCACGGTGTTGCGGCAAACGGAACGGATCGGCGTGTTGGCGTAAGTGATCGGGACCTTGCCGTCGTGTCCGTTGCGAACCAGAAGGTAACGCTCAATCTTGTCGTTTACACCCGTGGGGTCAAGGATGAGGGAGCCGAGGTTGATGGAGGCGAAGAACTCTTTGCCTTCCCGGAGTACTCCACAGGTTTCTACGACTGCTTCGCCTGCTGAAGCCCCGACTACGTTAAGGGCCCGCTGGAGCGATTCCTTGTTTTGGGTGGGAACGTAGCGGGTTCCGACTGTGGACAACCCGTCGAATGAGCCGTCTGGGTTGACACGGATCGTTGCCCGTGAATCGTCGACGAGAACTGGGGTGCCGTCTGGGTTGAGGATGAAGTTGCCTTCGTCGTCAACTGCGGCAACTTTGGTTGTCACAACGTCGAAGTCAGCCATTGCTGCTTCGAGCATTGCTTCGGCTGTTTGTAGCCCGCCCATTGGGGTGCCAAGTTTGTGCCAAGGGATGTCTCCGGCGTAAGCCATGCGTGCTTTCCCGTCGGCGTTGATCTCGATTTCGTGGCTCATATGGGTTCCTTCCCCTCTTTAGTAGATAAATCTATCACGTCTTGAGACAGTTGTACACCCAAACCCGAGACATTCCAAGTTTCCGGGCCATCCTATTGACGGCGTCCCGGAGTTCGAGAGCCCCGAGTTCTTCCATCAGCCGCACTGCTTCTCGCTTTTGCTCAAGCGACAGGAAGATCAGCGGCTTGCCGTTGTACCGCTCTGCGGAGATCGTCTGGCAGATGGCGTCAAGGCTTTGGCTCAGGTGGGTGATTGGTACGTTAATTTTCATCGCGTCAACAAAATACCTGCATCTAAACGAAACGTCAACGCACCACAGCAGTTGCTTTGGACAAACGCTTGAAACCGGTACCTTCAGGCCCCTTCACATGGGGAGCAATCCAAATGCGACGATACGAAGCGGGGTCACCAACCTCACCCAGCGACGGATAGTACTGGTTGCGCATATGCCCACGAACCAGAACTTGGTGATCGAGGCGGCTGCCAGTCCCGGTCGACGATCCGCCGGACGAAGCACGACGCAGTTTCAGAATCTGAATCGGGTCGTCGTTGCCGAGTGTCTTTGCCATCTTGCGACGAATCGGGCGAGGGATGCTACCGCAGTCCTCGGAAACGATGAGTTCCTGCCACATGAACCGCATCAACGAAACAAAGAACTTGCGAGTGAGAGCGGTGTCCGATGAACACAGCGTCTCGGAGCCGTTGTACCCGTACTTCTCCTCGGGGGGAGCGGTGCGCCATCGACCTCCGAACGCCCATGCGCTCGTATCAACGAGAAACAGGCACGAATCAGGGATAGATGGGTCGAACACGAACGAGTCTGCGACGTCGTCCCTACCGGCTGTCGTGACGTAGCGCAACAGCCCGTAATCGGTGTAAATGGAGAACTGAATGCCACGAGTCTTAGCGAAGTACTTGGTGTTGTACTCTGGAGTCCCGTATCCCTCGTCTTCTGGTTTGACGTTGTGGTCGGTGGTTGGCGCGGCAACTTCGTTGGAAACCTGATAGGAAAACCCCCGGATTGCCATCATCTCGCCTGCGTCAGGGTCGTCCGACATGAAGTGCGCTGGCGGTATCCACACCATCAATGGCTTTTCAAGAAAGACGAAGCCTTTGGGTTCCAGCAGGTCGGTCTCGAACAGGGGTTCGCTTTCAAACTCGTCGCAGATGCTGGTGAGCATGTCAACGATTTCTTCTCCAACGAACGTTGTTGGGATTTTGAGCCCCTCCCGTTCCCTGTTGATGGCCTGAACTGTCCAGAAGGTCTGCTGGTAGATCGGGTCGGTTTCCTTGAAGTACGGAAACGACGCCCTAGTGATGAGGTGGTAGTGCTCTCCGGTGATGTTGTATGACCAGAACTGCTGTGGCGCCGAGAGGCGACGTTTGGCGATGCGGTTCAGGACATCGTCTGTGATCTTCGGTGGGAGCCAACCGAGTGTGCGGCTCAGCGCCGAGATGCGTTCCTCGTGGGCTGAGACTGCTTTGTCGACACGAACTGTGAGCGCTTCCATAAAGCCACTCTACTGGTTGTGTGTGACACCCGCAACTTATTGGGACGATTTCTTTACTTGCACTCCCAGTGCTGCCATCCGCCGCCCGGGGCTGCGAGGGCCAACCAAGCGCTGACGTACATATTCGCCCAAGGATCAAACGGGCTGGCGTCAGCCATACCGACGGTAGCAGCACGATCCGGCCAGTACTTCGGGAGATGCTGAAGCAACCCGCTCGCACCGCTCGACGAGTTGTGGGCGTTCGGATCACCACGACTCTCGCAATGCATGATCCGCATGAAGCGGTTGACGTCGTTTTCAGTCCCGCCCCACGCCATCACGGCTTCGGTCATCATGGGACGCCACCGCTCTACGCCGTCACTCCATGTCTTGTTGGGGATCATGTAGACACCAGCGGTCGGCAGTTCAGGCACATTGTCCACAGCCATCTCACGCTCGTTGAGAGCCGTCAGGTGCGCCTCTCGGGTGCGGGGGCCATAGTTGCCGTCCGGTTCTACTCCGACGAGTTCCTGTAGCGTCACAACCCGTTGAGACTGCTCACGGTAGTCGTACTCGGCCGTCAGGATGCCGTGCTCAATCTGCTCACCGATCGCTTGGAGTTCCATCTCGCTGGGCAGAACCCACACGTCGATTTCGTCAACGGTGATTCGAACGGCTTGCTCGATTTCCAGAGGTTCGTATTCGAGGCCCTCCGGGAGAGCCGGGACTGCGGGCAACTCGACTTCGCTGTCGTGTTGGTCGTCGAAACGGGTGTCCGAGATGATGAGCGGGTCGGACCCGTCCCATTCAGCGGAACCGTTGTCCGTGACCACCTCAAGTGGTTCGATGCCGATTTCGTCTGCTCCCATCGTGTTTGCGCTGACGAATGAAAGGCCAGCGACCGAAAAGAGCATTGCGAAGATGCGTGGGTACATGGCAGGGCCTCCTTCTTGTTGCCGGGCATGGCTTCGCCCTTACGGGCTTCGGGGGATACCTCTATATTACCGTATGATTACGAAAGTGGTACTCACTCGTCAAGCGATGCGGCAACTTCGGGTTGGGAGGCGTAAGAAATGATCCACTCCTCCAAAGCGTCATCACCGAGGATCTTGAGCGACGCTGCGTAAGTCCCGGGCTCGACCTCATCGTGGATTTGCAACGAGAGCGACTCGACGATCATCTCGGCAAAGTCCTCTGCTGTTGTGCGAGCCGTGTCGATCTGCGCCTGCGACGCATCGTCGGGAAGAGCGGCCGTCCACAGATCGAGGTTCGTAAGGTGCTCGATCAACTTCAGGCGCATTTCTGCTTGGTCAAATGATGTCATGACGTTGCATCGTAGCCCTTAAGTGATACACTCGCAACCAGCACCCACTCACGGGTGCCCGTATCGGGGGCATGCCCCCGGAAAGAAGGCAATCATGGCATTTGCAGAAACCACGTTGATCGGGAACATCACGAATGACCCCGAACTCAAGTACACCGCACAGGGAGCCGCCCGTCTGGGTTTCTCCATCGCAGTGAACCACTACTGGACTGACTCTGACGGCGAGAAGCAGGAACGCACTTCCTTCTTCAACGTCACGGCATGGCGCTACCTCGCTGAGGATGCGGCAAACGTGCTCGAAAAGGGCGTCGGTGTCATCGTTCAGGGTCGGCTTGAGCAGCGCACTTGGGAAGACGATGAAGGCAACAAGCGCTCGACCATCGATGTGCTTGCCAACAACATCGGCCTGCAGGTCCGCTCCGTCGAGTCCTTCGAGCGCAAGCGTCGGGGGGACGGGGACGGGGCTTCTTCACCTCGTAGGGCGGCATCACCTCGTAAGGCTGCACCCGCAGACGAACCGTTCTGATAACGTCCTTACTGGCGACCTTGTCGCTGGGCATGGCGGAACCCCTCGGATCACTCCGGGGGGTTTTGTCATTCATGGGCTAATGTCTGGGGATGACCACCGAGCGACGCAAATCACCACGACGGGCGGTGGAGCGGATCGAACGTGTCGGTTCGTGGGGAAATGTCCGGTATTTGCATCATCTCGAATGCGGCCATGTGGAGAGCCGGGCCCGCGCGTCTTCAGCCCCGAAACTTGCGTGTGTGATGTGCTTGAAGGTCGCAGAAGTGGACGAGGAGATGAGAAATCTGCCTCGGAAACCAGAAATCCTTCCGGAAATCGTTGACACAGCCGAAACTGGCGGTAATGATGAGATACGCATCGATCTGCAGACGGCGGTGATCGCCAAGAAGTTCGGTGTGCCAAAAGAAGCCGTAAGTATCCAAGTGATGGTTGACGGGGACAGGCTCTCTGTGTCGTCGGGGATGGTGTTCTTATCGGCTGAAGATGTTGAGAGATTGGGGGAATAGTGACAGCACCTGAAGCGCCGCCGAAAAACGGGGCTTGCGCGGGTCAGCCGACGGAGTGGTGGTTCCCGCACATGAGACGTGGATTCGAAGCATCGGAGTTCGACTACTACGAGGAAAAGGCGAACAAGAAAGCCGCTTTAGAGATTTGCAAAACCTGCGAAGTTCGTGTACCTTGTTTGGAATACGCCTTACATCATGAGCCTGATGGCATCTGGGGTGGCCACGACCCACGAAGCCGAGACCACATACGTCAATCCCGAGGACTCACAATCTCCCGGCCAGTTACCGGCAGGCGTCGCCTCCCAAAGAACCTCAAACTGGACATCGAGTACTAGATGTTCGCGCACACCTCCACTCTGCTATCCCGACTGGACGGCGTCGTAAAATCAGCGAACGGATGGGAAGCACGATGCCCATGCCGTCAAGACGACCGAAACCCGTCGCTCTCCATCAAGGAGAAAGAGGACGGCCAAGTCGTCATGTTCTGTCATCGCAACGGAGGCTGCGGAACACCCGACATTGTCGCAGCGTGCGGTCTACAAATGAAAGACCTCTGGCCGCAAGACTCGTCGACGATGGTTGAAGTCCCGTATCCGAAGCAGGAACGACCCAAACTCAAGTTCGTCGCCAAGTACGAATACCGTGACGCTGACGGCACTCTGCTGTTCGAGAAGGTGCGGTACACGGAACCCGACGGCAAGAAAACGTTCCGGCAACGCAAACCGGACGGCAAAGGCGGCTGGACCTACAGCCTCGGTGACACACCGAAGGTGCTGTACAACCTCCCTGCAGTACTGAAAGCGAAAGAGAACGGGGACTCGATCTTCCTCGTGGAAGGAGAGAAAGACGCTGATGCTCTCATCCGAATGGGTGCTTGTGCCACAACTATGCCCGGTGGGGCAGGCAAATGGCTCGACATACACACTGACGCTCTCGCTGGAGCGACGGTGGACATCATCATCGACAACGACGAACCCGGTAGACGACACGGACTGCTCGTACACCGACTGCTCCGAGAGGCTGGCTGCGATGCAGAACTCTGGCGATGCCCAGACGGAACTAAAGACATCTACGATCATCTCGAACAAGGAGGCGCGACGGACGAACTTGTCGCAGTCCCGGCGGCGGACCTTGCAGATGAGTTCAAAGGCCAAAGCATCGAAGCGGAGGAACAACCGGAGGACGGCGAAGAGCCGGAACTGGTAGAGGAAGAACGCTCACCCGAGGAAGAGGCGATCCTCAAGATCGCTGAACTGATTTCGTCGGGCAAGAACCCGCAACACATCCTGCTCAAGGTCGCAGATGTTGCCCTGTCATCCGGTGACGAGTTCGCTGTGCGTGACATGGGTCGGCTCGTTGACTGGGCCGAGTTCATTGAGGAAGAAACCGACGAGTCGTACGACTGGTTGATCCCGGGGCTCCTCGAACGGCAGGAACGCGTAATGATTGTTGCTGCTGAGGGTGTGGGCAAGACGATGCTGGCTCGACAGGTCGCGATCTGCTGTGGGCTTGGCGTCAACCCGTTTACGTTCCAACGAATGCCTCGTATCCGCACGTTGACTGTGGACTTGGAGAACCCTGAGCGCATCATCAAACGAACTTCAACGTCAATCATGGGTGCGGCTAAGTCGATGGGGTATGAACGTAAAAGCGATTCGCATCTGGTCATCAAACCGGATGGGCTGAACCTGCTGTCGGTCGCTGACCGTGCGATGCTGGAAGAACACATCGAAACGGTCCAACCTGATCTGCTGGTGATAGGGCCGCTGTACAAAGCATTTCTCGATCCCGGGGCTCGGACGTCTGAAGCGGTGGCGATTGAGGTCGCAAAGTATTTGGACAAGATCCGTGCGGTGTATGGGGTTGCTCTGTGGCTGGAACACCACGCTCCGCTGGGTGCGTCTATGACTACCCGTGAGTTGCGTCCGTTCGGTTCGGCTGTGTGGTCACGTTGGCCCGAGTTCGGTTTGGCGTTGCAACCTGACCCGATGGCGACCGCCGACTACGTGTATGAGGTGAATCATTTCCGTGGGGCTCGTGATTTGCGCCCGTGGCCAACTTCGATGAAACGTGGCAAAAAGTTCCCATTTGAGGTCATTGATTTCCTAGACGTGACCTAATCTGGTGCCATGAGTGACGACAACGCGCTATCCAGAGAGTTTCTGGCAGAACGAGACTTGAGGATCTTCAAGATGCGGCAGGCCGGAGTCCCGTCGCAGGAGATCGCAAAGCGTTTCGGCGTGTCGACTTCGGTGGTTGGCAAGGCGATCCAGCGCCAGTTGGAGAAGATGAACCGGGAAGCGTTGATGGCGTACCCGGAGGTGTTGCGTCTCGAACTGGAACGGCTGGATTCGTTGCAGGCTGCGATTTGGCCGATGACTCAGCACAGGCGTGTCACGTTGGACGACGGGCAGGAGATCGCTGTCGAACCCGACATGAAAGCGATTCAGCAGGTGTTGTCGATCATGGACAGGCGTTCCAAGTTGCTGGGTATGGAGCAGAACAACCTTTCGATCCAGATGGATGTGTCAACGGATACGTCTACTCCGATTCGTGTACAGATGGCTGGTGAGGTAGATGGTGGCCCCGCTGCGGCGGATGCGTTCAACCCTGAGGAAGAAGCACGACAGTTGCTCGAACTGATGGGTCGCTCTGGCGTGTTGCCGGAGGACGAAGTCAAGAAGATGTTGGGTCAGGGCGACATTATTGAGGCTGAGGTGATCGACGAGCCGGAGGAGCCCATGGAGGATCTTCCCGATAACGTCATCGAAATGCCTACTACTGATACTGATGATGTATAGTGTCTGACATGAGTGACGAACCGGTCGACAACATTGAGGCAGCGATGGACAAGGTCGCTGAGAACATGGACATGGCTGTAGCCCCCACAGCCAAAGAAGAGTCGAATACTGAACCGGCGTCAAGCCAGATTCTGATTCGCGCATCGAAAGAGGAGCACGAGCGTTGGAAGCGCACTGCTGAAGTGAAGGGCATTTCGATGTCTGCCATGGTGCGAGACATTGTCAACAAGGTCGCCACCGACACGTTGGATTGCTCTCACCCGCCGGAGTCTCGTCAAGTGTACCCGTGGGCCGAGTTCTGCCGTAAGTGTGACACTCGTCTGCGTGGCTGATGCGTAAAGAGTTCGAGGAAAATGGCGCGGTCGAAGCCCCGGGCCTGATGCCACACTCGGACATTGACCGCTACGTAAACGACTACTGGCATAAGCACTACGAGTTCAACGACGAGCATCGACGCAGGTCTGACACCGACCAAACGTACCTGCAGCACCCGCAGATCCTTGACCTTCTTCTCCATGATGTTCTTGTCGACCTGTTTACTGAACTTGGTGTCCGTGTTGCTGTTCATTCCGACCTGACGTATTGGCGTTCAGCCAACACAGGCTGGCATGTGGACATTCTGCACGGCAACACGCAAACCGTGACCCAATACATGGGGGTGTGGATTGCGTTGGCTGACATTGACCCAGAAACCGGCCCATTCCAATGGGTTCCGGGCTCACACATGTGGGATTTCCCGTATTCTGGCGACTATCACGGGATTGACATGAATCACCTCTGCATGGAGATCATGCGTGAACACGAGTATCGGATCGACACGTTTCTGCCGAAAAAGGGAGACGTTCTGGTGTGGAACGGGCGAGTCATCCATAGAGGTTCTCGTCCGACAGTGAACCGTCCACGACCTGCACTTCTTGGACATTTTTCGAATCAGTGGTCTGCTGGCGGCGGAGTCCCGTCGATTGAGGAGGTCGAGGAAATGATGGAGTTCGACCCGTCGATGGTGAGGCACGGCAGGGGCTGGTACAAAACGATGGAAGGGCGTGCTCCGGCCTACGAGATCGACTACGACGAGGTTGTCAACATTTACTCTGAGAGCGGTATGCTCGTCGAATGATCGAATATGTAGAAAACGGCGATCTGTTCGAGTTGGACGTCGACGGCATCTGTCATGGGGTGAACACTCGTGGTGTTGCTGGCGGTCTTGCTTATGAAGTGTTTCGTCGATTCCCGGAGAACAAGGAGTCTTATCAGCGTCTCTGCTCCGACGGTGTGCTTTCTGGCGGCACCATGGTCGCACATAAGGAACTGGGGCAGTGGGTGTACAACCTCGCCACCCAGATCGAACCCGGCCCGGGCGCCCGTATCAACCTGATCGAGATGGCTTTCACCGCTATGCGTACGCACGCCATCGAGAACGACGTAGACACCATCGGTTGCCCTCAAGTCGGTGCAGGTATTGGTGGTCTTCAATGGTCATATGTGGATCGTGTTATTCAACGGGTGTGGTCACAATCACGTGGGGTGAAACTCTTTATCTGCACCCGTGATACGGTTAAGTCATGACTGAAGAAGAGATGAAGGTCCTTTTGGGCAGCATGTCGGACGAAGCCGTGAAGATGGTTGACCAGTTGGAGTCGTTGCTGTCTGATGAGGAGATCATGGAGGCCAAGGGTTTGGCCCCGGTGTTGAGCGACTTCTTGGCGTACTTCGTGTGGGTGCGTAACGCTACGGTGTTGCTGGCTAATGCAGACGCCCGCTGAACGTTACGCCACCTGTCTGGAGTGCGACCGTTTTCGTAAGGGGTTGCGTCAGTGCAAGGAGTGCGGCTGTTTCATGCCTGTGAAGGTGCGCATCAAAAGCGTGTCGTGCCCTATCGGCAAGTGGTGATTATGACCCATAGTAGGGGTAGTCGTTGTCGTCGTCGTCAGCGATCCGGAACACACCCCTAGTAAGGCACACGGGCTGTCCCTTCTCGTTGTACTGGTCAAGCCGAGTAAACACGACACCGCCAGCGCCACGACCTTCAAGGTTGTGCGTCACATATGACTTTTCAAATGGCATCTTCTTGGTGAAGTGACTGGTCAGCATCTTCGTGCGGCCAAAAGCCCCGACCATCGGCACCAGATTGACGCTTCCGAAATCGGCGAGTGTGGCGACTGCACTTAGATCCATGTCGTGTTCCTTGAACCACATGCGTGCCACTCTCTTGCGGAAGTAGCCGGTCATGTAGGCCATCAGGTCAGAGCCCGTGCCCCAACCCCAATCCCACTCTTCTTCTCGCATGTCTTTCATTTCGATGGGCTCTACTTCCACCGAAGGTTCGGGTTGCGCTGAACAAGTAACAAGGCTCTGTGAGATCACCTTGTCGTTCTGCAGGAGATGCACAACATGCAGTCCCCTGCCTTGCGACTGCCTGTCGATCGTGATCGGTTCACGCCAGTCCGCAGGCTTCTGAAACATCGTCTGTGCATACACTGGGGATTCACCCGTGGCGAGTATGCCGACCGCATGCAGAACACCTCCGAATACGTGAGAGCCTGCTACGCCTGTGTCGATCGAATGCTTCTCCTCAGGAACGAACACATCATCGAACTCCGGAATCCACTGCTCAGTCACGTTGGTCCTCATAGTGCTTGTCACATAGCGTCTTACGCCACGCTAGGTCGCATCTCGTCTGTCCGGGCTCACCACACTTCTCACAGTGCCAGATCGAGCGACGTTCCGTCTCGTCGATCAGACGATAGAAGATCTGCTCCGCCACTTCCGCGTTGGGCTCTCCCTCTGCAGGGACGTAGGTGGCGTAGTAGCGCAGTGCGCCCCACTTCTCTTTGACCTGACGAGTCTCGTAGTTGGGTGACAGGTACGTCAGATGACGTTCGAGTTCGTCGATCAGGCTGTCCCAACCTGTGTGGCATTCACGAGGGTGATTCATTCCCCTGACTGTATCAGGGCTCAGCAGGAAGAATGATCCACTGCCAAGGATGAACGATCGCCGAGTTGCCCTCTAGGTTCAACGTGTCGTAGACAGCGGCGTTCAGGTTGCCGTCACAGTTGCGTGAGACAACGCCCCACACTGTGTCGCCGTATCCTTCGACTTGGGCACGTGTGGTGTGGCAGGTGTACGAGTTGGATGCGTCCAACTGGTGAGAGATGATGAGGGTGGCGATCACTGCGGTGAAGGCCACGGAGAGAATCATGAATGCTGTTTGGATGCGGTGTGTCATGGTGTACATGTTACACATCCACACATCGACTGTCAAGCATTATCTTAGAGATGGTTCCCCTTGGGACGCTTCGGCTTCGCATCACCGGTAATCGGCTCACGACGACCACCACCAACACCATCAACAAGATCGTCACCAGACTTACGAGCATCACGACCAGCATCACGAGCACGCCGAGTATTCGACACAAACTGCCGACCATCACGAGAACCACGCTTCTTCTTACGATTCGTCGCCGCACGTTCACCCGTGGACAGTTTGCGCCACGCCTTCTCAGGCAAATACCGAGTCGTCACCTCACGCCCCTTACGATCACGACGCTTCGCAGGCTTACCATCCGACGTCCGCCACTTCTCCCGCGTCCACTTCGACAACGACCGCTGACGCTTCGACTTCTTACCCCGATAACCACCACCAGCCTTACGATACGCCTGCGCCAACAACTGCGCCTTACGAGCCGACCACTGACCCGGCCTCCCACCCTTAGACCCAGCCATAATCCGACGCTTCAAACGCTCACGCAACTCAGGCTTCGTATAGTTCATCCCCTTCAGATGAACACCACCAGCCTCAAAAGTCTCAACCGCCTGCTCACACCACACAGGCGACCAACCATTCGCCTCACGCCGAAACCCCTCAACATCAGCCCCGGCTGGCCGCACCCAATCATCAACAGAAACCCGATCACTCATAACCACATTGTCCCACACCACAACACCACCAACAACCACCTCAACACACAACACCTACACCAACCACACACCACAGAAACCGCAGCGGCAAAGCCCCGCAAACTTTTCCGCGCCGCCCAGCGTGCGTGGGGGGAGGCGTGCCATTTTTTTGTTGTGTGGTGTTTCTAGTTGGATTTATCTGTGCGGTTGGGGTTCCATTTGCTGGTTTTCCAGTATTGGCGGTTGTATTCGGTGCGTGGTGGGCGTTTGGCGTTGGCGATTTGGCGGCAGGTGCGGCAGAGGCGTTGGTTTGGTTTTGATGGTTGGCGGTAGGTGTTTTGTTCGGTGTATTCGTGGCCTTGTGGGCAGTGTGTGACTTTGTGTTCTGGGTGTCGGCCTTTGTTGACCATGTCGCGCATGTTGGTTTTTTGTGTGCCTGCGATGAGGTGGTTGGGGTTGACGCATTTGGTGTTGTCGCAGGTGTGCATGATTTGGTGGCCGGGTGGGATTGGGCCTTTGTTGATGGTGTAGGAGTAGCGGTGGGCGAGCCATTTTTGTTTGTTGGCTTGGAGGGCTCCGTAGTTTTTGCTGTTGAGGGCGCCTGTCCATTCCCAGCAGTCGTTGTGGTTGGTGGTGCGGTTGACTTTTTTCCAGAATCGTTGTTGTGGTGTCATGGTTGGGTTTGTCTGGTTAGTAGATGTAGGGGGGTTTGTGTGTGCGTCGGAGGCGGTGCCAGAGTTTTTTGAGTTTTCGGGTTAGTTTTGCCATGGGATTGGTGCTTGGTTGTGGGTTTCTGCGATGTGGTGGTGTGTGTGGGGTCCGGGGTGGTTGTTGTCGTTTGCCCATGTGTTTGCTGGGTGGTTGCAGCAGTTTTTTGATCCTATTGGGGTGTGTGGTGGGGGTTGGTGGTGGTTGTGTTTGTAGTTGGGGTGTGTGTGGAGTGCTTGGTGGGTGTTTTGGTTGTGTGTGGTGAGTGTGAGTTGGGTTTTGAGTGTTGTGAGTGTGTTGGTGAGGTGTTGGATTGCGCGGGTGTTTTCGTTGAGGGTGGTTTGTAGGGGTGGTGGTTTTTTTGTTCCGTCGGGTGAGGTTTGTTTAAATTTGTGGGCGTTTTTTTGGTGTGTGTGGTAGGTGTTGGTGTTGGGGTTGTACCAGAGTGGTTGGTTTTGGCCGTTGTGGGTTGCCCATGCGCGGGTGATGTCGGGGAGGCAGATGTGGATGTGTTTTGGGGTTCCCCAGTGGTGTATGTGGTTGTAGAGGATGTGGATGGTTTGTGCGATTGATGCGCCGGGCCAGCCGATGTTGTTGTGGGTTTGGTTGGTGTGTGTGGCGTAGATGTGTGACCATGTTTGGGTGTGGTTGAGGGCGTATCCGGCGGTGATTGAGTCGCCTGCGGTGATGATGTCGGGGTTGGTGGTGAAGTTGGTGCCGTGCCAGTTTTGGTTGTTGACGGTGTAGGTGTGGCCGGGGATTGGGGTGTGCCAGTTTTGGCCTTGTGTTGTTCGTGTTCCGTTTGGATTTATCTGGATGTGTTCTTCGGTGAAGTGGGCGTATTCGATGTTTTTGTGGTGTTGCCATGCGGTGGAGTAGTCGTAGTCGATGATGTGGGGGTTGCGTTGGGTGAGGTATTCGCTGATCATGGGGTGGGGTTTATTTTGCGGCGTTGTGGTTGCGTTTAGATTTATCTGGTCTAGTCGGTTGGTTCGAGGGATGTTCCTTCGTGCCACGGACGAATTTCCGCAAGTTCTTCGTTGCTGATCGGCCGACCTAAAAACAGTTCCGCAAAATGCAGATGGTAGTGAAGGCCCGGATGCGGGTAGTAGCGGTCGTGTTTGATGTCGAGCGCATGATCCCACATGCGGTCTTGCCACTTGTTTTGCGGTGTCCGGTCGCAACAGTTCTTTCTTGAACCCATAGGAGACATTTCGTGCGGAGCACCCCACTCGTTGTACTCGTCGTCTTCGTGTAGGTGGGCTTCAATGTCCTCTTTGCGGAGAAAGTCTGGGATTCCAACAAGTTGTGGATATCCGATCAGGGTGAGGTGCATGTGGGTCCGGCGACACCAAGAGGAAATCTTCATGTCGATGTTGTTTGCCTCGCAATACATCATCAACGTTTCAATCATCATGAGATTGTGATGGGCAACGAGATCCACAGGAAGGAGTGTCTTGTTTCCGTCGATCGCTTCATGTTTGTACTTTGTCGTTCGGTCTCCCCCAGACGAGTGGATGACGTATTGCTGCATTTCAGGAAAATAATGCAAACCACTCATTGACCACACATCTGGCCGCAATGACCCGTCGTTCGTTCGTGTTTTTTTCGGACCCCAATAGCGGTCAAGGGGTGGAACGAGGAAGTAGATGCAACCGGGGTTGCCCCATTTCCTCATGTGGGCGAATGCAGTGTATACGCATTGTGCTGGTGACGCTCCCGGTATCCCCATGTTGTTCACTGTGTTTTGTGTTTGGTGACGTAGAAGGGCTGGCCACGCAAAGTCGTCGACGAGACCGATGCCGCTGGTAATTGAGCAGCCGAGTGCGAGCACCGCAGGATTCTTTACAAATTCTGGGCCGTTCATGTTGTCGCTGTTGACTCGATGAATCAGTCCGGGTAGCCGATGTTCTTTTGATGGGGGTTTTGCGAAGAAGTGATACCACTGGTCGCCGTATGTCCAGCGGGCGCCGTCTGTTTCGTGAATGTTGTCCTCGAAGTGGCCTTTACTCACTTCCGGGTAGAGGTGTTTGTGGTGGTCGTCTTCTCGGAGAAGATGTAATGGCGTGTTTGACCACCAGTCATCACCGATGACTTCCATGATGTAGTCCTCTTGTTTGAGGATGTGCGCGTTTCTTGCAAGAAGTTTCTTTTGGGAGTCGCGTTCGTTGGGTGTCATCATGTTCACGACAAGACTTTATGTCCGTAAGTCTGTGACCACTCAAGTGCATCTGCGTAAGAATTGAGTAGCGGTTGGTTTTTTACGTTGAGGCTGGTATTTAACAAAACTGGGACGCCTGTTTCTCTGTGCCATTTTTGCAAAAGTGTGTAGAGGGCTGGATGCTGGTGCTCGTTGACGGTTTGAACACGTGAAGTTCCGTCCCAGTGGACAACTGCCGGTATTTCTGACCTGCGTTTGCACTTCACAGCGAACTGCATGAACGGTGCTGGTCGATCAAGGTCGAACCATTCATGAGCATGTTCCTCCATTACGACTGGAGCAAACGGGCGAAACTTTTCTCGGTGCTTTATCTCGTTGACTTTGTCTCTCATCTCGAAAGATCTTGGGTCGGCGAGCAAACTGCGGTTACCGAGCGCTCTGGGTCCGAACTCTGCTCGTCCAGATGCGACTGGAGCGATTCCCGTTGTGATCAGTGAGTCAAATGCCGCTTCTACGGGCCATTCGCCAGAAATATCATGACCAAGGTATGGACCTCTCCATTCGACGTGCCGTCCGTGCAGGGCGAGGGCAGCCCCAAGGCTTGACCCGGCGTCGCCGGGGTTGGGCATGATCCAGACTTCTCTCCAAATGTCAAGCAGTTTTGTGTTGGCGGCGCAATTGAGTGCGCAGCCGCCCATGAACACGAGATTTTGGCTGAATGTTCTTGCTCGTGCCCTTTGCATAAATTCGACAAGTCGTTTTGTGTAGACGAGTTGAACGGCGGCGGCAAGATCGAACTTGTCGTGTTCGTTTTTGATTACGTCTTTTTTGATGTCGTTGATGCCTCGATGAAAGTTGTACGTCTGCCGGTTGTATTTAGGGAAGTACGAATTGACGAGCCCTTCAAACCGGTATGGGTCGCCGTATGCGGCCATTCCCATCAGGATGTACTCATCTTGTCCGGGTTTTAGGCCAAGGAAGTCGGTCCATGCGCTGTAGAACAGCCCGAAACTGAACGGGTATTTCCATGAGGCCCGTTTGGTGATGTTGTTGCCTGCCGCATCCCAGACTGTTGCGGTTTCCCATTCTCCGATTGCGTCGAGGACAACGATGCAGGCATCTTCGAATGTGGACGTGTAGTACCCGGCGCATGCGTGACTGTAGTGGTGGTTGATTTGTTCGGCTGGGCCGAGTTTGTAGCCAAGTTTTTTGTACAGGTGTTTGTATTGGCCGTTGAGTCCGCCGTGTCGTAGCAGCCTGAGCCGTTTTTTTGTTCTGTTTTCGTAGTAAGCGACAGCGTCGGGCTTGCCGTATTTGAGGGCGTCGTCGAGAAGTTGTCTATCAACAGCGAATGTGTTCTTTTCTCGGTTATATCGTTCACTATGTGCGGCGAACAGAATTTCGCCGTTTTCTATTACGGCTACTGCGGCATCATGGCTGGAGTCGTTAATACCAAGGATTCTCATGTGATGAAAAACTGTTGTTGCTCTACGAAGTTGTCCCAGTCCGGAATGCGCAGGTGTTCTGGAACATTGTCAAGTTGTTCTGGTGGGATCATTTCCAAGATCTGTTGATGGTTGGAAAACTTTTTGTGCCAACCTTCGGGAAGGTTTGGCAGAAGGTTGTGAACAATGGTTCTTGCGTAGGGGTAGAACGCTGTCATCACGTAGCGGTCTCCGGATGTCACTGGCGTGACCCCATGCAAATATTGGTGGGAGGTTGGAAACGCAATCAGCATCCCGGGTCGAGGGCGAATCTCAATACCCTGATACTCAAAGTATGTCTGCCCACCGGTGAAGTCGTTGTTGAAATACAAGACAGAGGCAATGTCGTACTGGTGAATGCTTAGAGGTCCGTGTTCGCCCTGCACCGGACTAAAAATAAGCATGCCGCTGGAATGCCCAACATCCGAGTGTGGTGCCTGCTCGTCGCCGACGATCCATTTGCGCATCGCAAACTGATTCGGTTGTGCGAGGGTCTCTCCGAAGTACGCCTCGATTTGTGCGCGGGCACGGTCAGATATTTCGTTGAACATGTCGGCCAGATATTTCCATTCTGGCTTCTCGTTCAGGACTGTGGTGTCTTGAGACCAGTGTGACCGTTCTTGGTGGTCGGCTCCGTCAGGCTGGACCCACGGGCAGTCTGATTTGAAGAAAGATACGAAACTTCCGCATTCATCTTCTGTCAAGAAGTCCGGCGCCACAAAAAGTTGAGGGGCGCTACTCATGTTATTCCTCTACTGGTGAATTTAGTCCATCCAAGTAGGAGGCGATGAGAACCTGCGACTGGCGTTCCATGGTTACGGGGTCAAGGATGTTGGGGAGGCTGACTTCGAGGTGCCCGAGAACCTTGTAGGCGAACAACGATTCCTCAACGTTGACTGCGTGGGGCTGCATGAGTCGCAGCATTTCGCCGTCCCAGATAACGGTGTAGTTCGTGAGTTTGTCGCCGTCGCCGTAAATGAGGTTGCACATCTGTGCGTGGGAGGCGCTGGATGCAGCGAGTTCAGAGACTTGCTCTGAGTCGACTGTGGGGATGTCTGTTTCGTTGGTCATGTGGTACATAGTAGACGATTAAGGTTCGGTCCACTGGCTGATAGCGTACGAAATTGGCGCAAGTTGGTGGATGTAGAGGTTCCAGACGTCTGTCCAGAATACTGTGCCGTTTGTCGGGTCTTTCTGCCCGGCTTTCCACAACTTTTTGTGTTTGTTGAAGATTGATTGGTTGGCGACACCAACTATCCACGCGGTTTTGAAGCGTTCGATTCCGCTGGTGTCGGTGCGTGATCGCTGCAGGGAAACGAACCCGTAGTAGTCGGCAACTTGGTGCTCGTGGTTGTAGGCGGGAAGTGTCGCTTCGTAGTTTGGTTTTGGGGGGACCGTTCTGTCTTTGGTTTTTATTTCGAGAGTCCTGAGTCCCCTTGACGCGGTTTCTATTCGAACATCATGCCTTGTTGTGTATAGGGGTTCAAAGCCGATTTTGCTGTCTTCTAGGACTTTTTCGAATACGACTTCGCCGAGGCATCCGATCATATTTGCGTCAAGGCCCCTGTGTGATCCTCGCATGATGGGCAGGTTTTTCGCACGTTCGCTGGCGGCTTGACGTAGGTCAGGGCTGATGTGGAGTTTCAGAAACGTCGTGTTTGGACCGGGTGGCATGTGGGGCACTTTATCCACCTCACACGGGCCTGTCAAAGGTTTTCGTGATGAAACTGCCCTGTTGAGAGAGCGTGTGGCATCGTTCCTGCTGCCCAGACGTTGACGACCAATACTTGTTTGATCCCGGAGAGAACTTCGGTTGTTTCGTGGAGTCTGTGGCCTGCGTCGAAAATGATGAGACGGTCGGGTCGGTATGCGATTCGTTCACGGTGGGCTGGAGGCGAGGAGATGAGATCGGTTTTTTCTGCGTCGATAGAGAACGGCCCTTCTTCTATGCCTGCCTGATGAATCTCCAGAAATGAGCCTTCTGCTTCAGAGAACCCGTACCAGACGCATCCGATAGATGGGCCTTGGAACCATTTGAACTCTTCATACATGAAGGTGTCTTCGTCGACGTGCCGACCGAGGAATTGGCCGGGCATGAACGTTCGCACCCAGTATTCGAAGCCGAGGACGTTTTTGTCTGGTTCGGGGATAACCGGTTCCCAGATGCGTTGGATTACTTGTTTTCGTAGCGTGTCTGCAGGGCTGTTCCACCATCCGTCCCAAAACATGTACGGGGCGTAGCATGACGCCTGCTCGGTGTGGTATCCGTTCAGATACCTGCCGATGTTGTCGTCATCGAGCATCACTTCAGGAAAGAAGTCGGCGCTTGCTTTGACTTCGTCTGCTATGTCGGTGTTGCCGATAAAGTTGTCGGCAACACGAAGGGGTCCTAGTTCTTGAAGAACCCTGTGAGGCGCGCTCTCCAAGATGGTTTCTCCAGAATGATGTCGGTGACTGTTTCGACGTTTTTCACGGGTGCTGGAGCAGGCTCTGGCGCGGTTTCCGCAATGTGCTGCCGTGGCTCCGGATTGTTGTTTGCGTACGGCCCGGTGGCTTTCTGGCGTGGTTTCGCTGGCGCAGCCCTTTTCTTGGCGGCAGCCTTTTTTGCTGCGGGTGTTTTTTTGCCTGCGGTTGAAGTCTTCTTGGCGGGGGTTTTCTTTGCTGGCGTCTTCTTGGCTGGCGTTTTCTTCGCCGCTTTCTTTGCTGGTTTATTAGCCATAAGGGGTTGCTCCAATCCTTACTTGTACATACAATTGTACAACCTTACTGACTTGGGGGTCGCAAAATCGAGTACCCGCGCCTCACGTCGCTCAGATTCCCGCTGGCAGAGTAAAGTTCCATGTCTTCATGTAGGTTTGCTCTGAACTCTTGGCCAGAGATCGGCTCGTCGTCATTCCAGATGGGTGTGATGACTGATCCCACGGGAAGGTCATCGAACGGATCGTTCCCTAGCCGGAAGTGGACTTCGATGATGTTTTGCGAACGGAACTCGATGTTGAGCGCTGTCAGATCATCCAGCGGTAGTACGAGAGGTAAACGTCCAATTGGCGTACCCAACTGTGTCGGTACTTTGGTCCAGTAATGGAATTTCGTGAGATTGTTTTCATCGTAGTGGTTTCCGATTAGGACAGATGAGATGACCCATCTGCCATCTTTCAAGACGTAGTCCACAGAGCGGTGTGGGCCTTCCAGCCACTCGCACCAGAAGTGGCCGGGCTTTACTCCATTATGGTTTATGAACTGCTCAAACTGATCGTCGTTGTACGTGACTTTTGACGCAGATATGCCCATTCCGTAGATGTTGTATACCGGCCTCACGACATAATCGCCGGGTGAGTCAGGTGCAGTGCCAGCAGGACCAGCGCTGAGTCCTTGCCTCAGGGCGACCTCCAACTTGTTAAAGGCCCAACGCTTCGATTCATCGTGCTTGTAAGCGTTCCAAGTTTCGTAATCTTCGTCGTAGATCGCATTTTTGTTGCCCATAAGAGGTCACCCTGATTCACGTTTGTCCGTACTAATGTGCAATGTCGTGGACGACTACCCCGACTCATACTCGAAAATGGCTTTGGCTCTTTCGAGCGCCCAAGTGGCAAAAGAAACACTTGTTGCCGAGTATGGCATCGGGGAAGATCTCCCGTTCAATTTTTTTGGTTGGGCCGAGGGTCAACTGCACATGGTAGTGGGTATGGAGCGCGCCGGGATGAGGCAGCCCATTCAAGACCGGTTTGAGATGTGTGTTGGCGTTGTTCAGGCGATGCGTTCACACTTCGGCTGTGACGCCCTCACATTCGTTGCTGAGGGCTTTCACAGCAGCAAGCCGGAGTTGACGAAGGATCAGAACTTGGGGGAACTGTACGGGCAGCACGATCCCGCTGTCCGTGAATGTATCAGCATGTCTCATGTCGAGTTGAGGCCGGACATGAGCCCGGAAACAACCCTTGTAAGTGTTACGTATCAGTATGTAACGGCGGATAAATCTGCGGGGTGGGTGATCTGGGACGAGGTCAAGGGCTACACGAGGGGTGTCGGGAAGGTTTTGCGCGATGCTCCGTTCCCCGCTATGATGGCGCTTGCGTTGAGATCCGGCATTGAAGACACCGATTTCGACGAGCAACAGCGAATCCTTGAACTCCTGAACGAACGTGGTTTCAATGTTCAGGTGTTCGATTCGTTTAAAGATTATTAGTTGTAAGATGGGGGGTATGCATGACAATCCGTTTCGGCGCACAGACAGAATGTTTGTCGGTGACATCGAAGTTGGTTTCATGCGTGCTGATCGCAGTCCTTGCCCGGTGTGCGGGCATCCGACTGGCGACTGCGCCGGGGAATCTGGGCCTCCCAAGAACATTGCTGCATACAACACGATTGAGCAGTTGGTGAGCGAGCAAACGTACCTTGTGGAGGAGGATATTTTCGAAGAACGGCAAATCACACCGTTCACTAAAGCCCGTGTTCTCAAGTATCCAAAGGGAAAACATATCCCGCTTGAAGAAGCACGAAATCTAGGCTTGGCTTAACGCTTTCAGTATTTTCCGGCCTAGTACAATCAACAGACGGGCTTTACTAACCCGTCAAATATCAGCAACCAACTAACGAAAGAGCCTCGCCATGAGCCTGCTTACTGACCAATTCTTAGCCTCGTACGCCCCAAAATCGCCTCCGTGGGGGTTCAACGGGATGGGCGAAATCGTCTACTTGCGTACCTATTCTCGTCCGAAAGAGGATGGGAATATTGAGACATGGCCAGAAACGATTAAGCGCGTGATTGACGGCGCTGTCGAGATCGGCGTGCCGTACACCCAGAAGCAGGCAGAGCAGTTGTTTGACCACATGTTCAACCTTCGTTGCTCTTTCTCGGGTCGTGCGCTGTGGCAGTTGGGGACACCGCTGGTTCAGCAGTTCAATGCGGCATCGCTCAACAACTGCTACTTCGTGAACATCGAAAGCATCGAAGACTTCGAGTTTCTGTTTGATCACCTCATGCTGGGCGGTGGTGTTGGTTTCTCCGTGGAACGTGCCAAGATTCACGAGTTGCCGAAGGTTAAGGCTGGAGTGTCGATCACTCACGAAAAGACCAATGATGCGGACATCATCGTGCCTGACAGCCGCCATGGGTGGAGCCGCCTTGTTCATTCTGTGTTGAAGTCGTACTTCTATACGGGCAAGTCGTTCTCGTATTCAACCCTTCTGATCCGCGAGTACGGCGCGCCGCTCAAGACGTTCGGTGGAACGGCATCTGGTCCGGGTGCCCTCATCGACGGCATCGAAGACATTTGCAAGGTCATGGACGGTCGTGTCGGCAAGAAGTTGCGGTCTATCGATGTTCTCGACATTTGCAACATCATCGGGCGCATCGTTGTGTCGGGTTCTAGCCGTCGTTCTGCGCAGATCGCTCTTGGCGACCCTGACGATGTTTTGTTCTTGCGTGCGAAGAACTGGGCGTCGGGCAACATTCCTGCTTGGCGTGCAAACTCGAACAACTCGATTTACGCCGACTCCTACGACGAGATCATGCCAGAACTCTGGAAGGGTTACGACGGAACCGGCGAGCCGTATGGTCTCGTCAACCGCAAACTCGCTCGCAAGTTCGGGCGCCTCGGACATAAGAAGTCAGACCCCACCATTGAGGGTTATAACCCGTGTGCTGAGATCGCGTTGGGTGACGGCGAGTCCTGCAACCTCTCCACGATCTTCCTTCCGAACATCGAGTCGTTGGCCCAGTTCCGTGAAATCTCTGAACTTCTGTACATGACACAGAAGCAGATCACCCGGTTGGACTATCCGTACGAAAAGACCACCAAGATCGTTACGAAGAACGCTCGCCTTGGACAGTCTGTGACGGGCATCCTGCAGTCTTCCGAGAAGCAGATCTCGTGGCTTGATCCGGTTTACGAGTATCTGGAAGGTTTGGATGCCGAGTATTCCGCAAAGAACGGTTTCCCGAAGTCCGTCCGTTTGACGACGGTTCAGCCTTCCGGAACGCTTGCTCTTCTGCCGGGCGTCACTCCGGGTATTCACCCTGCCTACGCCCGCTATTACGTCCGTCGTGTGCGTTTCGGTTCGTCTGACCCGCTGGTCGATGCGTGCCGTCAACGTGGCTACCCTGTCAAATGGGACGTTGGGATCGATGGCCGTGAGGACCGCACTCGTTACGTAGTGGAGTTCCCTTGCGAGTCCCCAGAAGGCGCTGTTCTGGCTGCTGACATGACTGCGGTCGACCAGTTGGAATGGGTGAAGAAGATGCAGACGGACTGGGCGGATAACGCTGTTTCTGTGACCGTCTACTACCGTCTGGAAGAACTTGCCGACATCAAGGCGTGGCTGAAAGACAACTACACCGACGCAGTCAAGTCAGTGTCGTTCTTGCTTCACTCTGACCACAACTTCCCGTTGCCTCCTTATGAGGAATGCACAAAGGAAGAGTACGAAGAGATGCTGACCAAGATCGATTTCTCGGTGCCGCTTGTTCAGTCGTCGTTTGTTGACGACGTCGTCATGGACGACTGCGCTACGGGGGCTTGCCCAATCAAGTGATTGTGGATGTCTTTGAACATCTCAACCTTGTCTACTGGGTCTGCGAGTAGGACACCTTCCCGCTCGCAGACCCAACAGTTGGGTTTGTCTACCCAGTAGACGTAGCAGACGGCACAGCCGAACACTGTCGATGTGTATGGCATTAGCGCTAGGACTTCGAACTCGTATTGACGCAGATGGCTAGTAAGGCTGCTCTTTACGGGTTCTATTGTCAACGCTTGCCTCCAAAGTATTCGGTGGCGTGGCCTGAGTCAACGAGTTGTTCGTTGAGTGAAAAGTCGCATTCTTCCGTTGGGTAGATTTTTGCGAGAAGTCGGCCGTATTTGCCTTTTCCGTCTTTGAAGGTTTCGACCCAAACTGTGTTATTCCAGTTAAACCAGTCTGCAACGTAGGCTTTTGCAGCGAGACCTCGTTCCTTTTCCTGAAGGTCTTTTGTGCGACTCTCAGGGGCGTTAATACCGTGTAAGCGACAACGCACCTTGTGATGGATATCAAAACCCAAGTCAATGATGAGGTCCACCGTGTCACCATCAACAACTCGTTCAAGTTTGGCTTTGTAGAAGTAGGGGGTCATTCTTCGAACCGTCTGTCGTCTCTTGCCCTGCGGCGCAAGATCCGTGAATTGTTTGCTTCAGTGACAAGGTCTTCTAGGTCTTCGGGATCTCCCCTGAAGCCTGTACCTTGTTGTTTGTACAGTTCCCAGTAGTCGTTGTCGGCATTACTGTTCTTCGCCATTGCTAACCATTGTACATAAATAAGAAAACCCCCGGGTGTTACCCCGGGGGTCTTCTTTACGGATCAGAGTCCGCTATGGGTTGCTACCGGATCACGGGGTCGGAGCGCCGTCGAAGGTGACCTTGACGAAGGCCTCCGGGCGCTTGACCGCCATGGCGAGGCGCTGCTCAGCGAGCACCACGATGGCGTTGCGGACGAAGAAGTCCGAGTGCTGTTCCGAGATGCGGATGTTGGCCTGCTCGCGGTCGTACAACTGGGCGCCGGTACCGAACGCACCGACGAGAGCGGTGCCCTCGGCGATAGCGGGGGTCTCGACGACCGGAAGACGCCACACGCGAGGCTCGCCACCAAGGGCGACACTCACGGCGACGAGGTACTGACCGTTGCTGTCCTTCGTCAACTCGATGTCCTCCCAGTCGTTCGGGTGCATCACGACGCCGGTCGGCTCGTAGTATGCGAGGAACGAAAGGGTGGCGGCGCGACGAATCGCGTCAGCCTTCGTGTCGGCAACAGGGCTGGTAGCGCCGTCAGACCAAAGGTAGGTCTGGATGCCGGTGGTGTTGAGAACGCCGGTCAGGTTCTCGCCGGTGCCGTCACCGGAAAGAATCTGGGCATCCTCCTGAAGGCGGAGGCCGTACATCAACTCGTTGTCGATGATCGAACGCAACTGCGGCTCGTCGGCGAGCACGTTGCGGTGAGCAGCCTCCCAGTGGGCGATGGTCCGGACGGGGGCCTGCACGCCCTCGAAGGTCATCGTCGACTGCGGCTTCGCGCCGAAGACCGCACTGCCATCCTCGGTGCCACGCTCAGCGACGGTCGCAGCGTTGTTGGTGAAGCCGGTCATCCGGAAGTACTCGATGATCGCAGCGGACGTGGTGCGAACCGGGAAGAGTTCCCGGACACGACGGGTGCGCTGCGGCGGGATCACGATCGGATCACGCTGGATCGAGCCGAACTGCCCGGGAGTGCCGGAAGGCATGCCCGAGTAGATGTCCTTGACGTTGTAGCCGTTGGCGGTCGTGAGAGCGCCCTTGTACTGGAACGGCGACGGCATGTTGGCGCCGTTCTGACCACCCTGAAGGCTCTTGAACTCGTCAGAAGCGAGGAAAGCCTCGCCGACCGACTTGAACTGGGCGCTAGCCTCGCGGAAGCCCTCGCCAGCGGCGGCGGCAGCAGCGACGCTGTCACCGGCGGGCTCGGAGCCCCACTGCTCGACGGACTCAAGGCTCTCAAGGCCACTGATGAGGCTCTTGATCTCCTTGATGTCCTTCATGTTCTGGTCGAACGCCGACTTCTGGTCCTGATCGACAACGACGACGCCGTCCTCGATCTGGAAGGAGTCAGCGATCTCCTTGTTCTGTGCGGTCTTCTCTTGGAGCGCGGTCTGCAACTCCTTGATGCGGGATGCATCTGCCATATTGATCTCCTCCTCTGGAGAATTGATGGGGTTGGATGTATTTGCAACAAGGTCTAGGTAAGCACCCGCCCTCTTACTAATAAAATACACCCTGTAAACGGCTTGAAATAGCAACTACGCCGTTTTTTTCGGATTTCCCTTTCGGGTTACTGCCAGTGCCTTCGGACGTATTGGGCGCCTGTCGGCCCGAAAAAGTCGTCAAAGGCGGCGTCATCCATAATTTCTAGGTCCTGATCGGGTGTTTTGCGTGCGATCAGCGACGGGGGTTGAACAGAGTTGTTCCAAAGAAAGAATTCGTCAAACAATCCGGACGTAATTTGACGAGAAACAATTTGTCTCATTTCGCCCGCAATTTGGCTACCAAACCAGTCAGGAAGCACTGGTCCACCCGACTGCTGATTCGCTGCGTTTCGAGCCTTCAAACGTTCGTCTGCGACAGCATCAGGGACATACACAAAATGCCCAGACGTCGAGTAACCATTCTGTCGAGCCCAACGCAGATGTTCCGTACGCTTACCGGTGCCAGTAACTACAACATCGGTGCCTGCTTCAGCAGCAGCATCCATAGCCCTGTCAGTAATACTTCGAGATGGGGCATGAACTTGACCTGCACCACGGCCACCGTCCCAGCCAGCAAGTTGCGTTTTAATCCAATCAGGATCAATAAAAGCAGCCTCGTTTTTGCCGGGAACGTCCATCACGCCGTCGTCAATAAGCGTCGTTTTGCCTGCACCAGTGGTTCCGCCAACAAAGTGCAGTTTCCGAGACCCCGGGGGTTTCCCTTTTGAGTCAACGTCAACGTCGCTCAGGATCTTCTTTACGGCTTCTCGCCCGCCTGAACCAACCCGGCCAGAACGGAATCCTTGACGGATCTCTTTGAACGCATCAAGTGTTTCCTGTGGTGCTTGGCGACGCACAACGGTAGGTGCTTCGTCAAGGTATCCGGGTTCGCTGGACAAGAACTTGTCCCACTGTTTCTGGGCAACCTTCTTTGGTTTTGAAATTTTCTTTGATGCTTTGGCAACGGCTCGTGTTGCGGCAGGACGCTGGAAAGCGGTTCCGTCTTGAATCATTCCGTCATTGTCGCCATCGACAGCGTTCGGATCGTAAGGGGCAGCACGACGCATGGTGCGCCCAAGCGCTTTGCCGTTGAGTTCGTCATGCAGCGACACTTTGCGGCGTAGTCTCCTGCTACGGCGACGTTCTTCCTGCATCAGTTTCCGAACTCGTTGCCGTTCAAGTCGTTCTCGATATCGGCGACCCAGAGCGGTAGATCCGGAACGTCGGGCGTAGTCGGTGATGTTGGAGCAGGGGGTCCATACGGTGTTGCCGCCCATTGAGGTTCGGCGGGCAACGCCGATGCATCCGAGTTGGCGTGCTCGTCTGCGTGCAGAGGAAGGGTCGGTGAATACGTCTTCGTCGCCGTCGAAAGCAAACGAAGAGGCTTTCATGCCTACTTCGCCGGATACAAGACCTGCCGAAATCGTGTCGATTGAGGTGACGCCTCGTTCGCCGAGTTTTTCCCAGTTCTTTTTGTTTTTGCGCTTTTTCTTGCGGCCCTTGAGGTCACGAACGCTTTGAAAATCATGCATTCTGGAGAGAACGGACTTTTCGCCCTTCTCTTTTTCGAGCCGTTCGTATTCTTCGTGCGTTTCGCACGCCATCCAAGAACCGTCAGGGTGCTGGTGCGCGCCAGAACAGCCAAGTTCTTTCGCTCGCCGTAGGGCGGCGGCTTTGCTCGCAGCACCACCAGACATGGAGACTACTTGCCGTATTCTTCGTTTGCTTTAGCGATGCCGGACTCGGTGTTCCCGTAACGCTTGAGGTACAACTCGGCCTCTTCAATGTCGCTGGCGTACTTCTCGCTCCAGTCAGCGAACGGTTCTTTGTCCATGAAAGAGGTGTCTGCATCTGAGTCAGCGTCGTACATTGTGTTGGCGAACTCTGCCCAAGACGTCTCGTAAGCCTTGAACTCTTCACGAGCCTTCTCGTTCTGGTTGATCGGAGGCATGTCCAAAAGGCGGGATAGTTCCATATGCTTTTCCATGAAGGACTTTGCATACTTTTCAAATGCTTCGTTCATGTTTTCACTCTACCTCAGCCTTGCGATCCCGCTTGTCTGGCCATTTCAATCCACGGCCGTGAACCTTCGGTGTCAACCGTTTCATCAGATACGACCACTGAAGGTCGCGACATGACAAGGATTCGTCCGTCGCTTCTACCGACCTGTACGGCATCGTATCCGGCGAGAGCAGCGAGAAGGTTGGCACGGTTGTCGCCGTACTGGCTAGCGACTGCTCGCATTGATTCGATGGCGGCGATGGCGCCCTGATCACCGGCTTCGGCACGAGCGATCAACTGGGCCATCATCTGTCCGGCAAGACCTTGTTTGACTTCGTCGTCAAGTTTGTCGAACTCGTTTTTCATGGCTGAAGCGACTTCATCTAGCGGGCTCTTGTCGAAACCGCCGGGGAAGTTTGTTTCAGCGAGAGACATTGCGCGGTCGATGCTGCCAAGACGCTCGCCTTCTACTCTGGCGTCACTCTGCATGATCACTTTGGCGTTTTTCGGAAGAACAGCGACAGTCGTATCTTTGCCGTTGCGACCGATCCAACTGAACCAACCACCACCGGTTGCTCCATCCGACCAGTACTCACCGAGACCGGCAGCGGAGCCATCTTTACCCGGAAGGTAACGAAGCGGGTCGCTGATCCAGTCTTCTGCGTTGCCCTTACTGCCATGACCGCGCAAGATGATTCGGTGGCCAAGTTCAGCCAAGTTCTCCAACTCGGCGGCAGTAACAACCTCGGGAAGACCGTTATATCCCTGCGCCTGCCAGATGGCTGCCATCGTCGGGGACTGGGAAATGTTGCCTTCTTCGGCTCCACCTCGGCCACCCTTGACGTCCACTTTGAGCGTGTCGTCACCATCAATGATGCGCTTGATCTTGCCGATTTCAGCAACGGCCTTGTCGCTCAACTCAACCTTGCCGTCAACAACCCTCACTGGCTTCGAAGCATCATGCTTATCGACTGACTGCATCAAGTTGCGCTCAGTAGCGCCGCCACGAAGTCGTGCCCGTGTACGGCGAGCCACTCGTGCGGCGGCACGCCTCGCCCTTTCGGTGCGGCTGATTTCGCTTTCGCCTGTACGGAAACCGCCGGTGTTCTGACCGCTTCGCCTGCGTGCCCGACGAGCAGCACGACGCTGCTCACGTTCTGGGTCAGGACGAAGGAAACGGTCGACCAGCGGGTCACGACGCTTGCCTCGACGGTTAGCGGCACGTGCCCGTTTCCGGGCGGTAGCGCCACCAACGTCGGGATCGTAGAACGTGGAGCCGTTCAACCCAAGTGAAGCGCGTGTGGGGACCTTGTCGGTGTTGCCTTTGCGTGCCTTCTTGAAGATTTCTTGCTGGCTTCTGTCATGCAGGTGCTCAAGCAACTCGAAGTTGTCTCGTTCACGCATAGCGCCAAGAGTTTTCAAGTCATCCAACTGTTTCTGCTTCGTAGCGTGCTTCTTTTCGTCGATATCTCCGTCACGCAACGCTTTGTCCAGACGTGCCTGCATTACTGTAAGGAGGCTCCGAGGCGGCGGAATCGTCCTCCAGTCTGCCTCTTTCCCATTGCGGTCCCAGAGGTCATCCTCAAACATGTTTTCACGTGCGCCAGTAAGCGGACCATCTTTCGTGATCGCCCAGAAGAGTTGTCCTTCTCGCTCAAGGGCTGCCAACTTCACAAGGCCACGCGCCTCGGGAGTCAAACTCTCCCATGCCTTGCCATCCGACTCGTCACGCTTCGAAATGCCAGCAGTGCCACGCTTGCGTGAACGCAAACCGCCACCAAGACTGCGGTTAGCAGCGATATCGGTTTGTGCGGCACGGAAACGATCACGTTGGCTTTCACCAGCCGGGCGACCCGGGGTGCGTGCGCTGCCGAAGTTGCGAACGGACCGCATGCCTTCGCCGGTGCGGTCGGTTGAAGGAACCCGACCGACTTTGCCTCTGCCGTTGTTCTTTGCGTTTCGTTCGAGATCCTTGTATGCGTCAGGACCGAAAATGGTGTTGATCCACCGTTTGACTGGTCCAACTTCTTTCATCCCGTTGGCGCTGACATCGGTGGTGCGCCTGTTGATACCGGCCCCTACAGGCGGGTTAGTGCCACCTGCCAACACATTGCTCCACCCGTAGGCGTTCATTTTGCCGGGGTCTTTGGAGGTTTCTCGTGCCCAAGCAATCAGACGGTCAGGAAGGATGATCTCGTTGTGGCCTGTCCTCATTCCAAAGGTGAAACCGTTGGCCGCAAGGACCTCGTACATCTTTTTGGCAGGGCCCGAGGCGCCTTTGGGAATTGCGGACGTGCCGCCGTACTCGTTTCTGCCGATGAGTGAAGAGTTGTCGGTTATTTGACGAGGCAACGGGACAAGGTCCATTCCCTTTTCAGGCTGGCTGTCGTCCCTGTCTTTGCCTGAACCCTTTTGCTTTTTGACGCTCTTTCCCTTACTGCGCTTCGACATCATGCCAACGGCTTTACCCTGAGCAAACCGCAACAAGTTCAGCATCTCGTCACGGTCATCAAGGTTCAGATCAACACTGCCATCTTCGATGCGGTCTTCGAGGTCCGCCATAATGCGACGATGTTCGGTAACGCTCGTCAGCATGCCGTTGTAGGCGCCGCCGTTCTCGGCAAGGTTGATCATCCGTCGAGCGGAATCAAACCCTCGCTTAACACTGGGATCGCCCTCATCGTCAAGGTCGATAAGCCGCTGAAGTTCTGCAACCCGTCGACGTGACGGGCCATCACCGAAGTCGCTTGTGATGTATTTGAGTTCAGGCTCGTCTTCCAAGCCGCTCTCAAGGTAGATCTGGGTTTTGCCGTCAGGTGATGTCAGCAAGACCGAATGAAATCCACCGAGCGACTCCGAAGGATCGTTGAAGGTTGCTAGGGCAATCATTTCTTCACGTGCGTATTCCCAATCCCAGCCGTAAAGAGGACCTTCGTCGATTCCGCCATAGTAGCCCTCTTCGATGGGGGCCTTGCGGGCACCCCAACCGGTGCGACGCCAAGCATCGTCGGAATCCGAATACCCCCACCCGCCGCCGAGAAAGCCTGCGTTGTTTTCGATGTTTTCGTAATCGAAGTTGTAGAGGAAGTCGGCGACCGCTTCTGAGTCTTTTTCGTCAAGGCTGGTGACTTGGCTAAGACCACGCCAACGGTTGCGGTTTTGGCTCATGGCTCGTGAGCGTCGCTGTTCTGCCTGTTGGCGGAGTTTTGCGCCTCGACGTACTTGGATGTCTTTCCATTGGCCGTTGATCCGGACGTACTCGTCGAGCGTTTCCAAAGCGAAATCGGGGTCGTCGAAGAATGAAGCCCACCGATCCCGTAGGGACGGGTCACGCATTACGTCATCTACGGAAATGCCACTAACTGATGCGGTTCCACTAATGGCGTCTCGAAGGCCGTTGAGTGTCTGCCGGAGTTGTTCTTGCTCTCGGCCTAGTTCCACAACGTCCATGTCCTCGACTTCGCGGGATGAACGGAAGCCACGGTGACGTGGTTTGTTTCGGAATGCGGAACGGAGACGGTCACCGATTGATGCGGGCCGCTCAGGCGCAGGGTCGTCGCCAAGCGAAAGGCGGATGCCATCGTTGTCGTCGAGGGCGACGGATACGACCATTTCGCCGTTTTCGTCGGCGTCGAGTCCTTGCTGGAGGAAGTCTGCGACTTGACCCATCATGCGGTCGCCGGGCCCTGTGGTCTCGTCGTCCAGAATCTGTTGCATGCTGTCTTTTGCCCGCTGGGCAGTTTCCCGGTCGACAACCAGCATGTCGTTTGCAGAAACAGAGTTGGTGATGGCATCACGGAAATCTTGAAGCATTGCCTCGATTTCCGGTTCGTTCGCTCCGGCAATTGCGTCTTGGACGTCTTTCAGAACCTCGTCAATAGCAATCTGCTCTTCCAGCGTCATGTCCATAGCGATGTCGTCGCTCTGCACATAATCTGGCTTTTCCTGACGGCGGGAACGCATTCCGCCGAACCGTCCAACCTCGTCACTTCCGAGGAACCTGTCGGGGTCTCGGTCGTCAAACTGTGCTCGCGGCCTGCTTCCTGCACCTTCACCCCTCCGGCTTCGCGGGTCGATCGGGTCGACGGTTTCCTCTGAAGGGGCCGCTCGGCCACTGCCGTCAGTGCGAAGGCCTCGCCGACGCTGAAGTTCTTCAAACTCTCGCCTGCGCTCAGCGATATAGAAGTCGATGGGATTGCGGCGACGTTCAAAATCAGCATCTGACTCGTCAAACCTCTGGCGTGGCGAACCGTCGCTTAGATTGAACGGAAGATCAGAACCAATCGGCCGCTCGGCACGACGGGCAGACCGCCGCCCCTGCTGGGCCCCACCAATCGGCTTCACAAACTGAGCGGCATCACCAAGCAACTCGTTCAAACGATTCTGATCGATAGAAGCAGTCGAGTTGCCAGAGCGACGCTGCTTCTCAATCTCCATCGAGTCGCCATCAACAAGAGCAGAAACCCGACGGGCCATGTTCTTGGGAACCACGAACCGAGGAATGATCGGACGCTCCATACCCGGAATGCCCTCGAACACGATGCCGTCGTTATCGCCATCAACACGTCCAGTGATGTCTACGAACGACATACCGCGAGGGGCAGCCCGAAGACCGCCACCAATACGGGCACCGAGTTTCTTTTCTTCAACGTCAAACGGGTTCAAGTCGTAGCCGTCATGGTTGAACATGACATCAGCCTTTGCGGAGTAAACCTCACGCACGGTACGGCGCAACATGCCGCTACCCATTGAGATCTGGTCGAGATCTTCGTTGAGTTGGTCGTCTTCTCGCGATTTGAACGCCATGTTCTTAGCGTCGATGCCGAGGCGCTCGATGCGGGCTTTCACCATGACAGAAGAACGGGCGCTGTCGTTGAGGAAAGAACGAACTTTGTATTCGACGGCGCTAGAGGCGTTCTTTTCGTTGGTGAAAGAACGAAGTGGCGTGCTGGTAAGGCTGATAATCGACGAATCGCGATATGACTTCTTTGAGCCGATGTGGGTCATGTTGCTGCGGTCAAGAAGGCGTGCCTGTCCGCCGTCAGCGATCTCTTCAATCAGGACTTCTTCGAAACTGGCCATTCCACGGAACTCGCCGATTTCGACGCCGTACGGAAGTTGATCTTCGAGGCTCTTTGTCTCTAGTTCGTTATAACCCTCAGCCCATACTGCGCCTTTGGAAGAAACGCCGTAGCAGGTTTCGCTTACCCCGTCACGGACGATGATTCCGAATGTGGAGTCCGAGATGTGGTCTTTTACAACTGCGTACTGCTTCACTTCTTACCTCCGAGCGCTTGCATGATCTGTTCCCGCTGTGACTTGAGAACTGCAATGCGATTCTCGATGATTTTGCCCACAATGTTGAGGTGGGTTTTCTCTGCTTGAGTAAGTTGTCCGTCCCTGTAGAGAGCGTCACGATATTTCGTGTAGTTGAACTTTCGTGCTTTTTTCAGAAGCAAAGCAACCTGCTCTTGCATCTGGCGTTTTTGCTCATCCTTTAGTTCTCTATAATACTTGCTGTATAGGCCACTAGGGGAGACCGACTGGAACTTTCGGATCTGGGCCTTCGTGCGCTCACGAATCTTGATATTGGAAAGATCCGTGAGTTCGCTATCAACAGTAAGAGGCACGGGCTTGAGAGAATCACCGGCCTTGACAAGCGCAACTCGCGATTCCGGCCTCTTGGACACATCAGAAATCATGTCCGCCACCATCAATTTGGCAACATCAGCAGGGCTGAGGTCTTTAAACAGGCTGTCGCCGTCCAAACGGCCCTTGTCGATTACGGAATCTGGAAGTTCAACCATCAAACGCTTTGAGTCGCCCGCTCCAAGAATCCCCACATCGGGAGCGTCAAGACCCAAGAACTTCTGCACGGCGGCAGACAATGAAGCGTTGAGGTTCGATTCGGGCGAACCCTTCCTGACTTCGTAAAGGCGCCCAGCGGCAGACTGATACGTCTTGCCTCGACGCTTAAACGCACTCGCTTCGGTCAGGGCTTGCTGAAGCAGCGAAGGCGGGATGCTGGAAAGCGGCTCACCCTTCTTGATCGCTGCAATAGCGGAATCCAACGACATCTCAAATTCTTTAGGAGCGTCCTTCGGGGTTTTCTCAACAGAACGCTTCTTCTTTGCTCCAGACAGCAGATCGGCCAGAGTCTTGCCTTTCGGCAGTTTCTCCGAGTACTCCATGCCGTCGCCAGTCTCGTTGACCAGATACTTCAGACGCGCCGCAGGGTCTTTCTTGTTGTCAGTCTCGATCGCTTTGTTTACGGTCCTGCCCAGTTTGCGTCGTTCGCCGACCGTAAGAGGGCGCACCTTCTTTACTTCAACGAAAGCACCATCGTCGAGAACATAGGTGACGTTGGTGACTCCGGTGTTGGACAGCAGGCCAAGTTCGTCTTTGCCCATGTTGCCGACCGAGTTGAGACGCATTAGGTAGGTGGCGTCTTCCATATCTCGGTTGTCTGGAATGGTGCGGAGCACAGCAGCGGAAACGACTGGTTCGAGTACATATCCGTCACGTCGTACGAGTCGTGCGACTTCGCCGTCCGTGTCGGAGATCCCTTTGATCATTTCGTCTACCGACTTTTTCCGTGCAGCGACGTTTGTTGTTTTCGTAACTCGGGGGATTTGTGGCCTTCGGATTACGACAGGGCTGGTGGTTCGTCCTGTTCCACGGATGGTGTCGCCTTCAACTGGGTTGACGGTGATGTTGCTTTCACGGCGGAGCGCTCTGCGGATGGCGCCGATTGCGGCACCGAGCGGTCCGGGGATGTCGAATAGTTTTTGGCCGCAGGTGGAGAGCCTGTTGTCGGTGAATCGACCGCCGTACTGGTATCCCTCTGGGCAGCGTGAGGTTCGTCCGCCTCGGCTTGCTCTGCGTCGGCCGGGTTTGCCGGGGGTGAGGGCACGGCTGATGGCGGACCTGATGGGGCTGCGGTAGGGGGAGATGTTGCCGGGAAGAAGGATTGACCCTGCGGCTTGTGCTGCCTGTCCGATGCGGCTGCTGGAGCCGATGGTTCCGACTCGTTTGACGTTGTATTGGCGGGTGTGGCCGGACCGGTGGGAGAGGGCTTTGAACTCTACGAGTTGTTCTTTGTTTGCTCGTGTCGATTTCAGGTACGCAATGTTCGTTTTTTCCTGCAAATCAACGAGAATCGTTCGTTTAATTAGAATGGATGGGCAGGTTTCGCAACCTGTTTCTCGTTCGTAAAAGTAACTTTCGACCATTATGCACACTCGCTGCAGTCATCGTCTTTGGTGAATTCGTTGACGAGAACGGTGCCGTCGGACATTTCGGCTTCAAGTTCCCAGTTTTCGTAGTTGCGCAGGTAGTTGACGAAGTCTTGTTCCATCGCCATGAAGTCGGCGAGCACACCGAAGGCGTGTTTGTAGTCAAGTTCGGTGACGACGGGGTTGGGGTCTTCTTCGTAGCCGAGGCTTTTGAGTTCTTGGAAGTCGCCGAAGAACATGTCGTCTTCGTCTTCCCAGTATCCGTTGAGCGATTTCTTGCCTTTTTTGAACCGCTTCTTCATGCGCCGATTGAAGTCTACGTCAGTCCAGTTCTTGAGTTTCTTCAGTTTCCCTTTGCAGTTTTTCATGCCGGGGTGGTGGCATCCCTCGTTTGGCCAAAGACCGGTGGTTTCGTGGTGAAGCCAAGCGCAGATCCGGCTGAGCGGGTACAACTCGGGGTGGTTTTTGAGGATGACACGGCAACGTCGGAAGCCGCCCGGCTTCTTCATGATGGGACGCCAGTAGCGCAGGAGTCGTTCAAGGTTTCCTCGTCGGGGTCCACGACCTCGGGTGATGGAGGTGATGCGTTCCTGTGGAAGGTCGAGGAGGACGTCTTGAATTGCTTTGATCTCGTCGTTACCCATGATACCTACAGTTTAGTTTATGTAAGGGGCTTGCGTGGAGTGGTTTCGGCCTTGTGGCTAGATATCTCGGTATTCGGAGGCGGGTGGCCTGAGGTGCGGTGGAAATCCGTAGCCACCTCCGCGCCACGTTTTCCATACTTGTTCGTCGATTTCGTCACGGCGAGATGTGCGTAGTGTCTGAACTGCTTCGCTTTCTGGGTCGGCCAGCATCTCTTCACGGCTCATTCGTTCAGATTTAAACGGGTCTTCGCCGGTGTCCAACTCGCGGAAAATGCCGATGATCTCATCAAACGAATGGACCGTCAGTGCTTTGCCGACCGTTGTGCCGAGAAGGATCGTGAGTTTCCTGTCCCAGTCCGCCAGTTCTTTTGCTCTGTCCATATTCAGCCCTTCTTCTCGTTCTTCCTTTTCAGGTACAGTTCTAGATATTCGGCGTACATCTCTGGAGTCAGTTTCCGCAGTTGTCGTTTGTTTTTTGGGTTTTGCAAAATGCCCGACATGTATGCATTCCACAGACTTTCGTCGATCGTGTCCCTGTAAATGTCTGGGGGCGACGTGTGGAAAACTGTGACGCTTTCAGCAAGTTCACCGAGCCTGCTTTTTCGCTTAGATTTGTGAGGATCTTTACCGTATTCCAACTCGCGGAAAATCCCGATGATTTGATCTCGCGACAAAGTGTCACGGGCGTCCCAGTACGACGTGCCAAGTGCTTTCTCCACTTTGTCTAGCCACTGCTTTTTCCCAGCAGGATTCAACATTTTGTCCAAGCCAGAAAAGTCAATTTGCAGTTCGTCCATTATTTATCCGATCGTGAAGTCAGCATTGGGATAAAGCCAGCCGAGCAGTTTCTTGAGGGCCGCAGATTCCTCAGGGTTGAGGGAGCGTTTAACTCCATCATCGCCTGCAATTTGCAACTCGTTACCCAAAAAGTTTGCTGTAACGAGTTCCGCCATGAGTTCCATATCTTTGAAATCAAAGTATCTTGATTGTTGACCCTCGGAAAGGAAGGTCATATATGAGTACCAATTTCCGCCAGCGGTTTGTCGTGCGATTTGCCTGACCAAAGCCTTTTCTTTTGGAGTCAGGTCATCAAACATTTTCCCACCGGCAAAAAATGCCTCAAGAACACTGCGCATTGCCGACAAGTCACTTCTAGAAACGTACTGCCCAGAGCCTAATTTTTGGAGTTTGTCTTGGATTTCGCCCAACACTGCAGCCAAAATTTCTTTCCGAGAAATGTCTGCATCAAGGTTGCCAGACAAAACATCAGAAAGAGGCGTTTCCGACTTGCCGACCTTGACTGGCTCAAGCATTGCTCTCGCCCGTTCTGATTTGTCAGTGCCTTTGAATACAAGGTTCATTCTAGCGATGGCTTCAATAACAGGCCTCATTCCTTCTGCGGAAACTTCAGTAGTCAGGGGCGTTCCGTCTGGCAACTTGGTTCTGGGAAGACCGTGTTCGGCGATAATGTGCAGCATTGGCACCGCCAATTTCATCTGGTTCCCGTATTGATCCACGTCTTTAATTTCTAGTCTTTTAGCGATTGTGCGGCCATTCCACGGAGCGTAATCAACGTATGGAATCCCCCTCTCAGCAAAAAGTTGTCGCTCAACCGGGTTACCTTGTGCGTCGACGCTTCGAACTGTAAAGTCTTGGAAAAGAGCAAAGATCGCTTGAAAAGTAAGTTCGTCGCCGGGCTTCCATCTTGATCCAGTTTTGTTTGGAGCAAGTCGTTTTCCGAGAGCATTCAATAGGTCAGCAAGTTCTTGTTCAATAGTTAAAATTGATTTTCCATCTGCAGATGGAATCGGCGCATAAAGTAGGTCGACAAGAGGCATCAGGTCTTGTCTATTTCCCTGACTAATTTGTGCTGGCAAGAAATGAATTCTTTGCGATGTAACGAAAAAGTCGTGAGCAATAGCCGTCAAAGCGCTTTCCCTGAAAGCACCAAATGCTTCTTCTGCCGCCATGTCATCGATGGCGTCTTGGATACGTTTCTGAACATCGTACAGAGAGAGATCATCAGTAAAATCTAGTCCTGCTGCAAGCATCGAATCATGTTCCGCCATCACGAGGTGGGCGACGTGTCCCATTTCATGAAGTGTCACACTCCGTGCTGCCATCCGCCTTGCTTCTTCCCACAACGCTCTGGCTTCGTCATCGAAGTCCGGGTTGGGAACGCCGCCACCAGTTGGCGAGGCCACCATTGGCGGAGGGACATCATGCAACATGGTGAAAAACATCTTGTGTGTTTCCAACTGAAAGTTGCCAAATAGTTGCAGGTTCTGGACCCCGTCGTAACTAATTTCGTCCTTGTACATCAAGCCGAGTTTCATGCGCTTGTCTTGACCGGCGCTTAGAACCCATCCGTTGGGGGTTTGCTTGAGCCGGTGCCTGCCCATATTGGTTGTGAAGCCATCCGCCTTGTCGTCGTTTTGACCCCACATCCTAGATTCGCCCACTTGAAAATCGACTTCAGCAAGCAACGGGTTGGCCAGCACTGCAACCATCATCCCCATTGCATGTTCAAAATGAGCAGGCTCTAGTTCTGCGTCAGGGTTTGAACCACGCATGTAATCGAACGTCGTCGTTCCTGTAGCGAACCGTGGAAAGGCAACACGCAGAGCCCTTTGCATATCGGCGTAGGTTTTAATTTCTCGACCGTTGCTAAAAGCGTCAAATACTTTCTTGTTTTGTTCTGCGTGGATCTTCCGGTAATGATCCTTTGATCGTTGAATCCACCGCCTCTGTGTCGGCCTCTCGATCCAATCTCTGCGAGAGCGCATACCTTCAATGTCCAGAATGTTTTCCCGTTGAGACGCCCGGTTTACTCTTTTCGGGCGTCGACGCTTGGGGGTTACTGTTGAGGAAACTCGACGAGCGAACTGTGTGCCTTCTTGAACGAAACCGTCACCGTCGGCGTCTTCTGCGTTCGGGTTGAATCGTGCCCCACGAACAAAACCACGGATACCGCCGGTTGCGGCACGTCGTGCGCCTCGCCGCAATGCACGACCGAGTGCTTTTTCGTGGTTTCCTGAAGCAAGTAGCGACTTAAACTCTGTGGCCCGGTCGTCTTTTTCGTTCATGCTTGCTTTGCGTTGTGCTGTGGGCTTCGGGAACGATGAGAGGCTTTCGACGGACACAAGCATGTGTTCAGGTATAGGTTGTACCTGATACTGGATAATGTTTCGCCATTTGTTGTCCGGAGAATCAACCCCGTCCCACAGGAAACGATGGAATGACGTATCAGTAATACGTTCTACAGGCTTGGTGGTGATGTACGACAGAAAGTCAACATTCACGACCTTCTTGTTTTTCTGCATGACGGCACCAGTGCTGGGCCCGTCCACAACAAAATAAAGAAGCCCTGCCTCGTTGCGTCCTACGGGAATCGCCTTCATGATTTGCTCATCTCGGCGATCCCGCGCTTATAAACGGCACCCCAACCATCAAACTGCTGCCCGCTGGATTCGAGCGGGCCGCGTGTGCTCCGCATTCCCTCTTGCACGATCGGACGCAAAGTGCTCTGACGCGCACCAATCTCATCAATCATCTGCAACCGCAAAGCGTCTTCGACATCACGGACCCTTCCGATCCGCATTCCGCTTGCTGTCTGGCTTGAAAGATCACCTTTGGCAAACAAGTCCACAGAGTCCGGGTTCGTATACCGAACCGATACGCCTGCCTGATCGAAACGGCGCTTGTTCTTTGCGGCAGTGCGATGCTGACGGAGAAGGTTGGCGCTCTTGAGATCAACGACTCTGTTTGCCGCAATTGAGTCACGCAAAAACTCGATTTCGTCTTTCTGCCATCCAGCACGAGACAACAACTGGAACGTCCGGCTCGACTGGTCGACAATGTCTAGTTCTCGTGGGTCGATGCGGGCCGAACGCCAGTCAAGCGTGTTGATCGGCACGTCGACACGTTCGATGTCGCCAAGGTTGAATCCGCCAGCAATCGCTGCCTGAATCTTCCAATTGACGTCGTCTTGCCGGGTTTGGATACCGGTGAAATCGCCTGTGAGTTGTGCGTTAAGGAAGTTGTTGATTTGCGAAGCGCTTTCGCCTCGGCCACGTCGCGAAACACTGAGGTGACCGGCGACAACTCGGCTGGACTGTTCGTTGAGTAGCGTGGGGGAAGGCGCTGCTGTGCGGATGTCATCAACTCCGTACGCTGTGCGCATCGACACTTCGGGGCGCATAATCAGGTCGATGTCACCAAAGATTGACAGGTCGCTGCCGTGTGGAGAGTCGCCGCTGTGGTCGAAGAATTCGCCACGACGCCGAAGCGGGTATCCGTTCCGGTCAAGGGCGTTGATTGCATCATTGACGATGTCTTCGTGAACGCCGTGTGTGAGGTGCCCGAAGAAGGGGCGGCTTCGGTCTGGGGCGTCCAACGGCCACCCCATGTCGGCATCTAGTTCACGGCTAAGGGCCGATGAGGGCCGTTCAAGGGAGCCTTCTGACAAAAGGCTAAGGATTTCGTCTCTGGTGACACGGGTGCGTGGCCTGCGGTCAAGTCCTTGATGCCAAGAATTCGTTGCCTGTTCGAGGGTGCGGCGAATTTCGCTGCCGTCTCGTCCTCGAACGAACTCTTCTACCTCTGGCGCCATCGGGATTCGTGTGCCGTCTGCAAGGGAAAAGCCGACTCCTCCTCCGAACATCGATTCGAAGTTTTCTGTCATCTCAAACAGTTCGGAAGCCGCGTTTACGTCACGCTCAGTGTTTCGGCTACGAGAGTCAAGAGAGAACGGCTCGATGCGGCGTTCACGGAACGCGCGATCCAAATGGTTTCGGCGATGCACCATCCGTGTGCGAACGGCGTTGTCGGAACTAAATGGGGACGTTGAGTGTCGCGCTTCGGGCTTGATTTCGGCGTCAAGAACTCGTCGCAGGTTTTCCCGTTCACGGTGTTCTTTAACGGTCTTCGGTTGCGGCATGGCGTCGAGTGCGTCACGAAGCCGTTGGGCGTAAGACGATGACGTGTCTTGGCCGGTGACGTTGAGCGTCCGGTTGTTGTTTGCGTCGACGTTCATCGTTTCGTAGTCGCCCGGCGGGAGCAGCAAGTTGCGTCGTGGGCCTTCCTTGTCGGTTGACACGGCGTGGCTGCCTTTTGGCAAGAAGATGATGGTTTGGTCGCTGCCGACTTCAGCCTCTGCAAGGTCCAACTCGCTAAGAATCCTGACGGGAGTGAATCCGTCAGGGGCAAGCGTGGCATCAGAGTCAACAACTGCGTAGGCGTCAGCGTTTGTTGTGCTGGCATCCATTTCTCTGACGATGGACATCGTTTCCGGCCCTTTGGAAACCATCTTCCTATCGCCAGTTAGGGTTCCGCGTTTCAGATTGTCGCTACTGCTGTCAGGGCCAGACATCAGGCGTGGCAGCCGCTCTGGCGTGTAGTCCCAACGCAAAGGAGCGGGAACAAGATCGGGCTCATTCGGGCGGGTGAGGCTTGGTTTGCCTGATCCTGTTCCGGGTGGCGCAGTCATACGATCGAGCCTGTCCTGATTAATAAACCCGTACCCGGTGTTTTCGATGAGTTCTTCGTAACTTTCGCTGTCGTAAAAGGGGTAGCCCCTGCCGTTCACTCGGTCTCTTGCGTATCTGTTGTTGGTGGCTCCGAAGTGACGGCCCGGCCAAACTTCTTCACCTTTTTGACGTCGGGCGCTCTGCCCTTTGGCGCCAAGGGTTTCTCGTTTGTAGTTTTCGGCAGAGATTTGTTTCATGCCAATAATTGCGGCATAAAGTTCGGCTTCTTCGTCTCGGGTGAGTTTGCGATCGTTAGATGCCAAGATCAGTTCATCTGCACGGGCTTGCATCGTTTCGAACTGTTCGTCGAGTTCTTCGGCTTTACGCTTGCTGATGTTGACGTCGTCGAAACCGAAAATTCGAGACCAAATACTGCGGGCAAAACCGCCTTTAGATGTGTCGTTGCCCTTGTTGACCGCCTCTTGAAGTATTCCTGATGGGCTTTGGGGGTCGCCTGATTGTGGAGACGCTGGCCGTTTGGGTACATATTGTCCTGTCGGGAAACCGGGCACCCACTCCCAGTTATCCATGTCGGGTTCCAGCCAGTCGCCATTGGGGCCTGTCGGCATCGACGCACCACCCGGCCCTTCGGGTAGGGGCGTAGACGAAGGCGGTTTCCCTCCGGGTGGAGCGGAGGGGTCTGGGGTTCTTGGGGTCGCCGGAAGGACTGCCTGATTGTCAGGGTCCTGCGGGGACCAGCGAGGTTTCGCGAGGCTTGTCGGAGGTTGAGGCGGTGGAGTCCTGTCGTTCAACCATTCCAGATGTCTGTCGATGACTTCGCTGTCCACAATGCCCATCTTCTGCAAGGCACGGAGTTCAGCCATGCCTTCCATCAGCATGATGCTTAGTTGGATTCGGCCTTCTTCGGTGTACGCCAGCGGAGTTCCGCCATTGGCACCCCAGTATGTTTGAACCATGTCTTGGTAGTACTTGCCGGAGAGGATATGCAGCATCGAACCCTCGAAAGCATGAATGCCAACAGGAGGAAAGCCTTCTGGCAGGTAGTCGTCCGGCAGGCTTCGCTTCATGAGTGTGTCAACTGCAGCGCCCCACGTTTCGTTGTCCCAGTCCAAGGGGCTTTCTGTTACGGCTACCGGCACACCGTTTTGCTCAATGAAGACGACGCCTTTTTGGTTCCACTCTTGAATGATCGCTTTGTTGGCCGCGTCATACTGCATCAAGTGAGCGATTTCGTGATGACCAATATGCTGTGCTTGCGCCCTTACTGACTGATGCCGTGCGGCAGTGAGGTCATTTGCATAAGCCTCTCGCCACCTTTCAAGATCCATTTCGTTGCGGAATGCAGCCTGCAACGCCGCCCACTGTTGGGCTTCCGTGCCGGTTCCGTCAGTTCGCATGATGCGGATTTTGCCGTCATCACCGAGTGTGTTCGGGAACAGGCGACCGTCGCCATCCTTGATGAATGGGCGGAGAACTTGGGCGACAACGTTGATTTCCATCGAAAGTCCGAAGCCGTCTTGACCAACCGCCAGCGGAATCATTCGTGCTTCGTGTTCCCAAAAACCCTCGATGTTGTTGCCGGTGGGAATTTCGGTTTCTAGGCTTTTGAGTTGTTTCATTGCTTCAGGGTTTTCGTAGTATTCCCTGAGCAGCGAGTCCAGATAGCCACCCAGAACATCGTGGTGGCGGTTAACGAGTTCTTTTGCTAGAGCGTTGCGTTCGTCTAGCGGAAGGTTCGGGTCCATCGTGTCGAAATATTGATCGAACAAACGCTGGTTCAGGTCGCTAAGATTTTTCTGAACTGATTGGTCGTCTTCCCAAACATCTCCGCCGTACAAGTCACGGAACAGATCCTTAAACTCAAGGTCCCACAGCCCGTTCTCTTTCATTTTGAACAGGGTGTCCCAAAGATGTTCGTTGTCCGTCGTAACCTGCGACGCACCAACCATGTCCATAAGCGAATAAATCGCTTCTTGAGTCAAACGTTTCTGCTCTTGAAAAACGGCATCCGAAGCACGCATCTGCGACGCTTCGGCCATCGCCCGACGATTCTGCGCAAACTCCGGGCTGTCTTCAGTAAAGCCCTGCAACACAAGACCGTTGCGGACATGCCAGTCATACCATTGACGCAACCGGCCTAGCCCCCGACGTGCAGAAGCAGTAGGCTTGAAACAGTTAGTGCCAAACTCGTCAGTGAACTGGTTAGCAGCAGGTGTCCCCGGAGGGCATCTGAACTTGCCGTCAGCATCGACAATAAGGTTTAGAGCACGAGCAGCACGGCGACCCAAACTTCCGCCCGGAACCAGCGAACCGAGACTGCGTCCAAGCGCTTTAACTTCGATGCCCTGTCGAGACGATTCGATCCGGCGACCAGTGCGAGGGTCGACGTCGTACTCGTCGACGATGATCTTTGGCTGGCGGCGTTTCCAGTCGATCGCCCGTTGCATCGCTTCACGCTGAGCAGCCTTCGGCAAAGGACGTGGCGGGTCAATCCAACCAAAGTTGGGTTCGTCCCCAGACTCAAGCATGTCACGAGCCGAAACGTGAAGTTTCAGAACCTGACCCGGACCACGTTTCTTTGTGGGGGCAAAACGAAGTTCTGGCACGTCATCTTTAACGCCGCCAGAAGTTGCTTTCTCGGACTCTTTCTTAGCGCCGTTGAGTGCCTTAACAGACCATTCCGGGTCTAACTCTGATTTGGTGGCAGCGACAACAGCATTGATCTTGAACGCTGCGCCGATTGCTTCATAGTCGCGACGTTCGTAGCCGATTACACGATCGGACAGGATGTATCTGGTGGCTCGGGTTAGGGCCATGGGGACCCACTCTTTCCCGGCCCTCAGACGAGACCGTCGTCGTTGCTGTCCTCGCTGGTAAGGGCTTCAAACTCTGCCAGAGACTTCAGGAAGTCCACATCTTCGGCGGTCATGCCGGTAGCGTCGTCCTTCTTGCCAGAGGTCCAGTTCTCCGGAAGCATGTCCTCTTTGCCCATCTCGCGAGCACGCTTGATGATGTGCTTCTTTGCTCGCTCTTTATCGCTGGCTCGTCCGTGAGCCATGATGGCATTGCGGAGATCGTCAACAGTCGAAATTGGGAACGAACCGTCGGGAAGAGCAAGCCCCTCCTTCGCCATGTCCTCACGCTGAGTCTCGCTGAAGGCGCGCTTCAGAGCGATCTCGGCAGCCTCGGCCTCGATCTCCTCGACTTCCTCGGGCTCGTAAGCGTCGAACCCGAGAACTTCACCGTCGAGAGCAACGAACACGTCGTAGGACTTGCCGTCGATGCCGTCAACCTCAACTGCGTAACAGTCGAAACCTTCGAAGGTGTCGGGCTCAACGGCCATGACGGTTGCGTCGATGCCCTCAAGGCTCTTGACGGCGATGTCGCAAGCCTCGTTGAAGTCGATGACGTCGTTGGTTCCTTGCAGCGACTTCTCCTCGAACACGGAATCGTCGAGACGGTGGAACCCGAGAACCTCACCGGAGGTTCCCTCCATGAACACTTCGATTGCGCGTCCGTCTTTGACCTGAAGGTCGACGACATAGATGTCGCTGCTCTGCGAGTAGCCGGAGTCGATGACAGTGCCGTCGAACTCGGCTTCTGCCTTGCCTTCGATTTCGATCAGGCCGGGCATGCCCTTCTCTGACATGCAGCCGCCCGGGCAGTCGTCGCACATTCCTGCGGCACCGGGGTAGACCTTGCGGTCGATGGCGCACATGAAGCCTTTGGCTCCGACATCGGCGCTCTTCTTGCCCATGCTGTCGAGACGGCGCTTGCGGGCGTCGCCCATCCAGCCTTTCTCCTCAGCCTCGTCTTCGTCGTCGTCGTCTTCGTCGTCGTCTTCGTCTTCGTCGTCGTCTTCGTCGTCGTCTTCGTCGCCCATGTCTTCAGAGTCGTCCATGGCCTTTTCGCCATCTTCCTCATCCTTGTACATGAGAGGCTTCTTCTTGCCGTAACCCTTCGGGTCCTCGTCGTCTTCGTCGTCCTCGTCGTCGTCCTCGTCGTCGTCCTCGTCTGCGGCCTCTTCGTCGTCCACGAAAATTCTGTCGTCCCTGTCGGCTGCGAGGGCAGCAAGGGCCTTCTTGACAAGTTCGTCCTCGTCATCAATGTCTTCCATCTCCTCATCGGAGATGTCGTCCTTCATCTGAACAGCCATAGCGCCGCACTTGCCGCACACTTTTGCGCCAGCCTTGTAGACGCAATCGCCGCCATCATGTCCTTTGGCGCACCGCATTACAGCGCCATCAGCGTCAATCTTGACTACTGCCTTCTCATCGTAATCCATGGTGGCTGGCTCCTTATACTGCATGTTTTTTAGCAAACAACCTTTAGGGTTGCTGCAACCACTACATGGCATCATAGTCTTTCGACCCTGCACCATGCAGAAGTATTTGGCTTGATTTTTACGAGGACCGTTTGTCAAATTGTACCCTACAACCGGTCGTTTCTGGGGACTGCCCATAATAATCAGTTATCCGGAATCTGTACCGTTCGGCCCTGAGAGTTGGTTCTGGTCTGGGTTCGGCTTTGGATTTCTTCAGTCTCGCCCGTCACGAACGTTCCCATTGCCGCTTCAGCGAACATGTCAATGAGTTTTGAGAACATTACGACACGGGAGCCCCCGGTCTCCATCTGCCTATCTACAACAACCATCAAGGCATCCATGATGTCGTCAACTTCTTGCTGCGTCACAGTGATCGTGCCAACGTTCGTCCTGCGATCCCCAGTAGCGCCAGACTTCTGACGGCTCATGATCTGCTCCAAAGTCCGCAAAGCATCAGCCGTTGAACGATCCCCACTCTGTTGCGCTTCCCGAATTTCCTTCGGCAACGAACGCTCAACATCTTTGAAATACGTTGCTTCGTCACGGATTTGGGTCCGACCTGCACGTTCAGAGCGGAAGCCATCAGGCTTATCTGTAGGTAGTTTCCTTAAATCGAAGAGAATGTTTTGTAGTTCAAGGACGTCAGCACCGATTTCATCAGGGAACGCAGGGGTTCTGTTGATGAAGTTTGCCAACTCTTCGATCTCGATGGTTCCAACGCTGCCGTCTTGGATGCTGTCTGCGGCATCAGTGAGCAATCGACCAAAACTCCACTCTTTGCGGTGTTCGCCGATAGGACGATCTGGATCAGCAGATTCTTCACTTTCTACCGCTGCCTCGTCACCAAGGAGCGCCCGATCTTCCATGTAGTTCTTCAGGCGGTCAACGATGCGGGTGATGTTGTTTTGCTCGGTTTCCGTTAGATCTGTGCGGGAAATTCCGGCTCGATCAAAAAGTTCTTGTTCTTGACGAGCCGAACGCATACCGCCACTTTGCCTTGCATCCAGATAGGACTGAGCAATCGAAGATGGCTTGTAATTACGGAATGAGCGCATACCCTCTTCGCCAGTCATGTCAGCGAGTTGGCGTGGCCCACCATCAACACCGGCGTCACCGTAACGCTCTTCCATTCCGTCGATGTAACTCGACAGGCTCATCGCTGCCTGAACAGATGCGGACTCCGCAGCGGTCAGATCGTCGTTACGGAACCGGTCGAGGTATTCATCAACGGCTTGACGCATTTCAGCGATGTTGGCTGCGGTGATGTCTTCTGGCTCCTGAGCAATATCGGACAGCGAATCCCAAAATTCTTTATGGTCGTCGCTTGCTTCGCCCTCGTTGACAGCGTCGGAAATCCGGGTTCCGTTGCCCGAAATGCGGCGGTCAAGGTTCTTTAGGTCTCGGGTTTGAGACTGGCTAACTGCTGATGGTGACGGAGCGTCCGCTTGTGGCGCTTCCGGTTCAGGAGTTGCCTGCTGCTGCGGTTCCTGCGTTGCCGGTGCCGGGGTTGGGCGGTCACGCATTTCCCGACGAAGCCGGTCACGGTTCGCCCTGCGCTCACGCCTCTTTTCCTCATCGAAGTACTTTTTAGCCAACTGGCCAGACAGCCGCTGGAAATCAACTTCACGCAAACCGGACTTAGAAGGAGAGTAAAACTCGTAAAGAGCATCCATCTGCTCCTCAGTCGTCATCTCATCCCAGTTATCTGGTTTAATCTCGTCCCACTTCTTACCTTTGAAGCGGGCCTCTTCCTGAACCGTTCCCATGGGGCGACCACGCTGACGTTCCTTGCCAGTATCGACACCCATGGTGCGGACAGCGGCTGGAGCGTTGTCGTCATCACGACTCGAACGCATACCTGCTTCTTCACGTCGTCCGGACAAGAATGCCCAGCCAGCGGGAGAAACCTCATTTACGTCGCGACCGACATAACGATCACGGGTCATGGAGTCAGACTCGTTCTGGCCCCAAGACAGCAAATCGCTCATATTTCGTCGTGTCATGCCCGGCACGGCAGGACGCTTGCTTCCCATGCCGACGTCTTTACCAATGTTCGGGGATTCGTAGGTGCCGTTCGGATCAAGCGCAGCAAAGTCGATTACGTCCTTTGCGGCGACAAGCGTCGGGTTGGGCTGACGTTCTGAACGGCTGGCGTACTCGTTGAAACCGTTGACAATCCGCTGAGCGGTGTCGGCATCCATCTTGTCCGAAGATCCCCGCAGCCACTGGTCGAACTCAACGAGTCCTTCAATTCCTTGCAGCGAGTTCTTCTCATCGGCCATAGCCCTACGGATATCGCCCTTTTCGGTGTCGTTCAGTCGAACGGAAATACCCTTCGGGGGGATGCGGACGTTGCTCGACTTGCCGAAATCGTTGCGCACCTGAGCCTTGGGGTCGACATTTGCGTCGGTCCAAATGCCGTTGCGTGCTCCGTTCTTTGCGTTGGAAAGCAACTCTGCGGTTTCAAACAAGCCACCGGACTCGTCGGCGTCGCCGTCAGCGTTGAGCAAGTCGATGACACGCTGCATGTCTCGGCGGTCAAGGCCACCCTCAAACGCCGGGTCAAGGCCATCGGCAACTGCGTTGATGACACGACGCTCGTCGTCAGTTTCGAAAGAATCTGCGAAGTCACGCAGCCGCTCTGAATGTTTCAAAACATCACGATTGCGCATGTTCATCGTGATTTGGTTGCGGTTCCGAGTTGACCGCATCCCACGGCGACCATCGCCAGATGCCTTGCGGTATTCGGCCAGAGATTTCCTGACCCCTTCAACAAGCCTCTGCTGCGTGTCGTTCTTAAACGGATCTGTGTCCCTCAACTCAAACAGCGGGTCGTCGACGATGCGGTTGGCCGTGTCTTGGTCACCGATGCGGCTTTCGACAAATTCAAGATCTTCTCGGTCCATGTTGAGACGCATCCGAAGGTCATCAACTTCTTCCGCAGCCGCCAACATTTCCCGCATATCGGACACATAACCTTCGTCTTGGATGTCGATGGGGTCGTGGTTGTCGGAAAGCCATTTGTCTGCAGCAGATTCCCGGTTGGACGCAGATGTGATTTCTTCCCATTCGCTACGGTTCATCCTGAGGCGCTTGCCGCCGTTGTTGATGACCTCCAACTGATCGTCAAGCATTTCTTCGTTACGCTTGATCGAATCCGTGATGTTCTCTTGTTCGTCTCGCAACTGTTCAACGGTTGAGTGCAGCGAGTCCAACTCTGATTCAAGGTCGAACAACTCGCGCTGATCCTCGTCGAAAGACTCGTACTGCGAAAGAAGTCGTGAAACGTCGTCGCTTCGGCTTTCATCAAAGCCCTTGCCGTCCCTGCCAAGAACCGCCCACGCCAGTTCCTCTAGATCAGAGCCAAGCATCGGGCTGTTTTCAAGCCTCGACATCAAAGCGAGGTTTTCGTACTGGGCGCCGTAGACCTCTTTGATTTCGTCGAGTTTTTCTTGGACAGCGTTGGCCCGCTCTTTTACAGTTTCCTTGAACTCGTCCGGGCTTGAGATCTGATCAAACCGGCGAGAACTTTGCATCCCGCCTTGAGGACCGGCAACTGCTTCTCTAAGTTTTGCCCCTACCTGAGGCGTGGCAGGACGTTCGAAGGGCGTGCCCTCTTGAACGAGCCCATCCTCGTCTCCATCGATCGCATTTGGATCAAACCGGGCGTTTACACGCCGTAGGGACCTAAGCGCTTTTTTTGAACCACCGCCAAACAGTGACTTTGAAGCAACCGCTACGGCGTCGAGGAACTCTTCGCTCGGATCGGAAAGAACCTTGATCCCGTCCTCGGTGACCTCGACTTCGACATCGTGATACTCGAACAGCGGGTCAAGAGCGGTCTTGACTTCAAAAGCGTCCTCGGGGGCGCACTGAATGACAACCTCGGGCTGCTCCGACTTCTCGTCGAAGTCTTCGAAACCGCTTAGATCAGTCATGTACTCAAGTGACTTTTCTTGGTCGTCTTCATCTTTTTCGTAAGCATCAAAGACCATTGCCATCGTCGGCTCGGGCTTGGGTCCAACGTAGGCGCGACTTGTGGTCTGGCTTGGTTTGACCTGAGGGGCTCGAACAGTTGGCTTCATTCGACGGAACGTCATCTGGGGCATGACTCGTTCGGGCTTGCCGAACATGTACTCGCGCTCTTCCGTGTCCCAATGGTACGGGAGGCGGTAGAACCGCTTTGTTCCGTCAGGTTTCTTCTTAGCGAAGATCGCCAAGTTCTCGGTAGCGGACATCACCTTGATGGGGGCCTGCACACGAGACGCAATCTCCATTTCGAGAGCGTTCCGCTTTTCTGGACTGAGCGGTTCCGCCTCACCTTCAGCAAAAATGTCTCGCTGCGGCACGGGTCGGCGAGCGGGAATCATCCGCATCATGTAATGGCCCTTTTCGTCCATTTCGTCTTCCAACTCGATATCAACATCGATATCAAGAAGGTCAGAATCGAACTCTTTGACGTCGTAATCGTCTTCTAGCGTCTTGAACTCTTCGTTGAAGTACGTCTCAAACTCGTAGAAGCCGTCGGTTTCTGCCCATTCGTCCCACTCGGCGTCCTTCTTCTTTTTGCTGTTTTCGTAGCGCTCAAGAAGTCGGCGTCCCTTGGCAGCGAGTTTTGCTGCGTCGCTGCGATTCTTCGGAATTGGCTCGCCCCATGCGGCGGCGGACAGAGCCAAACGGGTCGGTTTGCCATTGGGCTTCTTCATCGGGCCGCTGGGGTTTGTGAAGAAGCGGGTCAGGAATGATCCCTTGCGACGCATTTTCTGAGGGGTGTCGGCTGCGCCACGGACTCCGGGCTTCAGTTTCGAACCTTCGGTGCGACGGTAGTGGGCTCGGCCAGCAGCAGTGAGGCCACCCTTCGGGTCTTTGTGCGGCTTCTTTGCGCCTTTGATCGAGATGGTGCCAGTCAACTGGTTGGCGCCATGAAGCACAGGACTGACTTCGTAAAGTTCGACTTCTTTGAGCACGTTTGCCTGTTTGGCCGGGTCAAAGATGGCGTCGAGGGTTTTGTAACCGATCGACCACTCCTGCTCCATGCCGAAGAACTGCACGTTTGCGAAGGCTTCTCTGCCTTTTTCGCTGTTCAGGTTGAACTGAACCTTGGCGTAAAGACCGCCAATACCGGCACGTTTCATCTTCTCGGGAAGTCGAGGATCGCTTGAGGGGACCTCGTAAATCTCAAGGACTTTGCCGATCGGGTCGTTCCAGTTGTGGCCCCAAACAACACGCGGCTTGCGGCGTTTCAGGCTGGCATTGAAGGCTCCGGAAGCGCAGATGTCACCGACGCTGTCTTTGTTTCCAATGCCTGCAACGAAGCATTCCACGATGCCTTTTTTGTTTACGGCGACTTGCCCTGCGGGGGCAGCCTTGAACTCGATGTCGATATCTTGATCAGGCATGGTTGGCCCTCCTTGCTCTGTCTACATCATAAACGACAAGAAACACCCTTACAGGCAACTATTCGTAAATCAAGTCAGGGGTTTACGTAAACCGAATGCTATTTACGTAAACGCCAAGCGCGTCGGGCTTCTGCGGCGGCAATCTCTGCTGGCTTCTTGCCCAGAAGTTGCGTGAAGTGACCAGTAACAGCAGCCTTAAACACTGTAAATCGGATCTCCGGGTTAGCCACTCCCAAGGCCGATCGAATCTCATTCGACAGGCTTTCAGACGACTCGGAGATGACTTCCTGAATGCGAGCGATGGCAGCATTTGCGGAAACTACGAGATCTTCAGACTCGGCACCATTCTCCGCAGATTTAACCGAAGGTGAATCCCGCATGATCGTCATCAAGACAGGACGGAGATCCTCATCGTACTGGCGGCGCCAAACGTCCTCGGACATGAACATTTCCACATCAAGATCGCCCTGCAGCAAGGCTTTCTTCGACTTCTGGCCAAAAGCCTTCTCTGAAACAACCCGTTGCTGGCGTTCAATAAGCCGCTCGATCGATCGCTCCAAGATAAGGGTCCAACGGTCAAGGTCCTGACTGTCGTCGTCTTTGGTTTCAACGTCAGCAGATACCGGATCGCCCATCATTCCTGCTGGCTGAGGTGCAACGGCGGCTTGTGGAGCACTTTGCTCTGCTGCAAGCGCGCCCTGCATCGTGTTCGGGTCAAGGACGCCCTGACCTTGAACCTGCGCCGGTTCCCCCATGCCGCCCGCTTCGGGGGGTGCTGCTGCTTCCATGCCCGGCGCTCCGGGTGGCATCGCTCCCGGCTGCGCTCCACCCATCTGCATCTCTGGCGAGGGCATCTCTTTCTCGGTGTTCGCAATCGGGGTGAGGTTGGGGTTCATCAGCAGCGAATCGGCGAGATCAGACTTGACCTTTTCTTTGCCGGTTCCTGCACGGTACTCGTTGGGGCTTATAAGGCCCTGCTGAAGTTCCGTCAAGAGATACTGCTCCCGCTCCTGCTTATAGATAACAAGAATCGGTACTTCGCTCGTGTCGAAATCGACATAATGCTCGTCATCAAGTTCATCGAACGCACGAGCCAAGAGTTCCAAGTGCGGCATCATGGTTTCAATCCAGAAAACCCGCACCTCTTCCGCAGCATTCGAGAATGTACGACCAGCAGCATTGCCGATCACTGACTCGGGCACGCCGAACGAAGCCAAAATCTCTTCTTTCGTGATCTGGCGCATCTGGATATAAGCGGCATCACGAGGGTTGGAGGAGGTATCCACATAGTCAACGCCGTCTTCCGAAGCGATGACAGAAGTACCGCCAACCCGCCCGAGATTCCCACGGAACCGGTTTGCCAGTTCAGACTTGTCATCTTCGTCAATGTCGCCTTTCAGGACAAGCAGACCTCCGGGTCGCCCGTCGTTGAGAAGGTAGTTGCGGTTGTACAACTTGGCGAGAACTTCGATTTCAATCGCAACGCCAGCGGCTTCCATTGGCGTCATCGACAAGTACGGGTCGAGAGGGTGCGGTCGCCGCAGCCAGCACACGTCATCCGGCGGCAAGATGATTTTTTCGCCGGTCGGCATCTGGACTTCAAAGCCAGAAACGAACTTTTTGGGGTCCGGGATTGGGGAGGTGTACTGCGGTGGCAGCAGGTTGAGGCCGATGATTCCGCCGTCACGCCCTCGTACTTTTTCAATAAATGCGCCGCGTGTGCTCATCAAGAGTTGCGCGGAAAGCCTGCTTCGGAATGCGTAGGAGTTCTCCCCCATGTTCGACTTCGTGTTAAGGATGTCGAACAGGCGGTTGTTGCGAGCCTTGGACTTGGTGACAATTTCGCCGTCGGGATCATTGTTCTTTCGGAGAACGATTGGCAGCCGTGCTTGGTTTCCGGCAATCGCATCAATGCAGCGGGCAACCCACGTGACCTTGGCCACGCCTTCTTTGTATGCACGCTCGATGTCCCACGGGTCCCTGTACGCACGTCCTGCGTAATTAGCATTATTGGCGACAGGGGCTCCTACGCCGACTCTCGCTGCCTTGTTCGCTCCGTTGCCACCAAGCGACTTATTTTCCGTTGAGTTCCATGCCATACTTACTCAAGTCCCAGCAAGAAGCCGAATATGCCGCTCGTAACTCCAGCAGCGATCAAGCCCCACCCCACAGAGGGGGCGATCAGAGCGACACCGACACTGGTAAGCACTATAAATAATAGCATCAGAAGGTTCGCAGCGCTGGTTCTCGTTAGCAATCGCTGGCTGAGTCTGCTCAATGGGGATGGCCACTTGAAAGGCATAGGTCACAACATAGCGCAGTTCGCTGCTGTAATCTGTTAATAACTGCAAAGGGACGAAATGGCCGACAAGAACTGGAACGAAGTACTCAAATACCTTGAGCCGAAAATGTCGGAATACTGCCCTGAGGAGCCGTCTCTGACCCAAAAAGTGTTCCTGCGCACGTACTCGCTGGAAGCCCTGTTCGGTGGTGCGGCTGGCGGCGGCAAGTCTTCCGCTCTCCTGATGGCTGCGTTGCAGTACGTCGATGTTCCCGGTTACAGCGCTATCCTTTTCCGTCGAACTTACGCTGACCTTGCCCTGCCCGGAGCCATCATGGACCGTTTCCAGTCATGGATCGCGGGTCAAGAAGACATCCGGTGGAACGCAAACAACTACACCGCCGTTTTCCCGTCTGGGGCGCGCATTTCCTTCGGCTATCTCAACAATCAGCAGGATTACTTGCGCTACAAGGGCGCTGAGTTCCAGTTCATTGGGATGGATGAGGTCACGGAAATCAGGCAATCCGACTACCGGTATCTGTTCTCTCGTTTACGTCGACCGGCGAGTGGTCCGCTGGCCAAAGTTCCTTTGAGGATGCGGTCAGCCTCGAACCCTGCGCCCAACTGGGTGCGGCAGCACTTCATCGTTGAGGGCAAAGAGCACGGACGGATCTTCGTTCCGTCAAAGTTGATAGACAACCCGGGCATCGACGCCGAGTCATACCGTCAAGCACTGCAGGCGCTTGACCCGGTTGAACGTTTGCGGCTTGAAGAGGGCGACTGGTGGTCAACCTCTCTCGGTTCATTGTTTGACAGGGAGAACGTGATTGTCATTGATCCTGTCGAGGTGCCGCAAATCACATCTTCGGCGAGAGCCGTAAGGTTTTGGGACTTGGCCGCTACCGAACCATCACAGTCAAACCCTGATCCTGACTGGACCGTGGGGACGTTGATGTTGTTCGACCAAGGCATCGCTTACGTCCTTGATGTACGTAAGGCGCGTGTGAAGGGGGAGAAGGTCGAGCAACTTGTTGCCCAGACGGCCTACGAGGACGGGCACAGTGTTGCGATCCGGATGGAGCAAGAGCCCGGTTCGTCTGGCAAGGCCTTGTGTGATCAGTATGCACGATACGTTATTCCCGGTTATGACTTTCAAGGTATAAGGTCTACGGGAGACAAGGTCACGAGAGCAAGGCCGTTTGCTGCTGCGGTTGCGAACGGGAACGTCAGGGCGGTAAGATCTCCATGGCTGACGGATTGGCTTGATGAACTAGCCGCCTTCCCTGAAGCCAAGACGCACGATGACCAAGTCGACTCTGCTGTCGGAGCCTTCACCCATTTGACCGGTTTGGGGTTGCCACAACGGAAACGGATTGCTATCGTCGTCTAGACAATTACTACCGCCCGCTACTACTGGGAGACCAAATGACTACTACGACTCTGGACGACGTCCGGACTCTCCGCAAACTCATCATGGCTCTTGACGAGCAACTTGATGCCTACCTGAGCACTCTGCCCGATCCGACAGAAGCCGCCGATGTGTTCCTTGAACTCAATCTGGCAAAACGTGATCTTTCGTTCGTGTACGGAACGATCGAACGCAAGATGATCTCGCTGCTCGACGAAGACATGACCACCTTGCGTGATGGGGCAGAGATTGAACGCAAAACTGGTGCCACTCGCACGAAGTGGCAGCACAAGGATCTTGCTACAGCGGTCGCTGATCGAATTGTTCAGTCGTCCGTCGATATGGACACAGGCGAAATCGTCCTGAACCCGCAAGAAGTCGCCGAAAAAATGTTGGACTACGTCCAGCCGTCGTACTGGCGCGCCACCAAACTCAACGAGATTGGTATTAACCCTGACAACTACTGCGAATCGGAAGTCAAGACCAATCTTGTCGTCCGGAAGGGAAATGCACAATGACAAACCTGCTTACACAACTTTCTGAGCCGTTCCCCCCAGAAGTGGAACGTCAACTGAAAAAGGGCGGTACGACTCTGACGTACATCCCTGTTTCGGAAGTCGTCTCTCGCCTGAACAAAGTGCTCGGCGTCGACAAGTGGACCTCAGAAATCGTCCGTTGTGAACGTGACTCGCTGGACCCTGATTTCATCGTGGCGCACGTTCGCCTCATCGTCACGTTTGAAGGCGAAGACGGTCTTCAGCAGATGGTCGCCAAAGATGGCTTCGGCGGTCAAAAGATTAAGCGCACCAAGAACGGCGACATCGTTGACCTTGGCGACGAGTTCAAGGGAGCCGTGTCCGACGCACTGAAGAAAGCCGCACAGCAACTTGGTGTCGGCCTGTACCTCGCCCGCACCGACGAGTCGTTGGCCATTGAGGAGGAGGAATCGAAGCCTCCGATTGACGAAGCGATCGTCGAGTTGTGGGGCAACTTCGTGTCCGTTGCAAAGACTCTTGACGAGGATCAGAAGTCTGAGTTGACCGAGGTCTGGAACGAGTACGCCGACGGCGCACCCAAGCCCACGCTCGAAACCGCCAAGGCCGAAGACCTTGAGTTCCTCATTGGTGAAGCCATGCGTATTTCGCTCGGAGGCGAATGGGTGGAGACAGAAGATGCCAACTGAACCACTGGTTCAGCCACCGCACCTGTCGCCGTCTTCGATGGGCACCTTTAACCAGTGCCCCCAAAAATTCCGCTACAGCAAAATCGACAAGATCCCCGACGATCCGACTGAAGCAACCCTTATGGGAAACTTCGTTCACGAAACGTTGGAGTACTTCTACGCACTGCCCCACGAAGACCGAAACATCGCCAACCTGAAACGCCTTGCCATGTCTACTTGGGAGCAAAGCGAATGGCTGGAACGCATCGAACCTTGGGTGCGTGGTCTAGACGCAATTCGGATGTTTCGCTGGAACTCGTGGTGGTGTCTTGAAAACATCTTCAAAGTCGAGAATCCAGAGTCCGTTGATGCAACTCACATTGAGTACGAACTAAATGGTGAACTTGCTGGAGTAACATTGAAGGGGTTTATTGACCGTTTCACTGTTGGTGACAGCGTTGTTATCAGCGACTACAAGACGGGCAAGACGCCTCGCAAACAGTGGGTCGACGACAAGTTTTTACAGTTGAAGATCTATGGGTCTTTGTCTAAAGAACTGGGTATCGCTGAGCCAGATTATCTGGAACTCCTCTACCTGAAAGACGGAACTCTTTTCCGTCACGAGTTTACTGACGAGGATTACGAAGAAACAGTTGTGTACGTAACGAACACCAAAGCAGAGATCGACAAAGCGTGTGAGACTCATGAGTTTGAAACACGCAAGTCGATTCTGTGTAACTGGTGCTCATACAAGACCATGTGTCCTGCATGGAGGTAAGTGTGATTACTGACGACATTTTTGCTCAGATGGTTGCCGAGGAGGTGAAGAACAAACTCGTCCCCAGTCGGCGGCAGGAACTGCTTAAAGAAGAGAATTGGGATCGTTGGCGGCGTGCTCTTTACGCCCTTTGCGAGAACCTTAATGAGCAAATTGCCGACTTGGAAGTAGATGCAAAGGCTGACGCAATTCGTTATAAGGCGCTCGGGCAGGACGGGGTAACTCTCGCCAAAACGGCACAGCGTGCTTACGAACAGAAACTACAGAAAATCAATAGGTTTAAGTTCCATGTTGAAAGTCGACTGAATCAAGTTGAGTCGATGATTGCTGATGGGGTGGCACCTGAGGATGAAGAAACTGTAGCGAAGTACCGGACCGCAATCTCAAAGCACAAGGAATTGCTGGAGGAGTACGACATGGAATCCACTTCCATTGATCGCGCTCTTTGGGGCGTGCTTGATGGAAAGTGGGAGTTTGACTCAATCGACGTGTCAACACTATGAAGCGCGGTGGGCCACTTAGACGAAACAAGCCACTGAAAGGCGGCAAGCCACTGAAGCGTTCCGGTCGTCTAAAGCATCGAAGCAAGAAACAGGAAGAACTGTACGTCGAGCGTCGGAAATTGGTTGCTCGGATGTTGCAAGAGCATCCGTTTTGCGACGCCTGTCCGGTCTTTGCTCAATATGATGGCAACGTGACTTACGTTCGTCGTGGCAGTGTCGACATTCATGAGATTGTTCGTCGAAGCCAAGGCGGTTCAATCGTTGATGAAAGCAACTGCATGGCTGTGTGTAGGCAGTGCCATCGGCGCATCGGCGAGAATCCAGAACTTGCTTACTATCTTGGTCTTGCCAAGCATGGATGGGAACGATGATTCCACTGGGCCTTGATCCGTCGCTTACGTCATGCGGGTTCTCTGTTGAGGATCAGGTGTTTGCACATGCGTCGAAACTGAAAGGCCCAGAGCGTCTGATTGAAATACGTGATGTGTTTCTCGGACTTGTTGACAAGTACATAGTTGATGTGGTCGTGATCGAGGGCTATGCCTTCTCAGCACGCAATAGCCATGCGCACGCTTTAGGTGAACTGGGCGGCGTTCTTAGGGTTGCGGCGCACGAGCGTCAACTGCTAACTATTGATGTGCCGCCTACCGTCAGAGCGAAGTTCGCTACAGGGCGAGGCAACGCAAGCAAATCAGAAGTTGTTAGTGCCGTGTCGGCACGAACAGGAAAAGTCTTCGAAGGCAAGGGCGCAGACGATATGTGCGACGCTTGGCTTCTGAGGGAAATGACATGGGCGTCTCGTGGCAGATCAGTCTACGAGTGGCCTAAAGCAAATCTGTCAGCGTTAGAGACAGTTGACTGGTCACTACTACCATTTTGATAGAGGGGCAATGAACCGCCGAACTGAACCTATTAGCCAAGTTGATATTGAGAACAACCTGCTTGACCTGATCTCCGAGTTGGAGGAAGAAACGGAAGCGTTTGAAGTTCTGTCAGAAGACTCGGCGAAGAAAGAAGCGATCTACAAAGCGAATTGGGCTAAAGAGTATTTGAGCGCCAAGGGCTCCATCAAAGAGAGGGAGTCATGGGCCGACTACAAGATGGCCGATGAGCAGTATGACTTCAAGATTGCTGAAGCGCTTATGAAGTCAAAGCGTGAGAAGTTGCTTTCTTTGCGGACATCTATTGATGCGATGCGCACCCTGAACGCCAACGTGCGTGCTCAGGTTATGCCGTGAGCACTTCCAGCAGGGAACGCAAATGGCTTAAAGCGTGCGACATGCTTGCGCCTCTGTTCTCTACATGCAGTAAGGCACAGTACTTTTCGGTGGTTCTCATGCCGAACGGACGGGTCGCTGGTGTTGGGTACAACGGTTCCCCTCCGGGCATGGGCCACTGTGTCGATGGGTTTTGCCCACGGGCACAAGAGCAGTCACCGGCTGGAAGCGTCTACGACAACTGCGTTGCCCAACACGCTGAAGCGAACGCCCTTCTGTGGTCAGATCCAAGCAAGCGGATTGGCGCAACCCTGATCGTAAATGGCCCACCTTGCTACGGTTGTGCAAAGCAGATCGCGTCTTCAGGGATCGTCAGGGTTGTTTGCCGCAGGAACACTTCCTACGCCGACTGGGGCAAGTCGTTGGCTCTACTGCAGTCGGCTGGTGTCGAGGTTGTCGAAGTTGGCGATGTCGCGTAACAGTTCGACTAGAGTCGGTGCTGACTGAGCCGCCCGGAAGGATCTACTGATGAACGAAAAGATCGACAAATCACTCAAAGACCTCTTGTTGCCCCTCGACGACCTAGTCCCCCTTGAAGGCAACCCACGACGAGGGAACATTGATGCGATCGTTGCGTCCTACCGGGAATTCGGGCAGGTGAAGCCGATCGTTGTTCGTCCCAACGACAACTCGACGTACACTGTTATCGCTGGTAACCACCAAGTCGAAGCGGCTCGCCGATTGGGTTGGGGCAACATTGCTGCGGTCCAAATGCTGGTCGACGAGTCAAAAGCGGTTGCGTTCGCTCTCGCTGACAACAGGACTACCGAACTGGGCTACAGCGACTCGTCGGACGTATTCGAGTTGATGCAAACCATCAACAACGACTACAAAGATTTGTTTGACGGTCTTGAGTGGGACGAACTCGAAGTGGCATCGCTGGAAGAATCCTCGTATCTCAGTTCCGGCGTTGGCGCGTCCTCGACAGAGTTCACTCCCCCAGCCATCACAAACCCAAACCCTGTCGAACTGCAGGTCGAGCACCGTTCCGAAGAAGACGGAGGGTCTCGCATTGTGGCGGGCGACGAGGTCGACCACAAAGCGGTGGCTGTTCAAGGCAGCACGGTTGCTGTTCCGGGGGCCGCTCCACAGGCTGTTGTCCAATACACGTTGGTCTTTGATGACGCCGAACAGCAGCGCCGGTGGTACGACTTCATTCGATGGTTGCGCAACGACCCCGGATATGACGGGGACACTACAGCGCAGAAGATCGTTTCGTTTATCGACGCCCACTCGGAGGTGTGAAGAAGCCGTGCATGAACATGGATTTGTTTTACTAGATGGCTGCATGGCCGATGACATTTCCGTGGTGAATGCGGCCCGGGTTTCTTTTGGTGCGCGCAAGACGGAGATGGACGACAGCGACAAAGGCCTGATTGGCTTTTTGATGCGAGAACGCCATGGGACTCCGTTCGAACACAACTCGTTTAGATTTCACGTGAAGTGTCCGATTTTTGTTGCCCGGGAGTGGTTCCGGCATCGCATTGGTTCGTTCAATGAGATCTCTGGCCGGTACACAGTTCTTGAAAATGCTTCGTATGTGCCGAAGGGCGACTATGTGAGGACTCAGGTGGGTAAGCCCGGCGCTTACACTTTTGAGCAGATGTCTGATGACGTTGCCGATGAGGCCAGTCGAGTTATTGATATTCACAACAAAGCGGCTTTCCGGACGTACAACTATCTGCTTGAGCGTGGTGTTGCTAAAGAGGTTGCGCGTGTGGTGCTGCCTGTGGCTACGTTTACGGAGTTTTACTGGACGGTCAATGCTCGTGCTCTCATGAACTTTTTGTCGCTGCGCATGGATGAGACTGCTCAGCGGGAGATTCGTGATTATGCGTTTGTTGTGGCTGACTGCTTCAAAGACAGAATGCCAATAACGTTTGACTTCTGGGAGCAAAACGGTAGAGTCGCACCATGACTCGCCAACGAATGTTCCTCGACATCGATGTCGTCGAGGCGGCTCGTGAACGTATACGCCACGTATACGACACCTTCGACACAGTGTGCGTCCAGTTTTCTGGAGGCAAAGACTCAACCGCTGTTCTCCACCTAGCCAAAGAGATCCACGAAGAACGTGGACTCGGCCCTGTGAAAGTCATTTTCCGTGACGAGGAAATGGTTTCACCCTTGGTCCTCGACTACGTCAACTACATCAAGAACCTTGATTGGGTTGACATGGAGTGGTACTGCCTCCCCTACGGAGCAGAAGTTTGGGTTCTTGGCCGACGCCAGTCAGTTATCTTGTGGGGCGAAGAACGCCGCAAGCAAGGACGCCTTGTTCGAGACTTCCCCGAAGGCGCAATCACCGGCTACCACTTCGGCGTTGACCACTCGGAGGCTCTACCCGAATCAGTTGACTACTACACGATGCAGGGCAAAGTTGGCTCCACCGCTTTCATCACCGGTGTGCGTGCGGCAGAGTCAATGGTTCGCTACCGCTCAGTCGTTCAGAAACTGCACGAGAACTACATCAACAAGCCGTACCGTCTAAAGAGTGGTATCCCGTTGAAGTTCGCCAAGATCATCTACGACTGGAACGTCGACGATGTACTGAAGTTCATCAGCGAAGAGCACAACGCTCCGTACTGCGAATACTACGACTTGGCTGCGTTGACCGGCTCGAACACTCGTGTTGGAATTCCCCTTCACTCGGTGGCGATTCGTCGGATCGGTGATCTTGTGGCAACCGAGCCCGAGTTTTACGACCGGCTCTACGAATGCTTCCCGTACATTGACGCTCAACGTCGTTGGTGGCCGGATTACGACATTGAGTCAGTCATTGAGAACTATGCCAATAAGGGGTGGGACGGCGTAAAGGAAGTTATTGACACTTTCATGATCGGACCAACTAAGCAGGGTAGGGCGAAAGCGTTTTCTGCTGATTTCCGACGCAAGCACAATGCTGACCCGTACTCGTATCCGCTTAACTGGCTGATCCGTAACCTTTTGTTGAACGAATTGACTGTTGCGGCTGCCGCACCAGTTGGACCCAAGACACGTGCTGACACGCTTCGACGCAAGGCGTTGGAGAAACTTGCAGAGGAGCAGATTGATGCAAATTGAGATGGTTGCCGTCACGGAACTGAACGTTCCTGAGTGGCATGCTACTTACATTCTTCGTCCGGACTTGTTGGTTCTTGCTGATTCGTTGGCATCGGAGGGTTTTGTTTCGCCGCTGGTTGTGCAGCGTGGAACGAATGACGTGATTGATGGAACGCAGCGTTTGCGGCTTGTAATGGGTAACCGCCACTTGGCGGAGATGTTTCCCGAAGTTCCGGTCGTGTACAAGGACGTTTCCAATCTTCAAGCCATGGCCCTGCATGTTCAGTTAAATCGAGGTAGGGGTTCGGTTGTGGCGAAGAGCCTGTCCGCCATCATCCGGAAGTTGAAGAAAAGTCGTGCGTTCAGCGTCGATGACTTTGCTCGCAAGTTCGCCATGAAGGGCGACGAGTTGGAATTGATGCTCGACGGCACGATCCTGAAACATCGAAACGTCAAGAATCATAGTTATTCTCGTGCGTGGGTTCCCGTTGAGGCTCCTCCGGGAACAGTCGAGGCACAGGGCGCCATGAAAACCGAGTCACCTCCTAACGCAGATCGGTAAAACGACCCTCAAGTAGCCATTTGTTTGGTGCTACACTTAAGGGACAGCAAGTTCCGCACGAGGGAGATACTTATGCCGGGTACAGGTAGAGGTGGAGACGAGGCTCTCCGCCGTGCAGGGCGACTTCGTCGTGCAGCACGTTCAGTTGGACAGGGTCTTGGTCGGCTTGTTGGCCGTTCACGGGAACGAGACGAACGAATTCGCGACATCATCCGCCGTCGCCGTCGCTGAAATAGGGGGCTGACATGGCTCTCGTATCGGTTTCCGATCTTTCGACGTACATGGACGTCAAGTTTTCGTTGCGCCAGCAGGATGCGGCGGACTTCGTCCTAGAAGGTCTGCAAAGCGAACTGGAGGCGTATCTTCGTCGACCAGTAGAACAAGAAGCGTTCGTAGAAAACCACACGCTGGACAGCAACCACATTGGCGTGCCGATGGACTCGTTCTTCTACAACACGTCTCTAGACACGACGATGCAGCACATCGGGTTTACGATGCCTCCGTCGACGGTCTATTTGGCGAACACGCCGATTGCGTCGGTTACACAGGTTCGGTTGAAGCCGAATCTGAGTAACGACTACACCGTGCTCACGAACGAGCGCGATTACACCGTTCGTCGTTACGGTATCGACCTTTACCGTGGGTTTGCCAACGACATTGTGGAGATCACCTACAACGGCGGTCTTGATGGGGCAAACATCAAAGTTTTTAAACTTATGATCCTGCGTGCTGCCACTCGGGAAATGCAAAACATGCATGATGATGTGGTCGGCGTCAAGGATCTTGAACCTCGAAATGTTGCGCCAATGGAAACCGGGTTCCTTGACAAGGAACTGCTGGCCGTCAAGAGGTATCGACGAGTCAGAGTCGCCTGATGGCCGGGTTCCTTACCGTCGACGTTGACTGGGATGCAACGGAGATGCGCGATGAGGTCACCGACATGGATGACAGGACGAATAACTTTCGCCCTGTGTTCGTGCGGATGCGTGAGTACTTTGAGGAAAACTGGGGAGAAAACTTCCTGACGAATGGCCTCAGGGTAGGTGGTTGGGCTCCTCTCGACGCAGAGTATGCCGCATGGAAGTCACGCAACTATCCCGGACAACCACCCATGATTGCTTCTGGTTCTTTGTTTGCCAGTCTGCGCAACCTGCGTGGGCCGGGTAACGAGATTGACAGGAAATCGGCGACGTTTGGGACCAAGATCAAGTACGCAAAGTTCCACCAGTACGGCACTACCAAAATGCCGAAGCGTGAAGTGATTTACGAACCCACCGATTTCCAAGATGAGTGGGGAGAGAAGATCGCGAGATACATTCGCGATGGAGCGGACGGTATCTGATGTATCTAATGCACGGTTCGCATTTTGCGAAGTCATACGTGACCACGTATTTGGAAAACGATCTGCCGCAACGGCTGGTCAGTTACAGGAATGGCTGGAATCTTGATTCGGAGAGCCTGCCGTCTCCAACCAAGTATTTGTCGTATGAGCCGATTGCTCTGGATGAGTGGCCCACCATTATCACTGTTGCCATTTCAATGATGGGGATGGAGAGGAACGGGTGGTATCAGAACCATCCGGAGTATCGGGTGCGGTACAACATGCGTACGTACGTTTGGGTTCGGGAAGAAGGTTCGGATGAGGCGACGCTGATGCGAGATCGTTTGACCACGGTTGTTCGGTCGGCTTTGCTTGATCGTCCTTGTTTGAAAGCGACAGATCCTCGCCAAACGTTTGAGGCGGTTGTCGATGAGGCGACGCTTCGAGAGGAATACTCGGATTTGACTTTGCTGAAGGGCGATCGGGTTTTGGCCGGTGCGTTCCTTTCTTACGAGATGCATATCAACGAGATTTCGGCTCGTGAAGATATTGGCACAGTGTCCGAGATCGAGGTCACGGAAGTTGTCCGTGGCCCTAATGGAGGGAGTATTGCGCTATGAGTTGCGGCTGTAAAAAATTGAAAAACGGTGTTTCTGACGTGTACGGCTTCGGTTATGAGCGGACGAACACCGTCGTTGTTTCTAATAACAGTCCGGACAATCACGATCTCTGCCAAGATGGGTGCCGCATGAATCCGCAGCAAACTTGGCTTATTAGCAAGGATCTGTACGAGGGGACGCCGCTTTCGGGAAACTCTAAAATCAAGGTTTTAGCGAGATTTGGTGCTAAGCAGCAATTGCTGAAGTCTTAATAAGGTACAATACGCACATGGCTACAAAGTTCTTTTCTCACGCAACGCCCGCCGAATGCACCGCTGCGCCCGGCGACGGAAAGTACGGTCTTTGCAACTTGACCGGAAACAAGGTTGAAGTCGACGAAGACGCCCACTTCATCCCGCCGCGCGGTTGCGCAATCATTGACAAAATCAACCCGATTATCGAAGGTCTGGTGGAACGAGGCGTTCTTTCCGTCGCTGACCCGAAAGCGCCGAAGACCACCAAATCGCGCTCCAAGGCCGCTCAGGCTGCCGAAGAGCCAAGGGAAGAGCCGGTCGTTGAACAGGAAGTCGTTGAGGCGGAGCCGGAAGTAGCATCAGAACCTGATGAGGTCTGATAATCTATAATAGACAGTTGCTAGTGACAGCGGCAAAGTTCGGTAAAATTACAGAACCGACCCAAATCACAAGTAAGCCGAGGAAGAAGGAAGTCCTATGCCGGGAGTCGTAATCAGCACAGCAGTTCGCACGGGTCCCACTGGGAACACCGTTCGCGAAACTTCACAGGCGTTCTTCGTAGGCCTCGCCCAGCGTGGTCCGACTGACGAAGCCGTCAAGATCAACAGCCAAGAAGAGTACGAGTCACAGTACGGTGGCTACGTCTCCTACGGCTACCTGCACGACACGGTGCAGACCTTCTTCGAAGAGGGCGGCACCCAGTGCTACATCGCTCGTGTTGTCGGTCCGGGCGCGACCACCGGTTCGCTGACCATTCAGGACGACGACCCTCAGGGCAATGGCGCTCTTGATTCGATCACGATCACGGCAAATGGCGCTGGCTCGTGGAGCACCAACATCACTGTTCTTGTTACTGCGGGCATCACCGCAGGAACCCGAACGATGCTCATCTACAACGATGGCGACGTCATTTATTCGACGGGTGATGTTGCGACTCCTGCCGCCATGGCGGGCAAGATCAACAGCGATGCGATTGCGTCGAACTACGTCACCGCTGAGGCCATCGGCGACAACCTTCCTGAGGTGACCTCTCCCGCGACGCCGGTTGCTTTGTCGGCCGGTAATGACGATCAGGCAAACGTCACCACGACGGAGCACAACGCTGCGCTCAACCTCTTCCTCGATTCGTTGGGGGCTGGCGTCGTTGCGAACCCGGAGAGTTCGGCGGATGCGGTGAAGTTCGCTCTCATCGATCACGCCAATGCGAACAACCGTATTGCGTATCTCTTTGAGGCGTCCGGCACGCTCATGGAGAGCACTGTGGTTGACGACATCACCGATAAGGCTCGCGCAATCACTGCTGCTCGTGAGAACACCGAGCACGCTCAGTTGATCTTCCCTTGGGTGTACAAGCCCACTGCCACGGCAGGCGTGACTCGCCTTTGCCCTCCGGTTGGTTACGCCGCTGGCGCTCGTGCCCGGGCCCATAACCAGATCGGCCCACAGCAGGTTGGTGCAGGCATCATTTCAAGCGCCCGGTACGTCACTGGCCTTGAGTACAACATCAACAAGACGCAGGGTGACCGTCTCGACGACGCCCGGGTCGTGGCTCTTCGCCGGATCAACAATGCGATTCGGATTTATGGTGCCCGCACCTTGTCTGCCGACACCAGCAACTTCCGTTACATCACTGGACAGGATGTCGTGAACCACGTGGTCGTTGAGGCCAACCGTGCGCTCGAAGACCTGCTGTTCAGCACGATCGACGGACGCAACAACATTTTTGCCAGCGTTGAGGCGAAGATGATCGCCATTCTTGAGCCGCTGCGGCTCGCTGGCGCACTGTACGAGGCGTTTGACTCCAACGGCAAGCGGATTGACTACGGTTACACGGTTAAGTGTGACGCGTCGCTCAACCCGGTTACGCAGTTGGCTGATGGTCTCGTCAAAGCCAAGGTCGGTGTCCGCGTGTCTAGCGTCGGGGACAAGATCGAGGTTGACATCGTTAAGAGCAACCTAACCGCATCGGTTGTCTGATCGGAGGAGTAACAGATGGCCAAGACTTCACAGCGACAGATTCTCGCCGACATTGCGCCGGTGAACCCTAACCATCCCAAATGGGAGGGTTTCCGGTTCGCTCAGGTGTCTGGTGGCGAAATCACGGCTTCGGTCGAGAAGATTTATGAGGGTGGGGCCAAGTTCCCGTCGGTGCTATGCGCGCCGTTCGAGATTGGCGACATCACTCTGACTGCGCACTTTGATGACGATTACACGGCGAGCGATGGGGCGACTGGTCTTGCGATCAAACTCGCTGCTCTCCGTCCTCTCGTCGGACAGTCCTACTACAACATCAACGTGAAGACGTACGATTGCGACATTGAGGTGATCGGCACGGACCGGGTGTACTCCAACGCTCTGCTCGTCGGTATCACTGAGCCTGAGGGCGACTCCTCGTCAGGCGCTCCGGCCACCTTTGCCCTCACGTTTGCGATCCAGAGCGTCAACTCGTCTACTGGCTGATCGAACCCGATCTAACAAACACAACCCTTTGATGGCGGCTCACCCTTGATGGGGTGGGCCGTTGTCATTTACACATGAAACCCTGTTTGGTGTGGTAGGTTAACCGCATATGAGTGACAGCCTTTACATCGACGAGTCGGACGAAACTCCGGCGACGTCCCCCATTGACAGTGTCGCCTCGGAGTCCAGCAGCGAGTCGCCGCTGGGTCGCCTGAAGGAGACGATCTCGAAGAAGGTGGAGCGTCCAGTTATCCTTCTTGAGGTTCCGGACCGAGAGGGCGTGTATCTTCGGATTAGCCCCAATATCACCCAGAAGCAGATGAAGGCGTGGCGTCGCAATGCTGGTGACGAAACGAAGAAGGGCATGGACCCGACCAAGTTCGCCGCATATGTGATCGGCCATACCACTGTCGGTATTGAGATGGATGGCTCTGAAGTCTTTGACGAAGACGGCAATTCGCTGAACTTTGCTTCGAAGGACATTCTTGAGTCGACGGGTGCTTCTCGACCTGTTCCTGATGCTGTTTTGGCGTTTTTCAACCTTGATCCGCATGTCGAGGGTGGTGCTCTCGCGATCTTGGAGGCCGCAGGGTACGGAGACGTCGTTGATACGGTGGACCCTACGAAGGAGTCCTAGACGATCTCGTCGAGGACAACTACGTCAAAAGTGCGGCTCGTCTAGCCGAACTGTGGGGCACAAGCCCTATTACCTTGTTATCTGTAGACGATGATGAATGGTTGATATTGCTTGCCTGTGCTAAAGTTATAGAGCAGGATCGTGAGGAATCCGAGCGCAAAAGACGACAGCAAACCCGCTAAATAAAAGGACCGGTCCCCTATGGCTGATGCAAGTCTTGTAGTCAGGGTATCAGCGGTCGGTGAGCGGAAACTAAAACAAATCCGTAGAGATCTTGACAGGATCAGCGTTTCAGCAACTGCGGCGAGCGCTTCTCTGAAAGCGTTCGGAACTTCCTACACAACTCAAATGAACAGACGTCTTGACGAGATGTCGAAGAGTTACAAACGTCACTTTGACGAACTCGACAGCATGGTCAAGGCGACTGGACGTTTGCTGTCTAAGGGTCTCAGTCTAGCGATCAAGGCGACGACAGCCGAGTTCGGCCTCATGGGCCTGTCAATGATTACCGTTCACGGCTTGTTTGCTGCAGGCAACCTGTTGGCGAAAGCCTACACGGGCACTATGAACGTTTTGGCGGGTGCTGCTGCAAGCGCAGCAGTCGCTCTCGCATCTGTGGCCGCAGCAATGCGCGAAAACAATGCGGCCATGTTCGCCTACAAAGCGGACGGTTCTTACAGGCAGTTCGGCAACAACCTGAATCAGGTGCGAGTCGTGATGCGCGGCATGGAGCGCGACACGCGCCTTGCAACCCTCACCGTTGAGAACTTGAACGCCGCTTATGCGGCTGTCTCGTCACGGTCCACCTTCACGCGTGGATCTCAGACGCTTCTCCGAGGCCTGATGGATTTCGCTTCTGCTGGACAGCCTTTGGACCAAGGCGTTAAGGCCGCAGGTGACCTGATTGGTGTTCTACAGGACCCCAAAGCGTCGTTTGGTGAGATTTCTAAGGCTGCCGAGGCGCTTGGTCCCTCGATGAAGAAGGCGATGGAGGAAGCCAAGAAGGAAGGCATCAATACGGCAGAGGAACTTCGACGGGCGATCAACGATGGCACTCTTGCCGCTATGGGTGGCGTCGAGGGACAGTTCGATGCCGTGAACAGCACGCTGCTGAGTGTTATGCGGGGTGGTTTCAACCAGATCCGTTCAATGTTTGCCGATTTGGGTCAGCCGTTCCTGAAGCCATTGAAAGAGGCAACTGACGAAATCATCAACATTTTCCGGCGCACGTTCATGCGGACGTATGGGTCTTTGCAGAAGTTCGGTACGGGCACTTTTATTGATGGTCTGGTTGGTGCTGTTGAGAAACTGAACGACCTTTTCGTTCATCTTGTCCGTGAATACCTTCCCAATGTCAAGGGCATGATGGATCGCATCAGAGACCGGTGGGACGACTTCTCTAGGGGTTGGAATAGGCTTATCGAAGGTCTCCGGCCTTTGCGGGAGGGCGCAAAAGTTCTGCTGGAGTTCCTTGGGAAAATCTTTGGGCCGATCTGGGATCGAATTACAGACAAGTTCGGCGCTTTTAACCGTCAATTGCAATCGAACCAGAGCAACCTGAATGAGTTTGGTACTGCCTTGGGTGAAATGCTGGTTTCGTTCAGCAGGATCACAGACACGATCCGTGACCTGTTCTTCCAGTCTCTGCCGTTCTTGACGAAGTTGGCCAACGGTATCCGTCAGGTCGCTGAACTGTTGGGTAACGTTCTGGAGAATCTTGGCAACCTGTTCGGTGGTGCTGGTGGCGGGTTCGGAGCGTTCGGCGTGCTGATGGGCATCGGTGTTATTGGACGTCAGATGCAGCAGACGAAAGGTGGTTTTGTTCAGCGTTCCGTTGGCAACATGAACGTGAACGCTGGAACGGTGGTCGTGACTGGAGCGACCGCTGGTGGTCAGATGTATCCGGGTGCAGCCGGTGCTCAAGGAATGACGGGCATGCCGGGAGGTTATGTTCCTCATCTCAGGGGTGGCGGTGCTGGGATGAGTTCTCAGCGCCAGATTGTGAACGCAGCGAACATTGCCGCCAACCAAGGCGCGCCTTTGACTGCTGCTCAGGGGGCGCAGATGGGCCTGACTCCTTCACAAATAACTCAGGCAAATACTCGTGCGGCGGCGAAAAGCGGCGGACGGTTCCGCAACGGGCAAGCAGGGCCGGGACCTTTGCAGCGACTTTCCGCCACCCACCTGCTTGGTCCTCGCCGCTTGCGAAGTGAAGGCGCCACAGGGCGTGCGTATCAAACAATGATGAGGATGAACCGTACCGGCACTGCACGCATGGGCGCGATGGCGGGTCTCGGTCTGGCTTCCCAATTTATGCCTGAGGAAACCCAAGGAGCGATGGCTTTGGGTTCTGCTATCGGCGCGTACAATCCGCTTATTGGTTTGGGTGTTGCTGGTCTTGGCACGGCGCTGACTTCGCAGAACGCTACCATCGGTATTGGTGGCGGTGCTGCTGGTGGCGCGGCTTTGGGCTCAATGATTGCTCCCGGTTTCGGTACCGCTGCAGGCGCTATCATCGGTGCCGCTATTGGCGGTATCAAGGCAGGGATTAACGCCAACAACGCACGCAAAGACGAAGCCCGCGCAGTTGCCAAAGACGCTTCCGAACAACTTCTCGAAGCAATGAGTGAAGGCATCCGGGAAGCGTCTAAAGAGGGCAACATCGAGAAGTTCTACGCGGAAAACATTAAAAAACTCGCTAAGACGGACGCACTTACGCAGTTGGCTATCGATTCGGTTGCTTTCCAGAAAGATGAAGGCGACAAAACTCACAAGCAGCGCCAAGAACTTGTCGATTACATTTACCGTAATCGTAAAGAGTTGGGCATTGAAATGTCTCACGATCAGTATCGAGATGCCAGAGATAAGCCTCATGAATTTTTGGAGGAATTGGAAGGTCAAGCGGGCTACCTCGCCCGTGCCAATGCGACTGTGACTGATCACTATATTGACAATCTGGAGTTATTGACTTCCGCCCTCAACATGACAGAGGATGAAGTTATTCGTCTCGCGCAAAGCACCGGAACAAATCTGTTTGATGCCTTGCAGAGCACCGACGAAATGATCACTAGCATGGTGAAGGGTTTGGTCTTTATGCGAGAACAGTACGAATACGCTATTTTGGATGTTGCTGCAGGCGCATTTGACTCGCTTCGGACAATTAGAGAAAGAGAACAAGCGCCAGCGGTCATGGATGAGGCTGCTCAAAACCTTCTCGACTTGAACAGAGAAGGCGCTCTTACAGGCGCAGATGTTGCCACTGGGTTCGAAGATATCTATAGGGGCTTGCTCGCCTACTTTGAGGGCGATGTTGAATTGGCTACCGCAAACTTTATTGACCAATTTGGCCCTTCGGGAATTGCGTTCCAAAGCGGCAACACTCTGTCGGGCTTGGATGCTGAAGGTCAAGCACTGCTGCAATCGATAGGAGCCGAATTTATCCCGCAGATGACGGCTGGCGCTGCGGCAGCGGCCCTTGAGGGGATTCAGGCTCGTTATCTGTCTATCGGTCGTGAAACTGATTTAAGTCAAGATGCTGTACAGAACTTGCTTATGACTAACCCGCAAGCGTTTCTCGGTTTTTCCGAGTCAATGTTTGGCATGTCGGACGAAGACCTTGCGGGCGGCGCCTTGACAAGATTGCTTACCGAAACGTTCCCGAATTTCGATTTCTCGGTCACGCAAGTTGAGGACAAGACCAAAAACCTTGAAGGGGCGGCCCAAGCGTTTATTGACGCTTTGAACCTTATGAGTGACGAATTGAATCTGGCCATCCAGCAACTTAACGACCCCGGTGATACGAGAACTCCACGTGGCGACACGTTGTCGTCTCGTTTTAGCCGCACGATGACTGCCCACAGTCAGTTTGATTCAATGTTGACCGGCAAGAGGACGATCACTTCTGGTTGGCGCAACTTCAATTTGGGCAGCCCGAGTTCCGATCACGTCATGGGTCGAGCGTATGACTTGACTGGTCAGAACCTTGGCCAGTACAAGTCGCTTATTGATGCTTCTGGTGGTTTCGCCGAGTTCCACGGAAGTGGCGGTTCTCGACATTTGCATGTTGTGCCGAACACGTCAGGTGCAGTTGGTGATGCAAGCAGTCCTGTTGGTTCGATGATGACCGGTGCTGCAGGTAGTACGTCTTATAACAACTACACTATTAATGTCAATGGGGCGGATCATTCGCCTCAAGAAATCGCAGACATGGTGATGGTCGAACTCGACCGGCTCGCTATTTCTGACGGAGAGCGCAGGTAGTTATGACGTCATGGCCAACTGATTTGTATGGTTCTAAAAACGACGTCACCATGGACGCCGCCGTGTCGGCGGGGACGACACAAAAAGCGCCGGGAAGTGGGCGCCACCCGGGAAGGACCGGCCGCTCTAAGTACACGGCAACCGCACGTTGGGGTCTGGTTGTGAATGGCACTAGTTACAAGGTTGTCCAGTTGTGGTACAAGTTGCAGCCCAGTACTTACAACTCTTACAACCCAGTTAAAGACCAGAATGGCAACCATATAGACGTGTATGGGCCGGGCTGCAGCAAAGACGGTTTTAGGCGAGTTGCTCAAGGGCATCTTCCCAACATGTATGGCGCGACAGTAAATGGGAAACCCATTTCGGACACTCAAGGTTTGTACTGTAGCAAACAAAAACTGTATGAGCCGTTTAAGGTTACTAGGACGTATCCAGTTCCGGACTACTCGGCGAAGTATTATCGCGACTTTGGGGGTCACTTTTACGTTTATCGTGAGACTTACGCCACCAAAATTCAAAGCGCTGCTGCATCATGGAAAAATACTGTTGAGCATGGGGATGGCGCTGACATTCCAATGATATATTCTACCGCGCTGAACCCAGCCGCGCTATCTGCTCAAGCCGACGCTATTTTTGCCGCAATGCAAAGAACGTTGGACGCCGACCCAGATTGGAGAAAGGCGCGCAACATGGTGCCAAACCGGCTTCCAAACGGCATGCCTAACTTTGCTGCTCTGCGCGAACTGGTTCAAGAAACTCTTTCAGCAAAAGGTTGGCCACAAAGCCAAATTACCGCGTTCCTTGTATCTAAAGGCGTCAAAATCAATACGTCCACATCGGTCAGGGGCGGTGGCACTACTGGCGGAGGTGGCGGACATTCCAACCCCGTCAACAACCCGCCCAAGCCCCCTGTCGCGCCTACTCCCGCTGTCACAAAAGTTGTGGTGCGCGCACCCTACGGATTTGCTAAACCAGCAGCAAAAGCGCCCGACAACAGGCCGCAAATTGTTCAAAACTACACAACGTACGTCAAAGACAGCAGCGCTCCCGAGGGAATAAAGGAAGTCAAAGGTCAAGACATCTTTGTTTTCCCGTACACCCCAAACAACATCTCCTACTCTGGTCTCGGTTCGAAATGGAACAATATTGACCGGACAGGAAACTTTCCTATCGTTGAATGGTCGTCATGGGACTTGATGCGATGCGAAATGGAATTTCTGGTTGCGGAGGATCGCACCGAAGGCACAACCCAAGTTCCTGATGGACTGTTCGTGAGCGTGCAAGACCGGCTGAACACTTTGCGTCGCATGTCTCAACGGCAGGCGGCAGTCTCCGTGTTTAATCTGGACGACTTGTTTCGTGTTCAAGTTAAACGAGCGCAAGAAACAGGCAAAGCGCTCCAGTTCGTTATCGCTGATCTGTCGTTCACTTCTACGCGACGTTCAATTGACAGCGTCGAAAAAGAGATTACTGCTGCCAGCGTGAAACTCACGTTGCAAGAGATTCCCATCGAAAAAGTAAATCTTGTAAAAATGTCGCCTCCAATTATGAGCACTCCGATCATCCCCGCTAGGTCCACTCCCGGCGATGAGCCGCCTTCGGACTCACTGTTCAGTAACGGCCTCAGGTATACAAAGTAATGGCATGTAGCAGTGGCTGAAGACGCAGACACCCCAATTGACCGAAGGAAGGACATCGTTTTTGATGATCCTTCTCTTTTGGGTGCCGAAACTGACATGTACGAGTCTTTGTTGTCGGCAAAGTTTAGTTCCGGCATGGATCTTGCAACGCAGGTGACGCTGCAAGTCATTGACCCCGATTGGCGGATGACTAAAAACAACTATTTCCAGATCACGCGAGATGTGTATGTCCGCACAACTTTGAATTCGTTGGCTACAGAAACCGTGAATTCGTCAACTGCGGCCGTATTGGGGGACTTCAATTGGCTAAGGCTCGAAATTGCTGCTGCTGCAGTTTCGCAAGGCAAAGGCAGTTCTCCTGTGTGGACGCTTGAATGCCGCAACAAAGCCATCCAGCAAATGCGCCGAGACAAAAACCCAAGTTCAATCACGGGATCAGGCCAGAACTGGGTAATCAATGCAGCCAAGAAATACGAGATGGCATGCCTTGCGGAAACCACATCAAAAAATCGGAAAATCAACAAAGCATCAAATGATCGTGCGGCTGACTCCACGTGGGATGTCATCAAAAGTTTGGCAAGTGAAGCAAAGTTTGTGACTTTTGAAACTCAGGGTTTTTTGATGTTTGCATCGCAGAAATACATGTTGGGTTTGTGGGGTTCCGGTTATGCTGAGGACGTCTCCAAAGATGTTATTTTGCGTTCGGGTGCCGCAGAAAAGTCTGCGTATAACGCTGTTCGAATGGCTTGGCCACCGAAACCCAAGGACGAGTTCAAACTGTTGTCAATGCCTGATGTCCGACGATCAGACAATGACCCGCTCGCCGTTCAAGGGTCGGCAACGTTGGATCGCAGTTCAGGCGTGACGCTTCGGCCCGGAATGACGATCTACCTGTCTGGGATACCAACGTTCGATGCGATGTACCTGATCAGCCAAGTCGACTACGACCTTTTGCAATCTGGGCCTGTTCGCATTCAGTTCCGCAGTCCTGAGCGAGAAGAGAAGGACATCAAGAATTACGAAGTGGGGGCTACCGCCCAGCAAGTCTTCCAAGACCGAGGCTACTGACATGGACCCGAAATTTCGCACTAACGTTGGAGGCTCCAGAAACCCCGAGCCCGGGGGTGGGGCGTATTACGGGACAATTTCCGGCTTCCGTAACGGAAAACCATTAGTAAACGTGCCGATGCTGGGCTTCGTTAGCCAGCCGTGCAATTTCATGAATTCGTATCGGAACGACCCCTACACGACAGGGGAACGGGTCGTTGTGATGTTCCTCGATCACGGCAAGCAGGAGTTGGTTGTTCTTGGACGGGTAAACCATCGAAATACGGTTTTCCCTACCTACGCTCAGTATTTGGCTGCCATTGAACGTATCGAGACGCTCGAAACAACTGTCGAGAGCCTGCAGGATCAGATTGATGCGTTGACCGCAGTTGTTGCTACTAAAGCGAACGCAACTCACAACCACTAAAGGGTGTGGGGTGTAAACTGTAGGTGTACCGAGGAGTTTCCATGGATGCCATTCAGTTTCCCGTAAAATTTGACACAAATGGTATAACCCGTCTGGAAGACGGCACCAACGGCTTTTACAAGCAACTGCTGGCATTATGCACAATCACGGAACCACATTCACAACCAATCACCCCCGACTTCGGCATCTGGGACCCAACATTCAACACCGTTGAGCGAGGCCAGTTTATTTTGCAGGCCGCACGTTACGTGCCAGAAGTTGAAATCGAACAAATCAACGTCGATATCAACGACGAAGGGGAAAACAGCGTTTCGTTCTCATTCCGGATTCGGAGTTAATAATGCCAGCAGATTACAGCGAATACGTCGACCTGACCCCTCACGATCTGTCCCCGACAGACGTTTACCTCGGTGCGATCCAACTTGGTCGCATTGTTTTGCCAGAGTTTGAGATCCGGCAAGGTACTCCCGATGACGCCATGTTGCAAGCCTTTTCGTACATGACAGCGCTAAATGTTGGGGCTATCAATCGTCTTCCAAACCGTTTGATGCAGGGCCTTTGCGCCATGATGGGCGTAACTCGTGACGGAGGAACCAAAGCGACATTCACGGCCACGGTTGCCCTTAACGACTATGATGGGATTGAACTTCCTGCCGGAACAGTCTTCACCCATACGTCCTTGACGGCCGCTGGCGAAATTTCAACCACATACGAAAACGCTGAGCCGTTTACCATTGCGGCCGTCTCGGAAGTTGACGGCAATGGCGACCCCGCCCCATTCCCAACTGGAACAATCACACTTACCTCCACGTTCACGGGTCTCAACTCGTTTGTTGGCACGGGTGATTCTTTGCAGATTGAGACAGTGCTTCCTGAAATTTCGTCAGTGAGAGCCAACAATGATTTTGTAAACGGCTCGTACCCGGAAGAAGACGGCATTTTTCTTGACCGGGCAACCACATATCTCCAAGGCCTGTCGTCCAACTTGGCCACAGCAGACCAAATCCAAGCATACATTTTGTCGACCTTCGAATCTGTTGACCGTTGCAAAGTCTACGACCAGACCGATTATCTGACTGACTTTTCGTCCGCTGGTCCGGCCGCTCCCGGCCATGCTGCGATCTTTCTTTATGGCGTCGAAGCCGCCCTGTCGAACGCTCAACTTTACGACGTGCTGATCGGTGTTTCCAACAAGTCGACTGCAGGTATTCAGTTCTCTGCTAACAACTTTAATGTGATCAATGTTGGGGTTACTGTTAGCGTCGCCCGAGACTCGGCTTATCAGGAAACAGAGGTTTCTAGCGCGGTTGAAACCGCGATTGCCAACTTCCTCTCCCCCAACGGTTTTACCAGCAAAGCAGAAGCCATCAAAATCACGGAACTGCAAAGTGTGATTGCGGCTACTGAAGGTGTCGAATATGTGATCTCAACGACGCTTCAGGACCCTGACAATCTCCTTGGCGCAGCCAATCCGATCATTAGCGGCGGAGGATCGTCAGACATTGTGTTTTTGAACAAAGGCATTTTGCCTTCTGCTAACGAGTTGGATATCAATGTCACGACAGTAGCGGTGTAATTATGCTTGCACATGACGCCAATTTTTTTGATGCCAACAACTCTCTGGCTGCGACCACAGACGACAACAAACTGAAAACGTTGTCGAGCATTAGCCCTGCTTGGCAAATCACTGGCGGTTCGCTGTCCACAAGCGACGTTTTCGAGCAGCGTTACGTCCCCGACTATTTCTCACTGCACCTGACGCCTTCAAACACAACTGACGCTGTTCTTGTGTACCTCAACAACATTGCGGTCCCATCTGTTGGCCGCAAAATTGTTGCTGGGTTCCACGGGATGTTTTACTGCGAATCAGATATTTCTGTGACGATGCGAATCGGCGAGCAGTCTCTGCAAATCCCAGATGGTCGCACCACTGTCATCGAACAAAACAAGTGGACGAACGCGCGATCTAACCTACTTGAGATTCCGTCAAACCCTTCGTTTTCGGCTGTCAAGTTTCAAGCGCTTATTACCGGGCATGGGGGCAACCCGATTTATTTTACGATGCCCGTGTTTTACGACACTGACGGGTTCAAGCGAAACAACTTTGTGCTTAACGGGCGGAACTATATTCCCACCTACTACTGGGATATTGATGGGCAGCAAGAAAACCCGAGTTACCCGTTCTATCGAGTGTTCGACATTTTCACATCAGAAGCGAACCAGACGGGTCTTTCGTACATCGACTTTTTTGAACACGAAGAAGATGACCGTTTGCCGTCAGACGTGGACGACACGTTTACAAAAAGCACTCTTGTAAATCCGTATTGGGTGTCGAACGACAATAGGGACTGGTTGGCGCAGTTCACTGGGGCGCGCCTGCGTTCCAACATTGACTCGGTCGCACGCACCTACGACAGTTATGAGCGAACCACCGACACCGTGACTGACGATCAGTTGTGGGGGTTCATGGTTGAGGATGGCGGTTTCGACACTCTGCAGGAGTTGATTGATGCAAGCCAGATAACCGCTATCGAGCAGGACATTCTTGAAGACTGGAAAGATCCGGTTTATCCGGGTGGTCTCGGCAAGATTGTGACGCCGTCTACACACAGCCCGAGTGCCTTGGCCAACAGCGGCATTCCGATGCATTACCTGACCAGCATCGATTTTAACTACATTGGCACGGACTACACGACGGCTAATACAAATTACAACGCGCGAACAATCAACATCGATTTGTACGACCCAGCGTTGAAGAAATACACGAACTTTGGCGGTGAATTGACGTTGAGCCAGCGTCGCACTGCTTCAGACCGGGCTAATGCTCCTTCTGTTCAGTTGGATTTGTGGTGGGACGAGTCGAAGGCGACCGAGTTGGAGAACTTGAGTGGCGAGGTGACAATCCTTACCCCTCAGGGAATTCAGTCGTCAGGACAGCGCAAGCACGCCAAAATGGTTGGTCAAAAGATTGACACTACTGGTGATCGTTACACAGCATCAACAAACCGCTACTCGCCGGATGGTGATCTTGACGCTGGCGACATCAATCTCAACATGTTCGGTTCAATCAACAGCACTCTTTACGACGCTACCGGCGTTGATACGGATGCGACTGGGCACAAGTTTGCACTTGGCGTGTGGGATACAAATGGGGTCAACGCAGGCTACGTAAAGTTGGCCACCACGGACGGCAAGCGGATTCACCCATCAGACAACACCCCTGAGTGGACGGTTTCAACGGCCAATGTCGGATTGGCGCAGATCGGCAAGGAGCCTCGGATTTCATATGACGGCACAACGTTGCTTGTGCAGGACGAAACTTCTAATGAGGTTTCCGTTTGCTCAATCGACTGGGACGGTCAGTCAGTTACTCGGATCGGTGACATCGTCGACACTGGTGTTACAAACTGGTCTCCGTGCCTTAAACGAGATGGAACAGCGTTTTTCGTTTACGGCGGTCAAGCATCGGCCTCGAAAATTTACGACTGGGATGGAACCTCTTGGAACGCTAGAGCCATGCCAGACACGAGCGAGTCAGCCCAGTATTTGTGGGGAACGATGTCCGCTGATGGAAACACCATCATTCTCAGTTACAAAACTGACGCTTCTGATAATACGACAATTAAAGTTCGGTCTTTCAGGTGGGATAGCGTCTCGTGGACGGAAATTTTCGGGCTCGGTTCCACTGACGTTCATAATGATAGTGACGCAACTGCCAGTGGGTGGAATCATTTTTATGGGGCCCGCTCGGCGCTTGATCAGACAGGAACCGTATGCGCGATCGGTGCGTATGGCTGGTTCCCCGAAGGGCACGGCACCCAAAATTACCTTGGCGCAGTGTACGTGTATGACCTGATCGACAACGGCGTAGGCGAACTGATTTGGGTGTTGCGTGCCGAACTCACAGCCAAAGACGACTTCCACAGTGATGATTTGCTGGCGTCAACTGTTGATAGTTATGTTGGTTCAACCCTCGACTTGAGCGACAATGGCAAAGTCGTTGTCTCGTCTTACTCTACGCGAGAGGGTACAAATATCCCCGGACATGTTGTCTGGTTCTGGAACTCGAAAACCAACTCTTACAACAGATCAGTAGCGATGGACAACGACGAAAATGCCGTTTTCCATGATCGAGCAACGGTCGCTAAAGCCGCATCGCCAATTGTTGACGACGAATGGTTCGACGTCATCAAAAACCACAACCTGCGTTTCAGTGGAACCAATTACCAGACCGGCATGCGTGCTTTGGCTGTCAACTGGGGAGCATCCTCCGGAACGAACCTTGACGCTTTCGAAGCCACCTTGAACTCGATGAGTCGCGGGGATTACATCTACATCGAAGACGCTAATAACAAGATTTATCGGATGCGTTACGCCGGGGGCTGGTCTAAACCCTTGTATGCAACTAGCGCCAACTACGAGCAGTACCCTGCAAAGTACAACGACAGTGCAGGTCATCAAGTTCACCTCATCCCCTACGAGGGGCGTCTCGAAATCGTTTCAGGAACAGGTGACGGAACACCCACCGCCACAACGTTCCAAGGTTCTCCGGCATCACGTGGCACCGAGTGGGACGGCGAAATCGGGCAGACGTTGCACTTCTTGACGGCCTCAACTATCACCAATTTCTTTACCACAGCACAAGAAACAGGTTTCATCAACTGGCAGATCCAAAACGCGTATTACGGCCACAAATCTGGTTCTCGCGAGTCGATGATTGAGGCTGTCAGGCAGGTGTTGACCGGCGACAAAGTCGTTGCTGTTTCCCCGAACTACAGCGGTTTGACGCACCGGATTCATTTGCGGACTATTACCGCCGAAACATCGAACGTTGACTCGGTAACCAACGAATCTCTCGCTGTGCTTAACGCTGCTGCGCCGACGACTCCAACGGGCTTTTATTTTACTCACGAAACAGTTGATAAACTGTTCTTTACATTGAACAACATCGGCATCGGGCGCCTCGACGTGTCCGTGCTTGGTTAGTAGGAGATTGCAATGGCAGGTCAGGGGTATTACGAGTTTCAGCCGGAATCGATTCTTACGGCGACTCAGGTGAATGGGTATCTGATGGATCAGGCTGTGATGTTGGCAACCAATGTTGGTACTCTTGATGGTCAACTTGGGGCAAACCGTGCCGCTGGCATGATGGGTTTTTTCCTTGAAGATTCGGGCGGAAACGCTTTGAATAGGCCGCATTTCTATGATGGGGCTTCGTGGAATCGGTTGGCGACAAAGGCTGAGGTTGATGCTCAGGAGAACCGTACTGGTCAGGTCCTTTTGTACATGGAAGTGATCAACTAGCACCTTGTTTGGTATAATGGTTATGTTCCGATAGAACCCCCCAACGGAGGACAAAATGGACACTTCCTTTATCAAAGATGCTGTTGAGCGCGCTGTCAAGACGTTCGTGCAGGCGTACCTTGGCGTCTGGATGGCCACCGGAGCCGACTTCGACGGTCTCGCCAGCAGCGACAACCTGAAGGCTGGCGTTGTCGCTGTAGCCCTTTCGATCGCCATGAGCATGGGCCTGAAGAAGGTCGGACCGAACAAAAACTCCGCTTCTGTCGTCTGAGGCGCTTAACCACCCCCGACAAAGGGGGGCTCTGATCTACAATAAGTAGTAGTTCTGAGCGAGGAAGAGGCGTCGATGATCGCAGGCACATATAACATGACATGCGAGCAGGGAACGACCTTTACTCGCATCATCAAACTCAAAGAGCCAGACCCCGCAGATCCTACTGGTTCTACTTATCTCGATTTTGATTTGCAGAACTACACCGCTCGGATGCAGGTGCGTCGAACCCAGTCGTCAACTACCCCTCAGGTGGAGTTGACGACGGAAAACGGACGTATTGAGATCGAACCTGCTGGCGCAACAGGGCTAATTCGTCTGTATATGGACGATGCAACCACTGCTGCCTTGACTTCAGACGGCGTTTACGACCTTGAGATCGTGTCGGCGACCGGTGTCGTTAGTCGTGTAATTCAAGGAACCTTTACGCTTTCCTTGGAGGTCACGAGGTGAGTAGCGCTGTGCCGAATCAGGTCTACGTCCATCAGGACTCTCCGAATCGGGTAATCGTTGAGGAGGACGCTCCCACCGTTATTGAGGTGCGTCTGAGCGGTGCTTCGTCGAGCAACACGAGGCGTCACATTCATACTCAATCTTCCCCTGCGTCCAGTTGGACAATTACGCATACTTTGGGCGGGAAGCCCTCAGTAATGGTTGTGGATACTGCTGATACAGTCGTCTTCGGTGAGGTAACATATATAAGTAACAACGAAATCAGGGTAGACTTTACGGCGGCGTTTGCCGGGTACGTTTACCTCACGTAGTAGGGGTCCGCATCCATGGCGCAAAAATTCGTTACAAATCTTGATCTCAACCAAAATCAGTTGCTTAATGGGCGATTCGAGGCGCTTGCCACCGACCCCGCAACGAGCAACTTTGAAGGCCGACTGATCTACAACAGTACCGAAAAGGTACTGAAAGTTTATGACGGCACTGGCTGGCGCAAAGCCATTCACGCCCTCTCCTCGTCAACAACCGCTCTCGTAATTAGCGAATCAAACGGTTCTGTCACTTTCTCCATTGCAGATGCAGTCGCCTCCGGCGCCTCTGGTCTCCTCAACGGCACCGACAAGCAGGCACTTGACAATAAAACCTCCACCAATACGGCTTCAACAATCGCCATTCGCGATTCTGGTGGTCGTTTGCAGGTTTCCGCCCCAGTTAACGACCTCGATGCGGCAAACAAGTCGTACGTGGATGCCGCCCGCACCGGTCTTGACGTTAAAGCATCAGTCCGAGTCGCCACTACCGCAAACCTCAGTATCACAACCGACCTTGAAGACGGTGACACCGTTGACGGAGTCACTCTCGCCACCGGAGACCGCGTCCTTGTCAAGAACCAGACGACTGGTTCTGAAAACGGCATTTACGTTGTTCAGGCTTCCGGTGCTGCTGTTCGCGCGACCGACGCTGATGGATCTGCCGAAGTCACGCCCGGCATGTTCACCTTCGTTGAGGAAGGTACCGTAAACGCCGACTCTGGCTGGGTGATGACCAACAATGGCACGGTCACCCTTGGTTCGACCGCTCTTGAGTTTGCACTCTTCTCTGTCGCTGGCAATATTCTTGCCGGTGATGGTCTTTCGAAGACCGGCGACGTTCTTGACGTCAACGTGGCGGCTGCTGGCGGCATCGAGATTGTTTCTGACGATCTCCAGATCAAGATTGACTCTAACTACAGCGGCTTGGCTACCACGGCGGACGGTCTTGCTCTTCACTCTGACGTTGCTGGCACGCAACTTACGTTTACAAATGGTGTGCTTTCGGTTGACACGATCGACCTCGAAAGTGTCACCGGTAGTGGTGTTAGTGGAGAACTCCCTATCGCCAATGGTGGTACAAATGCCACTACCGAGGCTGATGCCCGTGACAACCTTGCTGCCACCCCAGCGACCGGCCTCACCACGAGCACCCCGACGCTTTCTCGTGTCTCAGCGCAGACTGTCGGCAATGCGACTGATACAACGTTCTCAATCGTTCACAACTTTGGTACTCGCGACGTTTTGGTGCAGGTTTATGACTCAGCAACATATGACACCGTGATTACTGACGTCGTGCGCACAAATGTTAACCAAGTTGACGTTTCCTTCTCGGTCGCTCCAGCCTCTGGCGCATATCGAGTGGTTGTCACTGGATAAAACTTCGCCTTGAGGGGCGACCAAACAAGAAGCAGTTGAGGCTGGTTTGATATGACACGTTTTGTAGGGACGCCCCTAAGGGGTGTTGAATTCGCGAATGCTGGCGACGAGGCTTTTTCTGGTCGTGTTAGCGGCGATTCTGCTGCGAGACTTCGTATCGACGCTGGCGGTCGACTCACTTGGGGTGACGGAACTGGGTCGGGTGATGTAACGCTTTATCGAGGCGATGCAAACCAACTCAAAACCGATGACAGCCTGTATGCGGCTAACGGGATCATCACCCTCACCACTACAGGCGCCCCAACCGCCAGCCTGCCCGATGGCGCAATTGCTATCGACACCAACGAGGATCGCCTGTATCTCCGCTCAAACAATGCTTGGGTGAAAGCCGGAAGTGCTGTTGTCGAGTTGGCCACGACGGCTCCCACGGGTGTCGACGAAGGCGACATGTGGTTCGATACCGATGATGGTGTGCTTTCTGTCTATTCGTCGAGTTCGTGGGTGTCTGTCACCGCTTCGACAACTCTTGACGACCTTTTCGATGTAAATGCCACCGCGCCGAATGACGGCGACGTATTGCAGTACGACTCGGCTAGCGGCGAGTGGGTTAGCGCCGCTTTTTATGCGCTTCCAACAGGTGGCTCTACTGGTCAAGTACTATCGAAAGTAGACTCTACAGATTACAACGTTCAATGGGCCGATGCAGGCGGATCTGCCAACCTTGATGGCGGAGCATCTAACTCCAACTATGGAGGAATTCCCTCGGTTAATGGAGGAACAGCCTAATGGCAGCACAAATTCAACTCCGTCGCGATACGGCATCAAACTGGACTTCGGCCAACCCGACTCTCGCGCAGGGTGAACTAGGTTACGAAACCGACACTGGAAAGATCAAGATTGGTGACGGCTCAACCGCGTGGACCTCTCTTGATTATTACTACAACGCTGCTGGCCTAAACGATATAAGTGATGTAACGATCACTTCGGCTGCTGACGGCGACTTCCTTCGCTGGAATGGCTCCGCATGGATTAACGATGCCGTCAACCTTGGCACCGACTCTGTTGGTGATTACGTGGAAAGCCTTGTCGCTGGAACTGGTGTCTCTCTTACGAACAACACGGGTGAGGGCGCCACCCCGACGGTTGCTATTGGGCAGGCTGTCGGAACGACTGACAACGTAACGTTCAATACTCTTACCACGGATGCCGGAATCACTGTTGGTGGCCATATCGTTCCTGACACTGACGTCACCTACGACCTTGGTTCAACGGATAACCGATTCCGCGACCTGTACCTCTCTGGCACAACCATTGACTTGGGTGGCGTTGAGATCACAAGCGATGGCAGCACGGTCTCGATCCCGTCACTTTCAACCACAAGTGGCCTTACTGGTGACTTAACAGGTAATGCCGATACTGCGAGTGCTTTGGAAACTGCTCGCACGATCCAGATCTCTGGCGACGCATCTGGTTCTGCAAGTTTTGACGGTTCAGGTGACATCAATATCGCTGTCACAATCCAGCCAGACTCTGTTGCGCTGGGAACCGACACAACAGGAAACTACACAGAAAGTGTTACTGGCGGAACAGGTGTTACCGTCACCGGAGGAACCGGAGAAGGAAACACGCCTACTGTTGCCATCGGTCAGGCTGTCAGCACCACTGACAACGTCACCTTCAACACCGTTACCGCTGATCTAACGGGTGATGTCACTGGGAACGTGACAGGTAACGTCACTGGCGACTTGACCGGCGATGTGACCGGCAACGTCACCGGGGATGTTACGGGCAACGCAGATACGGCCACAACTCTCGCTACCGCAAGAACCATTTCACTTTCTGGAGACGTCGCCGGTTCTGTCAGTTTTGACGGTAGCGCCAACGTCGATATTGCTGCCACGATTCAAGCCAACAGCATTGCGCTGGGAACCGACACGACTGGAGACTACGTCGCTAATCTCGTCAACGGCACCGGCATTACTCTTGCCAACAACTCTGGCGAGAGCGCCCAGCCGACAATTTCGATCGGTCAGGATGTAGCAACAAGCGCGAACGTCGCATTCAACACCGTCACTCTTGGAGCGGCTCCAACGCAGGCGACTCACGCAGCAACAAAGTCGTATGTCGACAATCTTGCTGCTGGAATCGACTGGCACGAGGCTGCTCGTCTTGCGACTGCTGCGGCCTTGCCGGACACGCCGACCTACAGCAACGGCACATCGGGAGACGGCGCAACGCTCACCGCCGGGAGTCAAGCACGACTCCTCATTGATGGCGCAAATGCCAACACCGGCGACCGTGTCCTCGTCAAGAACCAGTCAAACGGTTATGAAAACGGCATCTACGACGTCACCAATCAAGGTGCCGCCGGATCTGCGGCATGGGTACTTACTCGCGCGGAAGATTTTGACGGAACTCAGCCCGGAGGGGTTCAGCCCGGCGAAGCCGTGTTTGTTCTCGCTGGGTCCACAAACTCGAATCAGGGCTTTGTTGTCACTTCAACAAATGACCCGCACACCATTGGCACCGATTCCATCACCTTTACGCAGTTCACTGGAACGCAGGCTTTCTCCGCCGGTGGTGGCCTGACCAAGACCGGGAACACAATCGACATCGTGACGGCAGATTCTGGCCGGATTGTTGTCAACGCCGACAACATCGACCTTGGCACGGTAACAGTCGGAAGCACAACTGGTTCAGATACTTCAGATTTTGTTTCTGCCGTAACTACAGATGCTTACGGTCGCGTCACGTCGATCGAGACATCCAACGCCGGGCAGAACCTTCTGACGACTTCTGATGTCACATTCAATAGTGTCACGGCGAGCCTAACTGGGAACGCCAGCACCGCTACAGCACTCGCTACGTCACGCACAATTGAACTCACCGGCGACGTGACCGGTTCCGCGTCGTTTGATGGAACCGCTAATGCTTCTCTGGCTGTGACGATTGCAGCGAACTCGGTCGCCCTCGGAACCGACACTACCGGAAACTTTATGACCGACGTTTCAGGTGGAACCGGAGTTACGGTCACCCACACTCCCGGTGAAGGATCGACAGCAACCATTGCCATCGGTCAGGATGTTGCTTCTGGTGCAAACGTCACGTTCGGCACGGTCACCGCCAACCTGACCGGAAATGTAACTGGGGACTTGACCGGCGATGTAACCGGAACAGTTTCTGGCATCTCGAATCACAGCATTGGTGGTTTGAGTGACGTCGACATGACAACCGTTGCCCCAAGTCAGGGTGACATCGCCTACTTTGACGGCACCAACTGGGTTGCGGAACCTTGGACTATTCAGGGCGCTTCCGGAGTGTCAACGTCTGCCGAATCATCTGGCGACATCCTGCTCTACAACGGAACCAACTATGTAAACACTGCTCATACGTTGGAAAACGTCACAAATGTAACCATCACGAGCGTCTCCGACGGCCAGTTCCTAAAGTGGGATAACGGCACCTCGAACTGGGTGAACGCTTCTATTCCGACGATCAACTCGGTGGCTGACATTGGAGATGTCAGTATCAGCGGCTCCCCCTCAGGGGGGCAGGTGCTTCGGTGGAGTGTTTCTGATTCTGCGTGGGTCAACACCGACATTCTCGTTGACACCCCACTCACCGGAACACCGACTGCGCCAACTGCAACGGCAGGCACCAACACGACCCAGATCGCTACAACCGAGTTCGTGTCAACCGCTGTTGCGAACCTAGTTGATTCCGCTCCGGGGACGCTTGACACGTTGAACGAGTTGGCGGCTGCTCTTGGTGATGATGCGAACTTCTCGACGACGGTCACGAACTCGTTGGCCCTGAAGGCCCCTCTTGCTTCGCCGACTTTCACCGGAACAGTGACGTTGCCGACTGGGACGGTCGTTCGTCAAAACTGGTATCACCAGAACATCACAACGACCGTGACCGGCACCTATGCAGGCCAGATGATGTATAACGACAGTACGAACGCTGTTACATTTACGATTGCGCCGCAATCTTCCGGGTCTTGGTCTGACGGCGACTGGTTCGAGGTTACGCAGGTGGATACTGGTCAGGTGACTGTTGCTGGCGGGTCCGGCGTGACCATCAATGGGGCGAATGGCTTTAAGTGTCGTGAACGGTATTCGGTTATTATCTGCAAGCGACGTTCCTCCGATTCGTGGCTCGTCTACGGCGACACCAAGACGTGATAGGGTTGTAGTGAAATGGCTGGAAGAAGCGATACCCCGAAAGGCGCATTTACTTACACTGATGGGGAAGATGCGGGCGACCTTGTAACGACCCTTCAGGGGTTGGGGTTTTCGATTGTCTCTGAGGCTGCCGACACGTCAGACACGTCCGTTGCTGGAGATGTTGGAAAGGCCCACGAGATCGTTGTTGATGGCGTCACGTACACGGACACCACTTCGTTCGAACTTCCGATTGGTGTGGTGATTTCGGTTCGCGCAATCGGCCCGTTTTTCCCGCCGCACTTTCCGCCCCACTTTCCTCCGTTCTTCCCACCTCACTTTCCGCCCCACTTTCCTCCGTTCTTCCCTCCACATTTCCCGCCGCATTTCCCTCCACATTTCCCGCCGCATTTCCCGCCGTTCTTCCCTCCACATTTCCCTCCCCACTTTCCTCCGTTCTTCCCACCTCACTTCCCACCACACTTCCCACCGTTCTTTCCACCACACTTCCCACCACACTTCCCACCTTTCTTCCCTCCACATTTCCCTCCGTGGTTCCCTCCGCATTTCCCGCCTCACTTCCCGCCGTTCTTCCCGCCGGGTTTCAAATAGAGACTGCAGATGCTCAAGCGGTTTATTGGATGGTATTTGGGTCCAATTGACTTGACGCGAGATAGTCGCGCATCTGGCGCATACGGGTGGGTCGGTCTCATCTTGGTTATTATTGCTTACGATGTGTTTGCAATAAAGACTAGACGGATCGAAACCCTGTCTCGCTATTTTTGGCGCTCAGCAGAACAAAGCATTGCCGGGCCAACACTGCGAGTTGTCTGGGTGTGGCTGACTTTCCATTTACTGTTCGAGGCGAAGGTACGGAAGATCCTGCACGCCAAGTAACTGATCGTGCTAGTCTGGCCGCATGGCTGACGATGAAGTCTCTCTAGTCGAACCCGGCCACTTTGGAACATCTGCCGACAACATCACAATCATCGAAGATTTTGTCGACCCAGACGACCTGAAAGTGTTGCAGGAGTTTTTCCCGACGATCTCAGAGTGGGAAAACCCCTTGGGGGACGAGTTCAACGAAGATGGAACCTGTATTTACGATGCCTCATACTGGTGGGATCGCATGTGTAGTGGAACAATCCTTCAGAGGATTGCCCCAGACATGCATGCGCTCATCGACAAGTACATCGACAAGATGCAGAACGTACTCGAACAGAAGTTCAACGTTTCACTGTACAAACGACCACCGGTCTTGATCAGGTGGCTTGAAGGAAACGAACAGCAACCGCACGCCGACAAGCAACTGAACGACGGAACACCGAACCCGTTCCCAACATACGACATCAATTCGATCATTTACTGGAACGACAACTTCGAGGGTGGAGACTTCTACTACCCCGAGTTTGATATCCACCTGCCAATCAAAGCAGGCATGGCGGTCGCTCACCCCGGCGACGTACACTACCTGCACGGGGTAAAACCAATGGTGTCTGGTGAACGCTGGACAACCCCATCTTTCTACACAATTACTGAACTGAGGTAACAACATGCGTATCGGTGGTTATCTGGGAAACCCCAGTGACGGAATCCTCCTCTACAAAGACGTTTGGCCCGAAGGCTCCGATTTTGTTGGCAGACTCGAACGTGGTCTGGAAGGAAGCACCCACGAATACTTCAGTTGGAAACAGGCCACAGTTGGCGACTACGAAGTCATGAGGGACTACCGAGACTGCTTCGACTTCAAACTACGACAGTTCGATCTTCCCGTCCCCGAAGAGTTTGCCGATCTCGGCAAAGTGTACGAAGAAGTCATCGGCGGTGTACGTGAGTGTGTGCGTCACTACTCAAGCCTCTACAACCTTCAACTCGACTACGAAGAAGCAACCAATTTCGTGAAGTACGGCGTTGGACAACACTTCGCCGTTCACCCCGACTCAGGGTTCTCTTACTCCTGTGCCGTATCGACAATCGGATATATCAACGACGACTACACCGGCGGCGAATATGTCATGCCATTCAAGAACCTCAAGTTCGTTCCCGAGGCTGGCGACGTCATCGTTCACCCAAGCGATTTCATCTACGCACATGCCTCCCAGCCGGTCAACGAAGGCGTCAAGTACTCAGCAGTCACAATGTACGACTACAACGACCGAAACCATCAGCAACACTCGGCTACACAAGCGCCAGAACCAACTGTTGCAATGTCTGGTATTCCTGTCGTAAGCAACCAGACGTCAACCCTGTCCTGATGCAAGTCACCGTTACACGCACCCACCAGAACCCTCCTCAAATCAGGCAGGCCGAAGTCCGAAGGGACTGGATGGACGAGACGTACAAGAAGCACGCATACAAGTGCCTGCCTCTTACCGAAGCAAACGTCAACGGCTGGGAACTGGTCCTTCAGCAAGACGTCGTTATTCAATGGGATGGAGGACTCACTGTCCCACGTGTTTTGAGCGGCGAAAAAATGACGTTTGAGACAAATGGTCAGACCTATGAGCGAGACATCGTTATGCCCAGCATCATCGGCATCATGTCATTCACAACTGGCTGGTCATTCTCTACACCTCCGGGTATCGGTACATGGATCTCTGGCTCACCCAACTACTTCGTAGACGGAGCGGTTCCATTGACCGCTCACATCCCATCCGAGTGGTGGCCAGACGAGTTCAACATGAACTGGAAAATCACCAAGATTGGCGAGCCTGTCGTTTTCCCGGCGGGATCACCATTCATGTTTTTCCAGTTTTACGACACATCTCTAATGCCCAGCGTTGAGTTCAATGTTGAGAACTACTGGGATAAGCCAGAACTTTCCGCTGCCCGGCAGTCTTACGGGGATGCGAAAATGAAAAAACTGCAAGAGCAGCCTTGGACATGGATGGGCGGAATCCGCACAGGACTGGACGAGAACGGCAATCAGATCGGTCCACGCTTCGACGGCCACCCGCAACTGAAAGAACCAAAATGAAGAAATTTGGCGGAATCGCCCTCGGTCTCAAACTCGGCAATCTTGGATTCAAGATCAAAGGAGTAAAAGCCGAACAGGTGTTCGACGATCCCTCGTACTTCAAGGAGATATTTAAGCGCAACAAGGTCATCGGCTTCATTGGCATGCGACCTACCGACTTGGAGCACATGCAGTTGGTGGACTGTTTGTATCGAGGAGTCCGCGATGAAGACTTCAGCGGCGGATTGTTGGCAGGACAGCGACATGAAACCGTACTGAACGTTGAGGACAAGACTGATCCAGAGGGTTTTTTGAAGCGCAACTGGCACGTCGATAACCCCTTCATGCCCGAACCACCATGTCTGGTTTCCATCCATATGACGACGTACAAGGTGGACCCGGATTACGGACACACCTTTTTCGTGAGTCTTGCAAACCTCTACAACGATTGTCCTGACCACATCAAAGAGCATCTCGAAACCGCCCACTTTGTATGCCAGACAGGAGCGATCGATCAAGATGTGTCCACGCACCCAGCACTTCGCACTCACCCAGACACCGGCGAGACAATGCTTTATTGGACTGGCCCGGGCACAGCACTGGCCGGTGGCAACACTCCGTGGTTTGATGAACTTTACGAGTGGGTCACTGACTACTGCGCCAACGAAGCCAACCGATTCAAGTGGACATGGTCAGAGGGTGATGTAATCATTTGGGACAATCGGGCTGTAATGCACGGCTTCTACAACGGGTGGGATCGATCGGAGCGAATCTTCCAGCGTGTAGAGGTAGGCAACGAGGCACCGTTCTATGACGTGAATCATGAGGGCAACCTAGATCCGGCTTTCGGCGACACGAACGAGTACAAAGGCGTAGCAAAAGACCGCTCAAAAGGTCCGAACCCTGATCACATCCCGCTTGTTTTCACAAAAGGCATCTACGCCCTGAGAGGGCTCGAACACCTTTTCCAAAAGGTGACATTGTTCGTGTTTTCGGAGGATGGCTCCGTTCCGCAGAAAGTCCAAGAATTCAAGGATTTTATAGATGAGACAGACGAACTGTCTGATGACTTCCATGTCGTCGGAGTTCCGATTGACGAAAATAACCGAGTTTTCGTCAATTTGATGCGCTACAGCAAGCACCACAATGTTGAAGACCCAGTCGAGGGTCAGATGTTCCTGTTCTCTCGGAATGGCGACACCCATGGTGGGTCAATGCCTGCGCGTCAAGACCTGATGCAAACAAAGTCCAATGAAGATGGTTTGCTGACTCCCATCGAGAAGGTGCGAGCATATCTTCGCTGGCATCCAGACATGCGCCACGCTGGCCATGCTTGGCATTATCCAGACTGGTTTCCACATCAGCCTTTGCAATTCAGGCCTTGGGACTTCCACAACCTGTCGTTCATGACCTATGAGGGCTTCAACGGGAAGAATCCCCCTGAAGATTTCCTTGTGCAGTTTGCCATTGACTCTATCTATGGGTGCTTCAATCACCTGAAAGACAATGACGAACGTCGTAGAATCATTGAACGTATCAACGATTACATCTCATACATGCTGGAGTTGGACGAATATGAGTTCGAGCGATAAAGATTTTCCGGTTGGCAAGCATCTCGGTGGAGGAGTTGTTCTTTTCGAACAGGTGTTCGACCTCGATTGGGCATGGATGCGCGATTACTGCAAAACAGTTTTGCAGCAAGAACGCGACACCATGTATACCCCCGGGAAAGATCCCATTACCGGCGAGGATGGATACATCAACCGAAGCGGCTACTTCTTTAAGAAGGACTCGCTTGATGAAATGCCTTGGCGTGGAAGTTTCGTTCATCAGGACAGTCGTCAAGAAGTTATTGACACCCTTGACTACATCGAGGAGCGTCGTGACGCCTGTCTACTTGCTTACTTGGAAATGTTCCCTATCGCGGGAAAATGCATTTGGTGGAAAATCAAAAGCCACATTGTTGCCTATCCGGTCGGCGGATTCCTTGGAATGCACGCGGATGTGAGCACGGATTACGAATACGGGAAACCACACCCACGAGACCAACTGGCAACACGAAACAGTGTTTCCGTGGTCGCCTATCTGAACGACTCCGTCGAGTCCGAAGAAGAATTGGACGGCACCAACTTCACTGGTGGCGCTCATAATTTTGCGTATCTGGATATCAACCACAAAAACATCAAAAAGGGCGACATGCTCTTCTTTCCCTCGAACTACGTGGCAGCCCATGAGGTTCAGCCAGTAATAGGGGGGTGGCGCTACTCCTATTTGGGATGGTATTGTCAAGGCACACCGAATCCGGACGTGTGTGAAAATGTCGTAGACCCTCGCGAGAATCCGGAACTTGCGAAAATCTCAACGAATGTGTACATGGAAAATGGCTACTCAATCCTCCCCCCGGTCGGCTAAAAGCATCGGGATCGCTCACCCCGGAAAGATGGGTGGAACGCTTGCGTATGCCCTGACCCGTAGTGGACACGACGTGTATTGGGCTTCAGAAGGTCGATCGGAAACAACTGCAGCACGAGCAGAAGAATTCGAACTTTCTGACTACGTAACTTTGGACATCATGCTGCAGAAGGTAGATGTGTTCTTCTGCATTGCTTTTGGTGGAGCACCACTTGAAATCGCCAAGCATGTCGCAAAGGTTGGTTTCGACGGGATCTATGTCGATGCAAACGGACTCTGGGGTGAAGAGTCGGAGAAAGAATTTGCGTCGATCATTACTGAGGCTGGCATCGAATACGTCGAGGCTGGTCTTTACGGTTGGCCATACCCCGGTCGTGAGGGCTACACAGATGAGCACACGATCTATCTCTCCGGCGCCAAGGCGCAAGAAATTTCCGATCTTTTCACTGATGGGTATTGGACTGCAGAAGTTCATGAGACATCAGCAAAAGAAGTAAAGCGACTTCGCAACGATCGGGAACGTGGAACAGAGTTCCCTGACGAGTAATGGAAGCGATTCATCACGGTTTTGGAATCGTCGAGTACGTCGACGCCATTAACTTCGATTCTGAGTTTTTTGAAGCGTGGCTGGAACGGCGCAGAACTCAAGAACCACGTGACTACGAGCCGGTAGGCGATGGAACCTACATGAATCGTGGTGGATACATTTTCACCGAAGAGCAGGTAAATGCGTCTCCGGGCCGTCTACTTCAACTCAAAGTTAATGCCAACGAAGAGGACTTGGCATTTGCTGAAGCGCTAGAAAACACGATGACGCTATGCGTCTCAAAGTATTTCGATTTTTTCCCTGAGGCTCGGCACAGTATCTGGTGGCGGGCAGTTCCTCATGTTGCCACTTATCGAGTAGGTGGTTACATGGGGTACCACCACGACAATCTTGTCGGAGATGGTTCCGAAAGCGAAAAAGCCATCTACAGCGTTTTGACAGGTTCGCTGATCCTTAAAGACGAATGTGAAGGTGGAGATCTGGGTTTCAAGTACATTGATAAGCACTTCAAACCAAAAACTGGGTCGGCTTTTGTATACCCGGCGGGATTCCTTGGGGCTCACGAGGTTGTCCCAGTCACCTCAGGAGAACGAGTGTCCTACTTAGAATTTTTTGGACACGGAACGCTTATTGGAACGATTCCGTTCACACCTCGTCATACGGAATAACCGTACCGACAGGAGCGCCTTCCTTTGAACGTTCCTGCGTCTCGATGGTGGAGGCGTGGAAACCCAACGCGACGTCCTTCGATGTGTCCAGATGTGAGTGCCCTGAGTGGGCGAACTTGACGTGGTCCTGATAAAGAAACGGAACGTATACAGGTGCCAGCCACATGTCGCTTTCCTGTGGCTCAAGAACCTCGTATTTGTGTTCACCGCCATGACCGAACTGCGTTAAGTACGTGTAGCGCGGAATATCTCCCGTGACCTGTGCGACACCGTGCGCTCCGACGTAGTTGGCTGGGAAAAGGATGATGTCACCGGTTTTCGGCTTGATCGTAAGGTCGAGGTAGGGGAAATGCATCTCTCCGCCCTCGTAGTCGTCATTGAAGTAGGCGAGACCGTTGACGACCTGATACATCGCAATTTCTCGTCCGCTGTAGTAGCGCTGGCCGTCGATCACAAATGTGTTCGTGTCGTTATCATTGTGTAGCCCGAGGTTGGCGCCCCGCAGATATTTGAGACAGTGGCCTCGCATTCGCCACCAGATCGAGTTGACGATGAGTGGGTACAGATCACAGTAGCGGATAAGAGAGTCGTAAAAGGCTCTTTCGACACCTTCGAAGAATTCTCGAACTTCGTGAGGGGTTCCGGGATGAACTGGTTCCGGCATTCCCATTCCACCAACACGCATCGGTAGGGCTAGCAGGTCTTTGATGTCGACCACTTTGCCATCGAAGGTCTCCCCTCGAATCATGTTACCTTCATCGTCTTTGATGATCTCTAGGCCACAGGACGGCACGTAGGCCATTTCGTCGATGTAGGGAAGAACGACACTTTGATCGATCTGGAAAGCGTTGTGGAAGTGTGTGACACCGCCGACATGGTGGGTGTACTCAATTCCGCCAATTCGCTCGCAGTCAGCCTCGTCTAGGCTGTAGAAGGCGTATTTGTCTCGTGTGGGTGGCCCGAAATGTTGTGGCATGGTTTACATATTACTCGGTCTTGTAGGCGAGGATGGTGCCAATCTCATCATGCGCCAAGTGGTAAACCTCGAAGTCGCCACGCTGAGCGACCCGGCGGTTGATTCTATGCATGCGCTCTTCGTGTGCGCACAAGCCGTCCTCGTACAAAGCGCCAAAGTCGGAAAGGTCGTAGATCATCATGATCCCGCCAACTCGGATTGAATCAAGAAGACCGTCGACCAGATTTAGGTTTGGAGTCAGGAAGTCGTGGGTGTGCAGGCGAGCAGAGTCGAAGTAGTCAACAACTGTTCCCTGCTCAAAGTCTTGGAGGTCAATGACGTTGTACGTACATTCTGACTGATTGGGGATTGTCCCATTTTCGTCAAGAGTGTCTTCCATCATTCGTGTTTCGAATGTATTGATCCAGTAATAATCCTTCGTCGCTGCCTGCATGTGGGCGGTGTGCATTTGGATTGGGAACGAACCAGAAATCAGAATTTTCTCCGGCGTCACACTGTCTACTGGCTTCAATACCCCATAAAGGGACTTTACGGCTACGTAGTTGCGCCATGCGTATTCAAGCCAAGTGTTGTCCTGTTCGCCAAGCCACGTGGTGTATTTCCAGAAATACCAGTCCCTACCCATCGCCGCCTGCCGCATGTCAACGTTGGCCTCAAGAATCGCAGCATCTGCTAGACGGGAGTAGTCTCGAACAATGCTTAGTTCATCATCCCACGTTGTTCCGGTCTGATCGGTGGAAAGGCTTCTTGCGACAACGCCTTTGTGAAAGATATTGCTAGACATTCCGGGATACCTCAAATGACGAGATTTGGCGTCGACGCCAGAATCTGCGGACCAGCAGCATCATCCAACTTTTCTGTTTTCTGCCGAAAGCGAAGCCGGAGTTAGACGATCGTTGCTTCTCGCCCACCATCACGAGCGGCAACGTGGGGTGTGGTTCGAACATCCACTCGCAACGATCGATAAGTTCGTCGATCGTGTAGGTCTCCATGTCCGCTTCGGTAAGGCCGAGAATAAAAAACGATGACAGCAGGTGGGTGTTTACCCAGTCAAGTTCGGCTTGAGGGCTATAAACTTTTCCGGATGTTGGGCTCGTCTTCCTAATGGCCATCAGGTGTCTTCTTTGATCTTCTCACAAAGAAGGACGGCACCTTCTTCGGTAAACTCAAGGGCCCCAACAGCGGGGTTGAACACAATTGTCTTTTCCATGCGATCGTCGAACGGCGTCGTTTCGCTGGGGTCCTCTTCGGGAAGCGATTTGCCTGACGCAGCAGCAATTTCTCGTGGGTGACGGTCATCTCCGTCAACTACAGCACGTAGATGAGGTGACGAAAACTTCATGACGTCAAGGCCTCGAATGCTGACAACTGACGCTTGAGTGACACATAGTTGTAGTAGTCCGGGTCGCCTTCAGCGACCGGGATTTCGATTGCGGAAGTCACTGTCTCGATATCTACTTCGAGGAACGTGCAGAGAACATAAATCGAGTACTCAAGGAAATCCCGAGCCTCTTCTTTTGCTTGGTTGACGATGGCTTCCGGCAGTGCCATTTTTTCTCCTCGTTATCAGGCTGACAAGCCCGCCATGTATGCCTTGGCAGCGTTGAGGCGACCGAGCGAATCGACCAGTTCTCCATGACTTGGGTCGTCGGAGGTGTAGTCGTCCGGAACGTCCGCAGCATCAATTCCCAGCCCGAGGCACGCAATCAGGACATCTTCTTCGATAGCAGCGAGAGCGATCTCACATGCTTCGATTTTTTCAGCGTTACTCAGAGTGTAGTCCATGTCAGATGCTCTCCAGTGATGCCTTCAGGCTGTTGTAAGCAACAACACGGGTTGCGAGTGAGATTTGCAGCACGCCCTCACAGTCATCGGGTGACGGATGGGTCGCGGGGTCGATGGCGTCGGGGTCTTCTCCCGCACGCAGGGCATCTGCGAGTATCAGTTTTTCGTGCTCTTTCAGGATGTTGGCAAGGTGCTGCCGTTTAGCGTCAGCGGAAATTCTGTTAAGTGCTACCATGATTTTCTCTCCGGACGATGATCTGCTGCTTGCTATAGATGATATCACGTTTTGATAAGGGGGTCGTGGTATCATCGGGTCATGTCAATCACTGCAAACGAAACCACATCAATGCTCGAAATCCTCGAAAAAGAGCATCATTTTGGGCCGACCGCAGACGGCGAAAGTGTCTACGACATTGCCATCAAATCGGTAGACGGATCTACCTCGAACCTGCTGGCAGATCGTCACGGCGAGGTGACAATGATTGTCAACGTGACGGGAGAATGCGGCAACTCGATGCAGTACCCGATGCTGCAAGTTCTTGAGTACGACTACGCCGATCAGGGATTCAAGATCATTTGCGTCCCCACTAATGACTACTGCGAGTACGGGTATGGGGATTTCAAAGACTCCAAGTCCACTGCCGAAGAGTGCCACAAGTATGCCTTCTACAACTATCGAGTTCGTATGGATTTTACTGAACTTGTGGCATCGCGATTGAATTACGAAGACGAACCCGACCAATATCCACACCCTCTTTATCAGCGTCTCGGAGTGCTGGACGGGCCAATCCGTGGAAACTTCGAAAAGTGGGTTGTTTCGCGCGACGGAAAGCGGCGCGTTCGATTCACCAATGGTTCACTGCTTCCTGCGAACTTCGAAACCGGTTATGACGATTATGACCCGAAAGAAGCCTTGAGGCGGATTCGTGGGGCTATTGAGTACTTCCTGTCTGAAGAGAAATGACCATTTCTTGTTTCGTCGGCGTCAGGCCGAACGATGTTGCAAACAACCCTCAGCCGTACGTCGAGTCATATAAATCCAACGGAGCAGTTGTCTTCAAGGAGATCAAGGCCGAGGAAAGTGATATCGCCCAGATTTGCTCGGCACTATCACCGCACCTTGGATGGACTCATACGACCCAAGATCAGCAGACGATGGCTTGGCCATACCTCCAAGACCACGACAAACGAATCAATGACGTAACGTCAGAAGGGCGAAACGAAGCCGATGCCGCCCTAATTGAATGGCACCTTGAGGGCGTTTCTATGAAGTATCCGCAGTACGGCGGCGCATGGAACATGTTTAACTTCAAGGCCCCAAAGGGAACAGGCTCAACTGGTTTCGTTGACATGTGCCAGTTGTACGCCGACCTTGACGAGGACGAGCAGGATTTCTTTAACAGGGCGGAGATCATCCACTTCTGCAACTGGACCATCCCCCCATCCCCCGAAATGTCCGAACAATTCAGCGCTGATGTTCGGTCCGGGTCAAAAGTCATCTACAGCAAAGACGGCGACGGCTACGTGGCCTCGCACAGCAGACCAGCCGTGTCTCCCCATCCGGCGACAAAAAAACCAACTTTGCGCACATGCCCATGTCACAACATGTACGGACTGCAAGAACATCTCCTGCTTTTCGACGGACAACCCGCCACAGACTCGCATCGCCACACATTCGCAGAACTGATGGACAAGGTCAGGTGGGAAATCTGCGAAAACGAAGAACGTCAAGAGTGGTACCTTTGGGACGAAGGCGACCTAATGATCGTCGACCTGTTCCGAATGGCTCATAGTGTTCGAGCAGGGTACTCTGCAGGCCAGCGAACATTTCAGGGGTACTGGCTGCACGAGTTCGGCGTCCCCGAAGCCCCATCGCCTCGACTTGCCGAGATTCCCAAACAGGAAGCCACGACAGGGTAGGGTGGGGACATGGATACCCCTTATAACGCCAACGACGTCATCTTGGATCTTTCAGATCAGGTAAAACAATTGTCCCTAAACAACAGCATCCTGAGAGCAATGATCAAACAACTCCAACAGGCATCAATTGCTCCTCCGGAAGAAGAAGAGTCGGAGTGACGTGGAGCGAGTTATTTATTGCCCTAGCGATGATCGTTTGGATGAAGCATCCGCCCTTGCCAACGAAAACGGCTTGCCCATCATTGTAGGCGACAACAGCAAAACCGAAGACCTGACATTTGACAGGGATTCTGTCCAAGTGCTGGACGTCCCAACGGTTCAAAGCCTACGAGTCCACCCACAATTTCTCCAGTTGGGGAAAATCGTGAAGATCGAGTACGCCGACGACTTTGATCCAGTGGATGCCATCAGCGCAGAGGTCGAAGATTCCTTCGGCAACAAAACCTCCCTCGATTCCGATGTAAGCGTCGACAAAAAGTCGGTGAGGTTCAAGATTCGCCCCACAGTCATCGGAGCCCACACCGGGTCTCTCTTCGACGACAGCGGAACTGTGGCGACATTCGAATTTGAGGTTCGGGCATGAAACCTATGGACAGTTTCATCCATACAGAAACGCTCGACTACGACTACTTGCCGTTCCTGAAACTCCTCGAAGATTGGGCGCAGATCCCAGACTTCCCGTCACACTGGAAACGGGCCACCGTTGGCACCGGGCAAATCACGGACAAACGGTCGAACTACTCGTTCGATCTGAACGCTGTCCTGATCGCAGACGGCTACGCAAGCCATCCGGTCACTCTGGCTTTCAAAGAACTGCACTTGCAAGTAGATGACGTTGTCAACAAGTACAAGGAATCGCACCAGATCCCGCTTCGGTTCGACAACGGGTGGGCCGTTAACCGGTACTTGGAGGGAGCGGAATACGTTACGCACTTCGACTGGTCTCCGCTCGAATCACGAAGCGTCAGTGTCGTTTTGATGCTCAACGACGTTGAAACAGGTGGGGATCTTGTATTCCCTCAGCGGAAAGTGTCAGTCGCCGCTAAGGCCGGGAACATTGTGGTGTTCCCCTCCTCCTACCCTTTCGGTCATGCGTCGATGCCTGTCGTATCCGGCGTTAAGTACTCTCTCGTCAGTTGGTTGGGGTGACCATGTTTCCTACCGAACATCACGACAATGTCTACGTCTACGAACACTCCTTTTGCGTCGATGACGAATTCCTTCCGATTCTTGAACGTGGGGCTTCTAGTGACTGGTCTTTCGTGACATTTACGACTGTTGCTGCTGGGGCGGACGACCATTGCAAATCAGAAAGCGCTTCTCTCTTCGCCCTCACCACTGACGTAAAAGACGAGTTTCTTGATTTTCTTCGAGAGCGCATCACATCAATCTCTGATACCGGGCTTGAACTGTCAAAGGACTATTTCAATTCTGTCGACATTGGTGATTACGGGTCGATGATCTATGACCTTCTCAGGTTTTCTAAGCACGGCGAGCAGGGCAGATCTGTTGTTCTCTCCAATCATCTGGAAGAAGGAATAGTCGTCGAAATCGCTTCGCTTTCTCCCAGCCCAATGCACATCGAGTTCCCGTCTCTCGATTTGACAGTCAAATTAAATCAAGGGGACATCATGTTCGCTCCCGGCGGATTCCCCTTTGCCCACTCCATCTACACGGAAGAAAGCAACATTCTGCTCAAACGACAGTATCGGTAAATCATGACTGTAAAAAAACTTACTGTCGTTGGCTCTGGCACAGCCGGGCTAATTAACGCGTTGATCATGAAGCGTATTTTTGTCAACCTTGATGTTGAGGTTATTTCTTCCGATTCAATCGGCATTGTTGGAGTTGGCGAAGGATCAACAGAGCATTGGTCAACATTCGAGAAACTCGCCAACATCAATCGAACAAAAATGGTTGAAGCGACGGAAGCGACTTTCAAATTTGGTATTCGCTTCAGAGACTGGACCAACCATACTCCCGACTACTTTCACAGCATCAGCGGAGGACAGTCCGTCCACTCGACGTTTATCGGCACTTACAACGCCGCTCATATCGACGGGCGGCAACTGACCCCAGCGTTTGGGCTTCCCTCGCTCACAAGAAATCTTGTTGCAGACAAAGGCGACGACATTCTGGGGCAGACAAATCAGTTCCATTTCGATACCCACAAACTCAACGACTTTCTGCGACTTGAGTGCAGTGACGCAAATGTGATGTTCACTGAAGGCGAGGTTATCGACATTGGTGTCTCCCCAGAGACCGGCGATATTGAAACCCTAATGCTTGAAGATGGGAGGCTTATCGAAACCGATTTCGTCGTCGATGCTTCCGGTTTTAGAAAGGCTGTCATTTCCAAGTTGGAAAAACCGAACTGGTGTTCCTATTCGGACTATCTGCCAACCGACAGCGCTGTCGTGTTCCCAACCCCAGAAGATCCCGTTGACGGAATCAAGCCTTACACCTTGGCGCAGGCAATGTCGGCAGGGTGGATGTGGGAAATCCCGACACAAAGCAGAAGGGGCAACGGGTACGTCTTCTCGTCGTCTCACATTTCTGACGAAGACGCCCTGAAGGAAGCAGAACAACAGGCTGGGCACACAATTGGGGATGAACATCGGTTTATCCGCTTTGAGCCCGGCTACCTGAAAAACAGTTGGGTCAAGAACTGCGTTGCGATCGGGCTGTCATCAGGGTTTGTAGAACCTTTGGAGGCCACATCGATTGCGGCAAGCATTAACCAGTCGATGCTTTTGACGAGTTACTTGCCCGTGTACTCGCCTCGCAAAGACAAACTGAGAAGCGAGTATCTGCGTATCATTGATTCGATGATGGGAAACTTGCTGGCAATGATCGCAATGCATTATGTGTCAGACAGGGAAGACACAGATATGTGGTTGGAGCAAAAGCACCGTCCACGCCCTGATCTCCTTAACCATCTTATGGACATTATGTCGATTCGTGGGCTGGAGGAGCATGATGTGCCGGTCGCCGGATACGAACTGTTCCGGGTGTTTCATTTTTGGCACGTGGCGCAAGGGCAAGGCCTCGTAGCATTTGACGGCTGCGAACAAAACATTGCTTTGCGTGGGACAAAAACGTTTTTGCAACAAGAAATTGGAACCATCGTCCAGCAGAACAAGGCAGGAAACTTCATACCTCATAAAGATGCACTCATGAAAGGACTATCGGGTGTCTAAAACCATTTCGTTTAAGTTCCCCGCAGGAAAGCAGCGACACATCATGGTCGCTGAAAATGCGTTTTCCAGAAAAGTTGCGAGCGGGCTCGTTGACGAATGCAACAGATACTTTGACCGGCTCTTTCAGCCCGGGGTAACCCTCGGGGGCCTAAACCCGATGGTGAAGAACTCAAGCGACATGAACTTTTCTCGCTCGTTCATTGAGAGCAGGGGTGTTGATTCATCCAATTTTGCGTTTTACGAGAACGAGGTCAGTGTCGGCTTGTACTCGGCAGTTGGCCACTACATCCAGCAGTATGAAGAACTTTGGAAATGGCCAAACCCTTCTGACACCGGATATAGGCTGCAGCGTTATTTCCGAAACGTTGGGTTTTACAGGACGCACATTGACGGAGCCGCATGGGACCCAATCCCCGGGTACGGGCCGCGAGTTCTGGGTGCGGTCATCTACCTCAACGATGTAAAGGTTGGGGGGAGCACATACTTTCCTGAGCACGACCTCCATGTTCCGGCAAAAGCGGGTTCAATTTCCCTTTTCCCGACCTCTTGGACGCACCCTCACATGGGGCAAACGCCTCTGTCGGAGGATAAGTGGATGATCAGTACGTTCATGGTTTGTACCCAGAACCAGCACGAAGAGCCTATCGAGCCGCCCTTTTACTCGGACCAAAAGGAAGAATCTGAGGAGTCTGACGCCACTTCTGAAAATAGTTGATGGTGTAAACTGTAAGGTGTAGGAGGTAGTGATGAGTGACACTTACGTCCCTGAAGGCTGGGACCCTGATGTCCAGCGATTCATTCGGGATGATGATGCCGAGGACAACATCGTTTCCTGCTTCGTCATCGAAAACGTTCCCTTCGATATGGAAGAAGAGTCCGAGTAATGGGTCAATACAACATCCAAGATGATTACGACTACCGGATTGTTGCCGTGGCATCCCTTATCGCGCTGTGTGGCGAAGACGAAACTCGCGCCGCTGACATCACTGTCGATGAACTGATGGGGCTTCTTGCCGGGCACTACTACCCTGACGGCATTGTCGATAAATCAACTCTGACAACTACTGCTCAGCGGCAGATGTACCGGGTTTTTACTCGCACCAAGCAGGATGCTCGCCGTCACTGTTATTACAGGGACGTTTTGAAAGCAAGGATGGCCTGAAATGGACAGCATTGACGTGACAGCGCCCCAGTTGTTTTCGATGACCGAGTCAATCTCGAACACCGCGCACCGCGAGAACTACACACTCGAACGCAGAACATCGTTTGGTCAAGCAGTCAAACAAGAAGAAATCGCTCTCGGAGCACCCCAAGATCGCAACTCCATTGGATTTGCTACCGAAATCGTCAACTACGACCTGATTGCGACAGGGTCGTTCAACTTCAACACCACTTTTGCTGCTTACTGCTCAATCGTGGAAGGTGTTGTTCGGGCCGCAAAACCGGCATCGTTGTACCTTTCGGACAGCACGGTCTTGAAATTCATGATGACAGCAGGCATCGAAGCCGACCTTTTCGTCGAGAACTCCATTCACCTCGATTACGTCGAACGCCACTTCGGGCTGCCAAATGACTTGGAATACACCGTTGTAACCCATGCCGACGCTCGTTCTGGAGTGTTCCCACAAAAGTTCGATATTTCGATCATTGAGGCTGCCGACGCAAGCGCCAACCCAGAGATGCTTGAGGCTGCTATCAACAACTGTGCCGATGGCGGAACAGTCATCTTGGGCATTTCCCTCGATCAGGGCAACCTCGTTCGGCTCGGGGAAGCGCACGACTTCTGGCCGATGTTTACCGACCTTGCGGCACGAGACGATGTCCGTGTTTCCCACATTCCTATCTCCTTGGGGCTTTCACTTATTACCAAAGTCTGACTGGTGTAGGGTGTAAGCATGCCTGAACGCAAAAGCGAAGACCTTGTTTCTGCCAAGACTTTTGGGGACATTCCGGAGATTCAGCCGGGCCAAATCCTCGTTGCCCCACTCACTAACCGTCTTTACGACCAGAGAATCGACCCGATTGACAACTTCCTGCATTTCCCCGACTGGTTCAAGAAACTGAATGCTGAACAGCAAACCTTGAAACGATGCCAAGGCACACAGGATTTCCTGAACACGGGCATGACTCTACGGCTCCCATGCGACGTACGCATCCGAAAAAATGCGTTTTCGACCGGGTGGGAGGCAAGGTATGACACTCAAGAAGAGATTCAGGGTTTGGGAGTTGAAAGTTTTGGGTACGAGCAGACTGGCCCAATCCCTGCAACAAATGGGCGCGCTGTAGAGACTGGAAACTGGATCAAGATCCTTAACCCTTGGGAGATCAAGACAGCGCCCGGCTGGTCCTCAATGATTTTGCCGGTTCTGTGGGAGCAGGACCGCCGATGGAGTCTTGTACCGGGTGTTGTTCATACGGATTTTTATCACCATATGAACTGGGTTCTGAACATTTTTACCGACGAGGACGAGTTTGTCATTCCGATGGGTACCAAGATCGCCCATATCATCACATTTCCTCGAACGGTTGACTACAAGGTCATTTACGGTGATCAAAATGTCCATGAGTTGATTTTCCCACGAGGCATGGGGGAAGTGTTTGTCGGCTACGACGAGAATCGGAACCGGAAGTACCGGATGCAACAGCGGAAACAGGACGAAGTTTGCCCCGTATTTCACGGTTCACAGCCAGCCAAAAAGAGGTTCAGAGACAGGCTTTTCCGTCTGTTTCGGACCCCTTAATGCTGGTAACATGTAACAAGAACGTTCTGCCTGAGAGGATTAGCGATGGCCTTTAACCAGAAGAGAATTGTCGGGCCTGTTACTTTGGGCACGACTGCCAACAGCACGACTCTGCCCGGATCTTCTTCATACGTTGTTCCTGCCGGTGAAACCGCCATTGTCAAGCAGATCATTCTGTCAAACCTGACTTCATCTGTAAAAACTGTGACGATGTGGGTTGTTCCTTATGGCGCTACTGCAGGAAACCAGCACATCGTTTTTCACGATTTGACCATGCAGGCTAACGAAACAACGATGATCAACCTATCTCTTGTACTTGAAGAAAGCGGCGGAACGGGCGATCAGATTTACGCGCGAGCCAGCGCTGCCAGTTCGGTTAACCTGACCGTTAACGCTGTCGTCGAGGACGGTTCCTAATGGGGGGGATCGTAAGGCTGAACGCCCCAGATCCCCTTGAAGAGTACGTAAATTCAGCAGATGAAATTTACGGAACGGGAGTCGATGGGGACGCAACCATCACTGCCAACACGACCATGTCTGCGGACATGTACTACCTCAACCTCACTATCGATAGTGGCGTAACGTTGAACACGAACGGTTACCGGCTGTTTGTCAAGAACAACCTTGTTCTCAACAACAATGCTGTCGTTGGTTTGCCCGGAGGTTTCTCTGGGGAAGGGTCCGTGTCTGGCGGTGGCGCTGCTGGCGCATCAGTAACGAACAGTTTGGGTGGGAACTCCGGTACTGGGGAAACCGCAACGGCTCCAACCGCAGCAAATGGCGGATCACAGTACTACCAGTATCCCTCGCAGGCGATTCTTGGGTATCAGATTACAGCATCCTCCGGAGGTCCTGTATATCTCAAGGGTGGTGCGGGTTCAACCACTGATAGCGGTGGCGGTGTTGTGATCGTCGCCGCTCGGTACATTTCGATCGACGGCACAGCGCAAATCGCCGCAACTGGCGGAACCGACGCTGGGGGCGGTGTTGTGATGCTTGTCAGCACGCCTTCAGTGGCTCCAGCCGGACTGGTTCTCAATGTGGATGGTCAGGGCGGCGCTGCGGAGGGTACGGCTATTTACCTAGAGGTCGACTGATGGGTATTCGGCGAGTCAAGGTAAAACCCGACCAGCGTCTGGGGAACGACAGTGTTTACGGTTTGGGGCCCGATGGGACGACCGTTATTAGCGGCACTTTCATCATGAACCGCGACTACTACTTCAACAATCTTACGATTAACGCCAACTCAACCCTCTTTACTAATGGTTACAGGGTGTTTGTTGCTGAAACGCTAACAATGCATTCCGGTTCAAAACTAGGGATGCCGTCGAGCGTCGATAACGTGAACACGTTTGGAACTCTCATCGGGCGTGCCGATGACAACGTTCCCGGCATCACCAAGACGTACGTGATTGGTGATTCGTCAGGTACGCAAGTCCCAGCAGACGTTCGAAAAGACCTCAATTTTGCTTTGCGTGGTTGGCGCTACGACATCACCGACGGGTTCAAGAGAGTCGAAGGTGGAGCGGAAGGCGCCGTGGGTGCCGATGTTGCCGGGTCGCCCGGCAACCCCGGTGGGGCAGGCGGTGCCGGTGGAGCAGGCGGTGCAGGTGGGGCAGGTGCCACTGGCGAAGTCGGCGTTTATCGAGAGTGGGGAATGTCTGGGGCTGGCAATCCGGGCAACCCCGGAAACGCAGGAAATCCCGGAACTGACGGAAACCCCGGAAACCAAGGCGCCCAAGGGGCGACTGGCACTGGTGGTGACGGCGGCGAAGGCGGCGGGCTTGTTCTTGTCGTTGCTAAAAACATCGTTTTCGATAACTCTAACGGGGTCGTGAACCCCATCATCGAGTCAGTCGGACGGGTCGGTTACGCCGGAACCACTGGCGCAACCGGCGCAGACGGCAACCCCGGAACCGCAGGTTCTTTTGGCAACCCCGGAAACGCAGGAAATGCAGGAAACCAAGGCCACACTTACCCTGCAACGCATACCGCAGCCACGCAGAACCCGATCAACCATTATGTGAGCGGGCATAACCCTGCAGCGACACAAAACCATCATCACACGTCGTCACACACCCCATCTACAGAAAACCATGCCCAAGCCCACGGTGGAGCGACTGTCGCAAACCACGACTGCAAGGCGGACACAAACCCCACCTATCAGCATCACCAGCGCAGCAACTCTCACCACCACTATCACTACGACGGCTACTTCCAGTATTACCACAACACTGGATATCGCAGCAACGCCCATCACCTGCACACTGGTGGCGGCAACCCGACCGGTAACCATCACTGCAACCCGAACTACAACCCGAACCACAACCACCACTATGTCGATGGTCACAACCCGGCCACAACGAACCATCACCACACTGCGGGTGACCACAACCCTGCCGCTACAGAAAACCATGCCACTGCGGGCGGAAATCACAACTCCGCAACTCACTACCCTGCAATTGCGGGCGGTGCGGGGGGCGCTGGCGGTTCTGCAGGCACGCGAGGCAATCCCGGTACGGCTGGAAATGCAGGAACTGGCGGTGCGGGCGGCACCGGCGCAACAGGGTCGACAGGGGCAAGAGGCGGCGTTTTGATCGTCACTGACTCGATTGCTGCCTCAATCAACACCTCAAATGGTGGCTACGCAACTGTCCTTCTTAATGTGTGATGTACAATAGGTAATGGTGATCGACAATGGCTAATTTGCAACTCACTCCTGAACAAAGACGCCACGCGCTAGAAAGTGCGCGTCGTGATCTGGAAACCAACATTTATTCAATGTCGGCTGCGCTTGGCCTTGACGTTGATTCGCTGGATGACATTACGCAGATCGGAAATCTGTGGCACGACCCCGAGACCGATCTTCCGACTGTTGCTGCTAACGACCCCGACTGGCCCGTCTATTTGAAACTTGGCCATCTGGCCGACAGGCTGGCTCTCGTTATTGACAAACTCGAAGGTCCAAACAGAATCGTGTAAATGCGCTGGGGGATGCGAACGCGCAGGGGGGCGTGGATCTTTGCGATTACTGCATTATTTGCGGTTTTAACTCCAGCAGTCCCCGCAGCGGCGGCAACTTATACGGTTACTGAAGAATCCGACTGGTATTTCGAAGTTTCGGAAGACGACACCAATGTTGTCATTTACGGCAACTCGAACAGTTCCTGCACACAAGTAGCGTCTGACCCACATTTGTGGCTGTACGACTTGTCTGGTACAGAACTCGCATCAAATGACGACGGTAACCACGATGGTGACACGCAATGTGTTTCATCAAAGATCGATACGACGCTAGACGCTGGCGTCTACCGTATCCACGCTGGGTACTGTTGTACGCAAAGAGGGAACGGTTACGACGGTGGTGAGTACACACTTGTCACCGATCAAACTCTGGCTACCGACTTCAACACTTGGAACGGCGTCAAGTTCACTTACAGCCCCAGATACATCGAGCAGACGATTGACGTTTCTTCGTATGCGGGCGAGATCGACTCCATCATTGTCACTCCGCTCGTAAGACGGACTTACGATGTAAACGACTACGTCAGAGCGCAGTACGCCGCATACGACGCATCAGGCGGCCTTCTTCAAGGCAACATCACATCTTCTGCGCCTACTTCTTGGACTGAGGTCGGGTCTGGCTGGTTCCAAGCGTCCATCTCGACAAGCGTACAAGACTCGACAAACTGGGACACCGTCAAAATCCGCATCTGGGCCAAAGACGGCGAAGGCTGGGGCGGCAACTACGGCACGCAGGTCAAAGAAGTGTCCTTCAAGGCAAAACTCGACGGGAGCGCCGAGTGGACAGACCTCACCAGTCTGCTGACCAACCCGTATTTCAACTCGATCAACAGCAACTCTGCACCTAATGGCTGGTCATCTAATGCCTCTTGGGATACGTGCCAAGGGCTTCACTCTGCCACCTTGTGCGGCTTTGTTGTCAATGAATGGACGTGGGCTACCCCGGTAACCACGACGACTACGACGACGGCTGCCCCTACGACCACAACGACGACTACGACGACAACTACAACGACCACGATTCCGCAAACCATTGGCCCGCCAATGAACCTGACTGGTGAAATCACCGCAAATGGAGTCTTTCTCGACTGGGATGCACCAAATACAGGAAATGTCGACCCAGAGCGTTACGCCATTTCTTTTAGAATTCCACCCAACGCAGGCTGGGGTCTGGCAACTGGAAATGTTGGCGACGAAAACGCCCTTAGTACCGAATACACAATAGCGTTCAGCACGTTTGAGAGCACCGGTGGGCTTGGCGAAGAATACGTCTTCGATGTGCGCTCAGACAACGACACTCTTGGCTTGTACTCCGGTTGGTCCACACAAGTGACCTTGACCGTTGAGGAGCCGACCCCTCCAACCACGACAACTTCTCCTACAACAACAACCACGTCGACGACAACAACGACGTTGCCGCCGACCACGACAACGGAGGCACCGCCATCAACAACTACAAGCACTACCACGACAACCACCACATCACCGCCGCCGCCCCCCACGACGTCTACGGTGCCCCCAATTACGACTACCTCGACAACTACGACTACTACGTCAACAACGACGACGGTGCCACCAACCACGACAACGTCGACGACGACTACCGCTCCACCAACGACAACAACGTCAACGACGACTAGCGCCCCACCGACAACGACAACTACTTCCACAACCACTGTTCCACCGACGACCACAACGGAGGCCATAGTTGCATCAACAACAACCGTCCACACCCCCACCACGACCACAACCAACCCGGTACGTCAACCAGAAATCGTCAGCGAAAATGAAGAGAAAATTGCAGAAGCCATTGCAATTACAGAGAAAATTGAAGACGACGAACTTGCGGGAGAAGTGTTCAAGGTCATTGCCGAAGAAGAAGTCACAGTAGAAGACATCGAAAGTCTTGTCAGCGACGACAATTTCGACACGCTTACTGATGATCAGATAGGGGTTATCGCCGATGCTTTGTCTGATGAATCTGATGAAGTGAAAGAGGTATTTGAGGAAGAGGTAGACATTTTTGATGGGGCGACAGAGGAATATGTGCCCTCTGGTTCCAATATCACAGTGTCAGAACGCCGTATAATTGTTGCGGCGACAGTTGTTGCGATGACTGTTCCTATTCCGGTTCCGGCTCCACGGCCTGTTCCGCCAGCACCACCGGCTCCGCCTGCACCAAGTGGGCCAGCCGGAGGTTCGGGAGGACCTTCAGGGGGAGGTCCTTCGGGAGGGGGATCTTCCGGCGGGTCATCTGGTGGGTCCGGAGGATCAGGTAAGGACGACTGAATCGTCAAATTGGGGGAAGAATGGCAATCCTAAAGAATTTCGCGAAAATTCTCAGAAATCTGAGGAATGAACTTTTGGCGCTTTCGTGGACGCTGGGTGGTACAGGGCTTGTACTTATCACGCTAAGTGGTGAAACTCTCAGGTGGGGTCTGTGGATTAGCGGCGCATCCCTGTTTTTCCACCTACTGGGCGCGCTACTTTTTAAGCCAGATGACTAATACGGTATAATGTAGGCTTACATTGCAAGTCAACGAACAACGAGGTACGTCATGTCGAAACGTCCATACACGGGATTTGATGCAATCGCAGGCGGAAAACGAGCAGGCCTCGAAACGCTCGTCGATCTCCTTGAGGCGTACTTCGGTCTTTGGAACAACGGAACGTTTGCTGTAAGGAAGAAGAGGGGCAAGTCCTCTTATAGCGTACATGCTACAGGGCGTGGGGCCGATCTTTCTTGGCGTGGCGCCCCTTACCGTGGAACCGGCAACTACGACGACGCTGTCAAAATGATGGACTTCTTGGTCGCCAACGCAGATGCCCTTCACATCGAAGCCGTTTTCGACTACTACCCCGCACCTTACGGTCGTGGATACAAATGCGATCGTGACGCTTGGATGGTGTATTCAAGAAAAGCGTTTTCTGGCGTTCCCGGCGGCGATTGGGTCCATATCGAGGTCAGCAATGCTAAGGCGGACGATGGCCAGTTCTACATTGACACCATGAAAGCGCTCCTTGGTGATCCCCCGAAGGAAGTCAAAGCCTCCGCTTCTCAGCCCGCTCCGAAGGCTCCTGCCGGAAAGTCGCCTTGGTTGACGCAAGGTTCCAAGGGTGACGAAGTCAAAGAAATGCAAAAGATCATCGGTGCGACCGCAGACGGAGATTTCGGCCCCAAAACGGCTGCCGCTCTCCGAGAGTGGCAAGCAAAACACGACCTTCACGTCGATGGCATCTGGGGTCCGGGCTGCGAGAAGCACGCCAAAAGCCTTGACGGCAAGGAGCCAACAACTGATGACAACGCAGACACTGACAACCAGCCTGCAAACGAGTATCCCGGCAGCCCGCTGAAGAAGGGCTCAAAGGGAGACTCCGTGAAGTTGGTCCAAACCATCGTCCATGCCAAGCAAGACGGCGACTTTGGTCCTGCCACGGAACGCCGAGTGAAGGCGTGGCAGAAACTCAATGCTGCCTGCTGTGGCCCAAGCGATGGTGTTGTCGGACCCAAGACGTGGAAGTGCATGTTTGGCTAAAACGCTTTGCTCCGTGTAGTAAAATGACGGAAGCGCGTTGAGTCCGTTCGGGTTCCGCGCCTTCTCGTTCCTCTATCCGGAGTAAAACCCATGCATATCCCTGTTGCCCATGGCGGCGTCAACGTCAAAGACCTGCACCCGAAACTGCGGGCTCGACTCGCAGCGTTCTTTGCTGATCCTCGGATCGCAGGCAAAGTCACCGTGATTAGCGGCGTCCGCTCCTACCAGCAACAGAAGGCCCTGTATGCGAAGTACAAGGCTGGGCGAGGGAATCTCGCTGCCAACCCGGACCGTAAACTTTCCAACGGTTTTCAGGGTTCGTATCATATGGGTCAGCCAGCGTTTGACAATTATGGGTACGCTGTCGATTTCCGGATTTTGGGTAACCGGATTTCGACTCGTGACGTGAACCGGATTGCTGAAGAGTACGGTCTGGTGAAAACGGTGCGCTCCGAGTGGTGGCACCATCAGGCATCTCGTGTGCAGAACGGCAAAATGGTGTGGTTCCCCACGACTCAGACGGCCATCCCGAAAGCCGTTTCTATTAAATCTGATCAGCAGAAGGCCCTTGAGTTTATTGCTGCCGCAGTGAAAACTGTTGTGCGGCAAGGTGATCGGGGTCCTGCGGTCGAACTCCTTCAGAAACTTCTTGATAAAAACGGTTATAAGTTGACGAAAAAGCCGCGTAGGAACGCCGGGATCGATGGTGTTTATGGGAAAATGACTACTGGGGCAGTTCGTCAGTTCCAGAAGGACGAAAACCTCGTACAGGATGGTATCTGCGGTCCCAACACGTGGGCTGCTCTCACAAGTTAGGAAGCAGCCATGGTCGAAGTTATCGGAGCGGTGGTCGTAGCCGTATCGGCAATCATTGTGGCTTTAGTCGAAAAAGGACGACGTGAGAACAAGCGAGACCACGGTGTCGTCTCCGCAAAACTCGACATGATGGGCAAAAGTCTCGGCAAATCAATCGACCGAGTCGAAGAGTCTGTGCATCGCACGGAAGAAAAACTAGACAATCACATTAATGAGCATGCAAAGGGTTCATTCGATTAAGACTTTTTCATAAAGTCGATCTGGGGGGATCGATATGACAATTGATTTTCTTAAAAACCTTGTTTTGAGAATCATTGCAGTGTTTGTGGCTTCTGCCCTAAGTGTGATTGGCGCTGGCGCAATTGCCGGAATCTCAATTATGCAGTCAATGGCAGTAGCCGGTCTTGCAGGTGTAGCAACTGTCGTTGAGGGTCTTGCGCGCGCATTTTTGAATGACGGCGAACTTGATGAAGACGAAGTCAATGCTGTGTTTAATGCTGCGCCTACGAAGAAGTCGGGGGCTAAGTGATGAAAGAAAAGATTATGTACGTTCTCTCCGCTGGTGTGATGGGATGCATTCTTGTCGCAATCATCGGAGATTATGTCGTTGCGTCTTTTGAGACTTTTGAGACTGGTGAGCCAGTTGACGTTTCGTCGGATGTGATGACGCTTGTGCAGACCGCTCTTGGTGGCGTGATCGGCATCATCGGCGGCTATTTCGGAGCCAAAGGCAGCAAAGACTAAACCGAGCATCTACCCATTACACCCTGTAGGTAGTGTAAAATAAGGGTAGCGACCGAACAGCGTCGCCTGCGAAAAAGGACCTGTTGATCGTAAATCTATCTGCGACTAAGATGTGGATATGAACGCAACAGGCGAGCAAACCATGGAGTGGCACAACGACGGGCATTCACTCTGGTTGCAGATCGAAAAAAGCGAACTAAAGATCCTGCAGATCAAATGCCCTGAGAACGAGGACGCCAAGTGCGGATGGGACGAATCCCACGGCTGCCTCGTTACGCGTTTCATCAAACTCTACGGTTTCGAGTGCAACATCGGAGCGTGCCACCCCGAGGAACACCTCGAAATCTGTTGGTCGTTCGTTGGCGACCGTTACTTGCCTGACGAGGGCCAAGTGTGGTTTGTGCCAGTCAACGATGCCGTCTTCTACGCATGGATGACGTCACGGACCTAATACGTTTTGCGATTCGCTGACTCACCCAATGAGGCCATCCCTGTCCGGGTGATGGCCCACTGGTCAGGACCCAATCTTGCCAACAGGCGATTATCCACCAGATGGCGAAGCGCATCGTGATCCCTGTTCGTCCTTGGCGATGGTTTCAGAACACTCTTCACGTCGGCAAATGTCATCGGCTTCTTGGCGTTCGACCTGCTTGCGGCCAACAGCAGAATGTGATGCGTTCGAGAGTTGTGAACGAACGGAAGCCTTCCAACTTTCGGTCTTTTGCCAGCCATCAGGTCAGGCTACCGGAAGTTAGAACGGATCGTTCTGGTTGTGGATAACTCTTGAGATTGCCGGTTTTTTCTCCGGAACTTCCTTGCGGTTTACCGAATCCAACAGTTTGATGGCATCACGCAGATGCTGTATATCACTGTGCCCATCGATCAAAATCGGGTTGATTCTGTAGACGTTTCGTCGTTGGACTTTTGTCTTTGTAATCAGCCCTGATTCCACAAGAGTTTTCACGGTTTTGTCGACGAGGGTTTCCGAGCAGCCCAAATACACCGAGATCGCCCGCTGTGTCATCGTCGGGTCCTGCATGATTGCCATGAGTACCCTGCCAGCAGTCGACAACAAGTTGACGCCCTCGTCGTTGTGATACCGAAACAGTTTCTTCCGGTCAAGGGCGCGCATAAGTTCCTCAACGGCTGGCGAATTCGGATCATTGCCGATTGCCTCTGCTAAGGCTTCACGGATGCTGGCTGCAGTCAAATCTTCGCTCATAGTCGTATCCACACACACACTACACAACATGGTGTAGTGTCTGGGTAACAGTAGTCACACCTGCGGAGGTTACCAGAATGCTGAGAGAAACGCTGGCTTCATTGCCACAAAAATCAGGGACGGGGGATTGCCGACTGTTCGAGGAAGCCAAAAAGTTGGAAGGGGAAGACCGATCGACGTTCATCGATGTGATGTTGAACCCGAACATCTCGACTCGGAAGATCCACCTTGCTCTCCGCAGCGAAGGAATCCGAATTGACCGCACCGGCCTGAGCGACCAGCGGCAGTGCATGAAAACCGAAAACTGCTCGTGCGATTGGGACTCTCTGGTATGAACGACAAATTGAGGAAACGGCTCGCCGCTCTGGAGAACGAACCTGAGCACAAGGACTCCACCAAGGCACGCAACATGCCGAACGGGTGGGTGCCCGGAGTTGTGTGGGACGGAGACAAAGGTGAAATCACCACTGACCCGTCGTTCGACCCGAACGCAGAGTGGGACGACCTGATAGCAGCACGGGGTTTGGACCCCGAAGTGTACAAAATCGTCGGTGACACGATCCGATGGACATCGTTTGACGGATGGAAACGTGACGCTCCCGGCGAAGAGGCGTATAGCACCATCTGTTATTCGTTCAAGGCAGAGATCCGGAAGAAGACCTCAGCCGTCGAAAAAGAGGCCATTCCAGTCGATGTATATCAGGACATCCTGAAGGCCAAAAAGCCCAAGAAAGCAGCCCCTGCAGGCGACGCCCATTTTGTCGTTGCACTGTCAGACTGGCAGACCGGAAATAGAGATGGAGGCGGTCTTGAAATCCAAGCCGAACGTATTGCAGATCTGGTTCACTCGATTCCTGCTCGTATCGAGTGTCTTCGTGGGAGCGGTGTTCCTATTGGCCATGTGGTTATTGCGGGCCTTGGCGATCTTGTCGAAGGAACATGCGGACACTACCCCGGGCAGCAGTATCGGATCGAGGCTGACCGGCGAGAACAAGTCAAACTGGTACGACGCGGAATCCGAGACATCATCATGGCCGTCAGCCCCATCGTGGACAAGGTCACGGTACTCGCGATCGGGGGAAACCACGGTGAGAACCGTGGTCTACAGGGAAAGGCCTTCACTACGACCGGGGACAACGACGATGTCGCCATCTTTGAGCAGTTGGCGGAAACTTTCGCAATGAACCCTGACGTGTACGGGCACGTCGGTTTCAAACTCCCGCTCGAAAAACTCTCACTTTCGATAAATCTATCAGGGAAAGTAGTTGCGTTTACGCACGGCCACCTCTCCAAAGCAGGAGCAAACGCCGGGCAAGCAGTCTGGAACTGGTGGAAAGACCAAGCCATGGGAAGGGCACACGAAGGCGTCGCAGATGCAGACATCCTCGTCACAGGCCACTACCACCATCTCAACGTCAAGGAACAAGAAGGAAGGGCAGTCCTCATCTGTCCAAGCCTCACCTCGGTAGGGGAATACTTCCAAGACGCCTACGGGGTCAAGACACGTGCAGGGACACTCAACTTCACCGTAGATGCAGACGGCTGGAACAACCTCCACCTTCTGTAAATCTAACAGGAACCCTAAAAAATGGTGACCTTTCCCAACCAAAACGACAACACCACACGCCGATTCGCAAAAACCGTCCTCATTTGGGCAACCCTCACCACCATCGGCGCAACCATCATCACCCTCACCCCATGACCACCATCGTAGGACTCTCCAACAAATACGGAGCAGTGATAGCAGGCGACTCCCGAATCACCACAATCGACAACAGCGGATACGCCACACAAATCAACACACTCCCCAACACCATGACAAAAGTCATCAAAACAGGTGACTACATCATCGGAGCATCCGGAGACCTCAGAGCACTCAACCTCATCCAACACGCCTTCACACCCCCACCCCCACCCAAAAACCCAGACAAACAACTCCCCCACATCATCAACAAACTCATCCCCGAACTACGACAAACCTTCGATGACCACGGCTACAGCCTCCCCCAAAGAGAGCAAAGCAACCACATCGCCGAACATTCCTCAACGATCCTAATAGCCGTCAAAGGCCAAATCTTCTGTATAGACGGAGACTACTCCGTAATGGGAGAACACACCGGAACACACGCCATCGGTACAGGAGCCCAATACGCCCTAGGCTGCCTACACACCTACCGGCACCACCTACAAGAAACCCACCTCACCGGCCTCGAACAAATCGCCCTACACGCCCTCAACACAGCGTCAACCTACGACCCCCACACCGCACCACCCCACACCTGCCACACAACCCCCACAAAAAAGGGCGAAAAACATGGCAGAACATAACCCCCCACCCCACCAAAACGACGATACACCCGAAACAACATGGTTCGACCTTGCAAACTGCAAAAACAAAACCCACCAAATGTTCCCCAAAGAACACAAAGACATCACCTACATCACAGGCGCACGCCAAATCTGCGAACACTGCACCGTCACCCAACAATGCCTCGACTACGCCCTCCAATACCCCCCAGCAGACATGCACGGAGTATGGGCAGGAATGACCAGCAGACAACTCGCAAACGAACAAAAACGAAGAGGCATCAAACCCACACGCCCAACCCTCTCCCAAATGTGGGGAAACTGAGAAACTAACCCACCCTCACCCCACACGAATCACAAAACACCTGCGACCCAACCCCCAACTCAACAAACTCACACTCAGCCTCAACCCTCCCACACGGCCACAACACACGCTCCCCACTCAAATAGCCACGAAGAACATCAGCCACATCAGGAACACGAACACCATCCACAAGCCGAGGCACACCATCACGCCCCCGCACAAAATCCTCACAAGCCAACAACACCATCTGAGAAAGCGAAACCCCCAACCGGTCAGCCTCATCCAACAACCCGTTCTTAACAGAACCTCGCACCCGCACAGAAACGTTATACAAACCGTCAGGATCACCAGCACGAGAAGCATCACGAGGCACAATCCCGCTCCACCAGCATCCGCACATACTCCGTAATCGTCAACCCATACGCATCAGACTGCGAGATCACCAGCCGTTTGAAGTCTGCGTCGACTTTCATGGTGAGTGAACTTTTGTTGTTGGTTGGGTTTTTGGGGGGTCGTCCGGGGTTACGTTTCATTGCTTTCCACCACCGTTTGTTGTTCCAAATAGGTTGTTGTGTGTCGTGTGTAGGCTTCGAGGACGAATGTGCGGTCGCCGTTTGTTGAGACGCCGAGCATTGCGGTGCCGAGTTCTTCCATGGTGGCTTTGACGCATGGGTGTTCGGCTATTTTTTTCGGGCTTTCTGTTCGGGTTCCCGTGTTGAGGTTTTTGTTTACGGTTAAAATGTGTCCCCAGAATTGTTGGGGTGTTGGTGGCGGGTTTTTTATTCGGGTTTCTAGGTGGGCGGTTCTTATCTGGCCTGCGGGTGGGAGGAATTTTTCACGGGTAGATATTTTCTGGATTGTTTTTCGGACTTCGTTGGCGGGTAAATCTTTCAGGACTGCCCACCAGCCCCGCATGATGTGCTGCCGGTCGACTTCGAACAGGTCTCGGTTGTACATGCCGTAGGTTTCACGGACGATGTCTTCAAGTTCTTGCTTGTTCATGGTTCCTTTCCACCACCGTAAGCACCTAGCGAGTCGTCGGCTTCTTCTTCTTCTTTGCTGCTGCTGCCTTTTTGGCGGCGTTCGCTGCTCGGGTTTCGGCTCGTGCTTGCCGCATGACTTGTTTGACCCATACTGATGGTTTCATGTCTGATGGGAGATCCCGGGACTCGTCGGGGGATCGTGGGGAATCCGGATTTTTGTGTACTTGTTTAATTTGTCCCATGTTTTCCTCCTCCACTGGCGGCGTCGACACAGTGGTAATGGCGTTTCCGTTGTCCTTTAGCCGGGGGCATCAGCATGTCGCCGATCAGGATTTGTGCTTTACAGATGGCACAAGTCCCGGTTTGTTCTTTGGCGTATTGCCATGGATGTTTTGGTGGCGGACGGTATCCGGTGTTGTATACCCGGATGGTTTCACGGATTGGGGCTCCTCGGTCGTTGCCGCGTTGTTTCTTCCAGTTTTGTTCGTCTCGGGCCCGTTGCTTTTTGCTGTAACGACGTTTTTTCATAGGTCGACCAAGTCTTCCCATTCGGTGTCGAGCCACTCTCGGTAGATTGCCCGGTCGGATTTGTCGACTCTCATTTCTTCAGGGTAAACTACTTTAATTTTAAAATTTCCGTAATACGCGTGTTTCCATGCGTGTTTCAGTTTTCGTTGAGCCCCGCGTCCGCATTTGGACAGGAAGAACGCAAACCGAGCGAACGTCAAATACGTATCCGAAAAATCTAGATGCTCGTGGTACAAGTAATCGACGGTTTTTTGGCAGGCTTCCAGCGTGTTGTCTTCAGGGTCCGGGTACGTAGAAATGTCGATCGGCATTCGAATCGTTACATCCGCAACAACCCATTTTTCCTGCGGAAAGTAATGCTTCTCCTTTCTCCGATCG